GTGGTTATATTGTTGGTAAATCATCAACAGAAAAAGGAACTGATGAAAATGGTGATTGGACAAAAGAAACCTTCACATCAAAAGATGGTTCATACCAAATTACAAGTATTGTAAGAACTTACGGTTCCGAAGGTATGAAACCATTTAACACTAAAAAGAAAGAAACCGCAAATGTTGAAAATCTAAAAAAAGAATTAGACCGAGCAGTCGAAAACGAGGATTTTCTACTGGCAATCAAGATTCGTGATATGATTAAAGACCTTGAAGATAATAAGGACCTAATTGCGGAACTTGAGGCTAAACTCAAAGATTGTATCGAAAAACAAGATTTCGAACTAGCAATCGAAATCAGAGAACAACTAAAAAAGTATCAGGGTTAATTAGAGCCCCCACCAAAAGTGGGGGTTTCTTGTATTTATTATTATGGAAAGACCTTGGAAAAAATTCTTAGACACAGTTTTGAAAGATGATTTTGAGAATCTACTCAGAACATATTACGAAATGAGAATATTGTTCCAAAAAAATAATGTTAAAAAAAGTGACCTTGAAAAGGGTGAGAATATATCCCCCGAAGGATACCGTATGAGGGACAAACTTTTAAATTATATAAATCATATTAATGTAAATTTAAAAAAGTATGGTCTAATTGAAAATCAAAAAGATTTTACTGATTACTTAATGCAAGAATTATATAAAATAGATTTAGAAACACCATTAAAAGATTAACACTATGTCAATTAAAAGTGAAAAAATAGAAGGTACAAAAATCATCAATGAAGTTGAATCGTCAAATGTTATTTATTCCATTTACGATACTGCAACTAAAAAACTTTTGGTGACTTTTAAAAATGGGACACAATACGAATATGAAGGTGTTCCTCACCAAGCATATACAAAATTTAGAATGGCGGAATCCCAAGGGTCATTCTTTAACAAAGAAATCTCAAAAAAATACGTTTTTTCAAAAGTATCGCAAGAGTGATATTTATTACTAAACGTTTTTAATGACTGACAACCAATTAAAAGAAGCTGCGAATAATAAGTTTTTTGACTTATATCTACAATCATATGACCTTGAAGTTTGGTATTGTAATACGTAATATTTATTTAAGATGGAAAACTTTAACAAAATTATATCAAGCTTTAATATTCAGGATGAACTTAATCCAACTATATGGACAAATCCTGACAATCCATCTAAAGCCAAAATGCAAGATGAGGTTAGAAACTCTCTATTACGAATCGCCAATGAATTTATTGATTTTTTAGGTATTGAAATTTTTATTTCAGATATAACTATGACCGGCTCATTGGCAAATTATAACTGGTCAGAATTTTCTGATGTTGATTTACATGTTATGTATAATTTTGACGAGGCGGGTGAGTTTAAAGAGATATATCAAGAATTATTTAAATTAAAGAAAACCTTATTTAATTCTACACACGATATTACGGTTAAGGGATATGATGTGGAATTATATGTACAAGATACTGAAGAATCTCATTTTTCTACTGGAGTATATTCGGTACTATATGATAAGTGGATTGCCGAACCATCACCTGAAGATGTTACTATTGATGAGAATAAAATCAAACAGAAAGTAGACCAATGGATGGACATTATTGATACAACAATAGATAATGTTGAAGATGATGAGTTAGATGATGCGTTGGTTGAGATTGAGAAAATAAAAGATAAGTTAAAAACATACCGTTCAGCTGGATTAGAAAAAGAAGGTGAATATTCGTATGAAAATTTAGTGTTTAAATTTTTAAGAAGAAACGGATATATTCAAAAATTATTTGATTTCACCAACGAACTTATGGATAAAAGATTGTCTTTAGAACAAGAAATTTCTGAATAACTGCATAATTATCCGTCAAATTTTGAAAAATCACAATAATCAATATATTTATTAAGTAAAAAACTATTATGGCGACCTATAGTGCAAACACATACTATCAATACTTTGAACCATGGAATGGCAAAGGAGAGACTGCAATACCACCCTATCCTCAATATTCTGATTTATCAGGTAATACAGTTGTTCAGTTAAATGCTGTTGCTCTTGGCGGTATTAATGGATTAAATAATTAAAATAAAAAAAATAAAATGGCAGATTTAAGACCTCTAGGAAGTGAGAAATTACAAGGTATGGATAAGATAAACCGTATCATGGAAATTGCTCGTTATGGTGAAGTTGAGAAAAGTGAAATCACAGAATCAACTGTAGAGTATTCGATTTCGTTAGCTGATGGTAAAGATTATTCTATCGTTAATGAAAAAAATGGATATATCATCAAAAGTTCAATAAACGAATCGGAATTGGACTACATTGAGCCAATCCAAAATAGAAAATATTATAAATCTTATTCAGCAGCTTTAAAATCTTTGAATTTAAAGGCAAAAGAAATTAACCGTTTATTCGAAAACGAAGAAGGTGTTGAATTATTTGGAGAACAAAAGAAATTTGTTTTAAAAACACCTAAACCAGAACCATCACCTGAAGTTGATGCGGCACCGGCTCCTGAAGTTGATGCTGAATTAGATTTAGGTTTAGATACTGAAGCACCTGCTGCCGATGGTGGTGAAGATTTTAACTTAGATTTAGGTTTAGATGCTGAAGTACCTGCTGATGGTGGTGAAGAGGAATTAGATTTAGGTTTAGATGCAGAAGTACCTGCTGAAGGTGACGAAGAAACTACATTTAAATACGTTCAAAAGTTAACAGGAAAATTAGGTCAAAAATTAAGAACATTAGACGAAACACAAGGTCTTACATCTGAAAACATTAAGTATGTTATTAATTCCATATTATCTGCCGTGGATTTAACAAAACTTAGTGAAGAAGATTATGATGATATCCTTTCTAATTTTGAGGATGAAGAGGGTATTGACTACGGTGTTGATGATGAATCTGATTTGAATGTTGATGCTGGTGATGAACTAGACTTAGGAGGTGACGAACTTGATTTAGGTTTAGATATGGAAGTACCAGCTGGTGAAGCTGCTGAATCAGAATTCGGTAGTAAAATAATGGATGAGATTTTTTCAGAATCTAAAATAGATAAAGTATTATCAAAATATTTTGTAATTACTGAATCTGAAGAAACTGAGTTAAAAGAAAAAAAGGTTAAAAGATATATTTCTGAAGTTAAAAACAGAGTATTAGTAAAAGACCAAATCAAAACTCTTTCTGAAACAATCGAGCAAGAAATGACAGCTGACTTTTTGTTAGGCGAAAACGAAACAATCAAATTTTTAGGAAAAACTAATAAGGGAAATCTTGTTTTTGAAAACGAAGGTCAACAGATAAAAGTTTCTCCTAAAGGTGAATTGTTATGAACCTTGTATATGTAAATGAATTAGGACCTAACTATAAGGGCGACAACATTTACGAGTTTATCTTCTCAGACGAAGATAATGTTTGGGGTGATGAATGGGATTCCGAGCCAGCTTCGGGTAAACCATCTCCACCCCAAATTAATTTTATAAAGAAGGTAGGTGTTTTGAAAAATTCGGGTGTACAACTTAATTTAATTCAAAACTCGGACTTTTTTTCAGTTTATGATTCTGTTGAAGGGGTTATAGCATTGGCTTGGGAAGACGCTGACACAGAAGAAATAACAGACAAAGGATATAAGAGACTCGTATTTCATTACGGAGATAATGAAAAACAAGTATCTGATAAATTATATGAAAGAGACATAGTATTGTCATTTGAAAAATCATTAATAGAATCATGAAAAATCATAAAGTCGTTAGATTGTTACAAGAAGGTTTTAGATTTGAAACATTAAAAATGTTAAACGAATCTCAAATTAACACCTTATATGGTAAGGTTATCTTAGAACAGGGAACCAGTATATCCGATGCAACTAAAAAAGCTAAAGAAGAATTGGTTGGTTTAAATAAAACTGTAGACAGTATTGCTAAAAAAATTGCATCTGAACAAGATGATGTTGAAAATGAGAATATTGATGACAGTAATGCATTAGGTGCAGATGCACTACAGGCAAATACAGGACAGGAAACTCCACATGATGCTGATGATATGGCACCTGACGGAATGGATGATGATTCAGATAACAACCGTCCTATGATGAGTGATGCTCAAATTAAGGAAAACGAAAAAACAATTAGACAAATTGAAGAATCTTTAGTAAATTTGATTCGTAAACACATTCCGAATACTATGACAAAGAAAGATTTAATTGGTTTAGTTGAACAGGGAACCAAGGAGGCTCCTACAAAAACTCCAGTGAAGACACCTTCAAAACCTGACAGAAAAACTCCTTACAAACCAAAACACAAGCCAGCCCCAAAGGCTGAAAAAGAAAAAAATCGTAGTTCGGTAGAATTACCAAGTTTTTTAAATTTTAATAACCTTAATATACAATTTAGAGATGAAAAGGCAGAAGATAACAATTAAGGAAGCACCTATTGACTATGGTGACCGTCCTGAAAGAATGGCGCCGGATATTCAAAAGAAGATTGAGGACAGAGAAACTCCTTTGTCTGACAATCCTGCATTGGATATTGACATTGACGGTGATGGTGTTATCTCAACATTTGAAGAATTGGTTGCGTCTAAAAGATTTAAAGACGTAGTAGATAAGGTAAAAAGATATACAGGTCTACAAACAGTTTCAACACAAAGTGCGTTTATGCAACTTCAAATGATGTTGATGCAGGCAGTACAAGAAGTTAAAACTATCGAAAACGATAACAAAGAATATCTTGAAAACTTAGCCGTAGATTTAGTTAAGAAAGAAATGTCTTTACCAGATGAAGCATTTCAATTCGACGTTGAGTTGACCACAGGTATGAATCAAATTGATAGAAGCAAACTACAAAAGCAATCTCAAGAACCTGAAGAAGAAGAGGTGTTACAACAATTTGGTGTATCATCTGAAGAAGCTGAAGATGACTTAGAAGATTTTATGAAAGCTTTTGAAAAGTTTGATATGGAAAAAGCTAAGCGTAGATTTATTAACTCATTAATCCAAGGAGCATCTAAAAAAGGACATTATATGTTCTCTTTAGTTGAAGATGAGTTAAATCGTATTAATCCAAGATTGTTGAACCTTTATGGTGTGATTATGTCAATCAACGATTTGGTTTATTGGATTATGCCAGATGAAGCCACACAAATGATGGCAGCATCAGGACAAGGGGTAGAGGGAACTGAAGAAGTAGATGAAACTACTGACCCACCAACAATTAAGGCAAAAGGTTTATTCTTCCCAATTCTTATTCATGAACTTTTGAAAGGTGTTTATGAGGTTTTGGGTACACAAGGTTTACCTGATGACCCAAGAGCTGCTGAAATGGTGATGCAGTCTCAAGACACAATGCCATATGAGATATGGGATTTACGTATGGGTCCCGTAATTTGGGAAAAGTTTTTACAATCATATCCTGATGAATTATTTGAAGATGATATGAGAGAGATTCAGAATTATTTATTCTCTCGTTTTTCATCACTATCAACAGAAGAATTTTTTGAGGTAGCAAGAGAAATTTTATCAGGTAGTGACACAGGAAAGAAAATCGTTAAGAAAATGGTTGATGAAATTATCGATGAACTTAAGCGTTATGACTTAGAAGATGCGTTAGGTTCTGAAGATGATGAAGAAGACGACGACGATGATGATTTCAGAAACTTTTTGGGTGGACTCGGTATAGACCTTTCATAAGTTAGATATGAAAAATGGCTTTATCCAAAGAACAAGCAATCTTAGAATATGCTAAGTGCGTAAGAAACACACCTTACGCACTTAAAACATATTTACAAACCTACGATAACACACAATCCAAGTATGTACCATTAGATTTATTTGCCGACCAAGAACAGTTGGTAAATGATTATGATAACTACGAGGAAAATATTGCGTTAAAATATCGTCAAGCTGGAGTATCGACAGTTACCTCGGCGTGGGTATCAAAAAGATTAGTTTTTGCATCTAAAACAAAACCTGAAAAAATTCTTATTATTGCAAACAAACTTGATACGTCAGTTGAATTTGCAAACAAAGTAAGGTCGTTTGTCGACCAATGGCCATCTTGGTTGGGGGTAACATTCTCTACCGAAAAAAACGCAGCTCGTCACTTTAAACTATCTAATGGGTGTGAAGTAAAGTCCGTAGCAACATCCAAAGACGCACTCCGTGGTTATACCCCCACTATTCTTATATTTGACGAGGCTGCGTTTATTGAAGCTGATGACGACTTCTGGTCAGCTTGTATGGCGTCACTTTCTACAGGTGGTAAAGTGATAGTTATCTCAACACCAAACGGTTTTGACCAAATCTACTATTCAATATACGACCAAGCTCTCCGTGGTATGAATGACTTTAAAATCACGGAAATGTATTGGTATAGAGACCCACGATATACCCGAGATTTAAAACTTCTTAAGGTTAAAGATGTGATTCACTATATGTTAAATCGTGAAGATTATAAAGATGAGGATGTTGTAATTGATTACAGTACCGTAGACCCAAGAGATAGGGATTTCGAAGATATTAAGAAAAAAATATTAGACGGATATAAACCATATTCATCTTGGTTTGAAGCGATGGCCAAAAAACTTAAATTTGACAGAAGAAAGATTGCACAGGAATTGGAGTGTAATTTCTTAGGTTCAGGTGATAGTGTTATTCCCCCCGAAACAATAGAAAAGATTAAAGAAAATTCTATTCGTCAGCCGATTAATAAATTTATGGGTGGAGCATTGTGGCAATGGAAAGAAGCTCAGATGGGTCACAAATACATTATGGGTATTGACGTTTCTCGTGGTGATTCTGAGGACTTCACGACTTTTTGTATTCTTGATTTTGACACTCGTGAACAGGTTGTAGAATATTTGGGTAAGATACCACCTGATGTGGCTGCCGATATTGCACTGAAATGGGCTACGATGTATTCAGCCTTTGTGGTGATTGATATAACGGGTGGTATGGGTGTTTCTACCTCAAGAAAAATGCAAGAATTGGGGTATAAAAATCTATATATTGATGGTATTAATTTAGCCGATAAGTGGAAGTATAACCCCAAGGCAGATGAGAAGATACCAGGTATTAACTTTAACTCAAAAAGGGTTCAGATTGTTGCTGCATTTGAAGAGGCATTAAGACATGGTTTTGATATTCGTTCATCACGTTTATTAAATGAGTTGAATACGTTTGTATATGTTAACGGAAGACCTGACCATATTAAAGGTCAACACGACGATTTGATTATGGCTTGTGCCATGGCTATCTATGTGGGTGAAACATCATTTACCTTATTGGAGAAGGTTACGGAACAGACAAAGGCTATGGTTGATAGTTGGACCGTTCAGGAATCGGCTGTTAGAAACCCTATTGATGACTTCAGTCCATCTACTCCTATGGGTGCTGACCCGTTTGGTATTGGTGGTGGAAGTAGAGGAGGGGGTGCAACTAAAAATGACTATCAAAACTATTTATGGTTATTCGGAAAGTCAAAATAAACGGATTATTTAAACGAAAGTAAAGTTGATATTTAATTTCTTGTAAAGAATCCTACTATTTATGTAAAAATATATAATGGCAGATAACAATTTAAATAACTTAACAATTTGGCAGAGATTAACCAAAGTGTTTGGTCCTGACTCTACGTTAGACCAGCAAGCGCCGGTTTATAAATTTGACAAAAAGGAGTTATTAAAAACTACCGATAAAAACGAATACGAAAGAGAGAAATTAGAAGCTCAACAATCTTTGTATTTGGGTCAACAATGGACCAAGGTTGAAAGTAACTTATATACTCAAGCCGTTTATTATACTCCAACAAGATTAGCAGCCTTTTATGATTATGAGAGTATGGAATATACTCCTGAAATCTCCGCCGCGTTGGATATTTATTCAGAAGAATCAACAACAACAAATGAAGATGGATACATTCTACAAATTTATTCCGAAAGTAAACGTATTAAATCAGTACTTGCTGACTTATTCAACAATCGACTTGATATTAATACTAATCTACCTATGTGGACAAGAAATACTTGTAAGTATGGGGACAATTTTGTCTTTTTAAAACTTGACTCCGAAAAAGGTATTATGGGAGCTCAACAGCTTCCAAACATTCAAATCGAACGTTTAGAAAGGGGGATGAAATCAAGTCCCGGTAGATATCAAACCGAAACTGAAAACGATATGTTGAAGTTTACGTGGAAAGAAAAGGACTTGGAATTCAACACATGGGAAATTGCTCACTTTAGATTATTGGGTGATGATAGAAAATTACCATACGGTACTTCTATGTTGGAAAAAGCCAGAAGGATTTGGAAACAACTTATTTTGTCTGAAGATGCTATGTTAATCTATAGAACATCAAGAGCACCTGAAAGAAGGGTGTTTAAGGTATTCGTGGGTAATATGGATGATAAGGACGTTGAGCCTTATGTACAAAGAGTTGCCAACAAATTCAAGCGTGACCAAGTTGTGGATTCAGCTACAGGTAACGTAGATTTAAGATACAATCAGATGGCGGTTGACCAGGATTATTTTATTCCTGTTCGTGACCCTAACGCACCAAACCCAATTGATACATTACCAGGAGCTCAGAACTTATCTGAGATTGCTGATATTGAGTATATCCAAAAGAAATTGTTAACGGCACTTCGTGTTCCTAAAGCGTTCTTAGGTTTTGAAGAAGTTGTTGGTGATGGTAAGAATTTGGCGTTACAGGATATTCGTTTCGCTCGTACAATCAATAGAATTCAAAAATCTATGATTCAGGAGTTAAACAAAATTGCAATCATTCACCTTTACGTTTTAGGATTTGAAGATGAATTAAATAACTTCACATTAGGTTTAACTAACCCATCTACTCAAGCTGATTTATTAAAGGTTGAGAACTGGCAACAAAAAATACAATTGTACAAAGATGCTGTTGCTGACCCAGGTAATGGTATTCAACCCGTTTCTTCTTCTTGGGCTAAGAAACACATCCTTGGTTTCTCTGATGAAGAAATTAAATTGGATATCCAACAACAACGTATTGAAAAGGCTGTTGCGTCTGAATTGGAAAAAACTCCTGAGGTTATCACTAAGACAGGTATTTTTGATAACTTGGATAAGTTATATGGTAATAGACCTGGAGAGGGTGGTAGTGAATCCCCTGAGCCGGGTGGTGATAGTGAAATAACAGAACCTGCAGATACTGGTTTTGGTGACTTAGGTGCCGATTTTGGAGGAGCACCTGAAGTGGGTGGAGCACCTGAAGTGGGTGGAGCCGAGGCATCACCTGAATCTGAAGTTACTCCTGAATCTGTAAAAGAAAGGGATATGAACCTTATAGTTGAGGAAGGTAATTTATTGAAGGGTAATGTAATTGACACCATAGATTTGTCAAAAGGTAGAAAATCATTAGGTGAAATTGAAAGTAAATTGGACCAGTTATTAAACAAGTGATATTTATAAAATAAAATATCATGAAAAAATTCGGTCAAATAAAATCAAATATCGAAAATCTTCTAGCCAATTCTTACGGTAAAGATTCATTCAAGAATCATATTAAAGAATTTAAAAAAAGAGTTTTATCTAATAAAAACATCTCTGAAATTTATTATATCTATGATGATTTATCATCTAAAAAAGGTATAAATAAAGATATCGCATCAGAATATGTTAATGAATCTTTGGAAAAATTAGTTTCCTTAATTGATAAAAACAAAAGCAAAATCCAAGAATTAAGTGATTGGGTAGATACTTTGATTAAAGATGTTGATGGAAATCAATATTCAGATATTGATTTTGTGGTTTATGAAAACAAAATTACAAACTTGGAAAAAGTTTTAGAATCTAAAACACGTCTTAAAAATTTAATTGTAACAAAAGAAGAAAAATCTTTAACTGAGAGTGTTAATATTCCATTATCATCTATGTTAAAAATTGCAACTTCTACGTTTAATAATGAATTCTCTACAATTTCAGAAGAAGAAAAAACAGAGTTAAAATCTCTACTTTCTTTGAACAAAAAGGAAATTGAAAAACAATTTATTGAATTAAAGGAGTCAGTCGTTTCGAAATTGGAAATGACTCGTAGTGAATCTGATGATAATGAATTGTCATCTAAAGTTTCACAGACGATAAATAAAATCAATGAAAGTAAACCTGATTTGGTTTCATTGTATAAACTAAAACAATTAGAACAAGGATTATGAACAAAGAACAAGTATTAGGTGTATTAAGACACTCACTTACATTTATTGGTGGTATTTTAATGGCTAAAGGCTTAATTGATGAGACGCAGTTTTTAGAATTAAGCGGTGCATTAATCACCTTAGTTGGTGGTGTATGGTCAGTATTAAGTAAGAAATAATGAAGAATTTATTTTTTGGTTGGAACAACATTAAATGGTTAATTAAAGAAATTGGTAATCTTTATACGAGTAAAGATTCTTATTTTTCTAAAAAACGAGTTGAGTCTGGAATTGCATTTGCAGTTGGACAATGGGGTATGATATATTTCTTATTACAAAATCTATCGACTATGAGTACTTCAGATATTGTACTATGGGCTGGTGTTGAGTTTGCTATTAGTGGATATATGTTAAACCAAATACAAAAAGAAAAACAAATGAATCAGGAAACTGATGAACAATAATAAATTTTAAAATTACTTAAAAATAAAAAAGGTCCAATTAATTGGACCTTTTTTTATTCATCATTATCGGATAATGATTGTTTGTATATGGCTTTCATCTTTTGTTCTCGTTTTTTAACTGATTTTTTGACAAACTCTTGTTTTTCCCTTAATTTTTCAATTTGACGGGTTTTAATAACTTTATACTTGTATCGTTTTAAAGCTTTTTCGATACTCTCACCTTTTTTTAATTGAATTACTATCATACGTTGATTTAATGATAATAAATATAAACTCTTTTGACAAGTTTTGACTAATACAAATATTTTTATTATATTTTATTAAAATAAACGAAGAAAAAATATGAAATATTTTATATGAAAAAAGGGAAGACATCTAAGCTTTCAATTTTTGAAAATGCTAAATGTGTATATGGTACGGTAGATTCAATAAATTTTAAATCATTATACTTAAACATTCAATCGTGGGTAGAACCCAAAAAAGAAGTAACAAATTGGGATAGAGTTACAGGGAATTTGAACAGACAAATTAAACATACATTATTAGAAGTTGTAGATAATACTATTTTTGATAATAATTTTATTGTGGATTTAGATTTACGTTCAAGTGGAATTCAATTAAATAAAAAGAGTTTTATGAATTTAGAGATTACTTTTTTTATTAAAAATCCAATAGATTTTAAATCAACAACATTAAAGGACCGTGTTAAACAAATCGCTAAATCCGTATATTCTGAAGAATTATTAAAGTCCGAATATTTTGATTTAAGTAAGTCAAAAACAAAAAAGGAATAAACAGGTATATTTATAGTAAAAATATATCATGAAAGTATTAGGTCCTAGCGATACAGGAAAAGGAATATTAGTTGAGTGGGATGCGGGTTTCGTATCACCAACTGAAGAAAGAAACGCTCAAGTAATAAGAGAATCATATGGTCAATTAGAACATTCTAAACCATTTGTATTTTATGCCGTTTTACAAAAATATGGTGTACCAAATAGAAATGGTAGAGTATACCCTGAAAGAATATTAAAAAGAGAAGCTGAAAATTATAAGAAGGCAATCGAAAAAGGTTTATCAATTTCAGAATTAAATCACCCTGAATCTTCTTTAATAGATTTAGAAAGAGTATCGCACTTAATTACTGATGTATGGTGGGAAGGTAATGTTTTAATGGGTAAGATTAAACTATTAACAACACCTGGATTCCACGAAAGAGGTATTGTATCTTCACCTGGTGATATTGCAGCTAATTTAATGAGACAAGGTGTTACTATGGGTGTATCTTCTCGTGGTGTTGGTTCATTAGCTAAAAAGGGTGAACAAAATGAAGTACAAGATGATTTTGAATTGATTTGTTTTGACTTAGTATCATCACCATCAACACCAGGAGCGTACTTGTTTTTAAACAAAGATGATAGAAGTCAGTATGACGAAAATTTAGAAGAAGAAAGAAATATGAAACTTTCTAACCCTATTAGTGGAGGTTCTAACAACAAATCACTTGACTTAATGAAAAGACTTTCCGATTATTTAGGTTATTAAAAAAATTATAACCATGGAAGAAAAATATTTCGTTGCAAAAATTCAGTATGATTTGCCAGATGAGAACTCAGGTAAAATTAAAAAAATCAGAGAAGAAAAATTAGTTAAAGGTTTTAACGTTACTGACGTTGAAGCTAAAGTAACTTCTAAATTTACAGGGTTCCCACACGATTGGAGAATTACAGCATGTGCTGAAAGTAAGATTGATGAGGTTTACGAATAACTAAAAATAACAAATTAAAAACTTTTTAAATCAGGGGAAACCCTGATTTTTTTTTGCTCTTTTATGTACAAAATGAATTTTTTTAAAAATAGAGATATTTATAAGTTGAAACAATAAACTCTTGCAATTAAAAAAATGGCAGACACAAAAAAATCTCTAGTTGAAGAGGCGTTACTACAAATGAAAAATTTGGAGGAAGCCGTTACTCAAAACGCAAAAGGAATACTTGCTTCTACAATGAAGGAAGAAATCAGCGAATTGGTAAAAGAATCTCTATCTGAACAAGAAGATGAGGTTGAAGACGAAATGGTGTCAATGGAAGAAAGTTCAGAAATGGAAAAAGAGTCAGAAATGGCTGAACAAGAAGAAATGGAACTTGACATTGATGTAGATTCTGAAGACGAAGAGTCGGAAGATGATGAAGAAATGTTGGACATGGATAGTGAAGACGAAGGTGAAGAAATGTTAATGATGGACTTACCTGGTGATGAACTTGAAGTTGACGACGAAGAAGAAGTTCTATTACCACTTGATTTAACAGGTGCATCAGACGAAGAAATCTTGAAAGTATTCAAGGCTATGGGTGAAGAAGATGGTATCATCGTAACAAAAGACGAAGATGGCATTTCACTTAAGGATGATGAGGCTGGCGTAGAATACGAAATCCATACTGAAAGCGAAGACGAAGCTGAAGAGGATGAAGTAGTTTACGAAATCGAAATCTCTGAAGAAGAGGACGACGACATGGAAGAAGTAGAAGACGAAACTGAAATGGAAATCGACGAAGAGTGGAAAGAAGAAGTTGAAGAAGAGTGGGGTTCTAAAAAGCACGAATTTAAGCGTGAAAAAGGTCATAAGACTGGTGATGTAGACGGACATTACAAGGATTATGAAAATGAAGGTGAAATGGAAGAAGCGGCTCACACATTAGGAAACGGTTCAAGAAATGACTCAAAGAAAAAGTCATTACCTAAAATGAAAGTTAAAACTAATGAAAGTGAATTGAAATCTGAAGTTGAATCTTTAAGAGCTAAAAATGAAGAGTACAGAAAAGCATTAAACATCTTTAGAGAGAAGTTAAATGAAGTTGCTGTATTTAATTCAAACTTGGCTTACGCAACTCGTTTGTTTACAGAGCACACTACTACTAAACAAGAAAAAATAAACATCCTAAGACGTTTCGATTCTGTTGAAACATTGAAGGAATCAAAGACTTTGTATAAGAACTTGAAAGAAGAATTCGAATCTAAGGAGTCAACTTCAATCAACGAAAGTGTTGAATCTAAAGTTGCTAAAACTCCATCGAGAGGAGCTTCTACAAATCTTATCGAGTCAAAAACTTATGAGAATCCACAATTCTTAAGAATGAAGGATTTGATGAATAAATTAAAATAAACTAAAAACTAAATAAAAACTAAAATGGGAGCATTATTAGAAAGCGGTCTAGTTGGTAACATCGGCATGAAGCACTTGAAAGTTATCAAAGAAGACACAATCAACAAATGGGACAAATTAGGATTCTTAGAGGGTTTGAAAGGTCACTTAAGAGAGAACATTGCACAGTTATATGAAAACCAAGCATCTCACTTAATCAATGAAGCATCGTCTTCAGACAGTTCAGGTTCATTTGAAACTGTAGTTTTCCCTATCGTGAGAAGAGTATTCTCTAAATTATTAGCTAACGACATCGTGTCTGTACAAGCTATGAACTTACCTATCGGTAAATTATTCTACTTCGTACCTAGAATTCAGGGTTACGATAACACTGCACCAAATCCTAACACGCACTACGCACCATTGGGAGCACCAAACGGTCCAGCTGCACAAGGAGCAGGTTATCCACCAAATGCTAACGCATACCAAAAGAACTTGTATGACTTGTTCTACGAAGGTAACGAAGCAGCATTAGACCCTCCAGGGTTATTTGACTACTCTAAAGGTCAGTGGTCAGCAGTTACTGCACCAATTACTCAGGTAGTTACTGTAAACTGGAATTCAAACAATGAATTAGTACCAACTGCTTACTTAGCGGCTGATGGTCCTTGGAGAAAGGTAATTCTTGCTATGGAAGGTTTCGCACCTGCAGGAGCTGGTAAAATCATCGGTCCTGACGGTAACGAAATGGATAACGAATCATTCTTGTCTGACTTGACAATCAACGCAAACGCTTCAGGAGCATTCTCAGGAGCAGGTTCAGGTAACTTGTTATTTAGAGTTGTAACACAGAAGTATGGTAAGGGTATTGTACAATACGGTAACCAAACACAAACTGATTTCTACTCAGGTGCTGATAGAGGTAACAGTGGTTCATTCCAACAACTTTGTGACGCTGACGGTGTTATCTACTTAGAAGTTGACTTACAAGTACCATGTACTATCGGTCCAAATTCTATCGACGGATACTCAGGTTTAACTACAGCTGTTGACGGTACAACTGTTGCTAACACTCAATTCACTGCAACATATAGAGTTTACAAGAACTTGGAATTCGAAGATGAAATCGGTGAAGTTTCTTTCGACCTTGAGTCAGTTACTGTTTCTGTAACAGAAAGAAAATTAAGAGCACAATGGTCTCCTGAATTGGCACAAGACGTTTCTGCATTCCACAACATCGACGCTGAAGCTGAATTAACAGCTTTATTGTCTGAGCAAGTGGCTGCTGAAATCGACCGTGAAATCTTAAGAGACTTGAGAAAAGGTGCGGCTTGGAACTTACGTTGGGACTACAACGGATGGAAGAGAGGAACTGCAGCTAATCCATTAACTCAATACACTCAGAAAGACTGGAACCAAACATTAATCACAGCTATCAACCAATTATCAGCACAGATTCACAAATCTACGTTGAGAGGTGGAGCTAACTGGATTGTTGTTTCTTCAGAAGTTTCTGCTATCTTTGATGACTTGGAGTACTTCCACGTTTCAAATGCATCTCCTGAGCAGGACCAGTACAACATGGGTATCGAGAGAGTTGGTACATTAGCAGGTAGATATCAAGTATATCGTGACCCTTACTTCCCAGCAAACCAAGTATTGTTGGGTCACAAAGGTTCATCTTTGTTAGACACAGGTTACGTTTACGCACCATATGTACCTCTTCAGTTGACTCCAACTATGTACAACCCATTCAACTTCACACCTATCAAGGGTATCATGACAAGATACGCTAAGAAAATGGTTAACAACCGTTTCTATGGTAGAATCACAGTTGATGGTGTTAGAACATTCGACTTGAGAGAATTAAGATAATCATCTTAAACACTAAATAGGAAGGGGACCCAATGGGTCCCCTTTTTTTATTTTATACTACTGCTAATTCTTCTTCTAACATTAGTTCGTATGCTCTAGCTAATCGAGTCATACCTATACCTCCACCAAATCGAGGGAAGAAATCAAAAGATAAAAATTCTTCTAATTCTTTTTCTACACGTTCTTTACCGAACAATTCGAACAACTTGGCGGAATAACCACCATTTTCGATAGTGTAGAAATTATGTTTCATTTCTTCAACATTACAACTTCTTTCAGCACTTCCGATTGTTTCTTGACCATAAAGGATAACATCAACTTTGTTAAAGATATTATTCTCTTTATGTCTCATGTTCCAAAATGGGTTAGTCCTTAATGGAAAATTCTGAAGAGATACTACCGAACCTTTTTCTTTCCACATTCTTGTTTCGTGTTCATCTTCTAAGATTTCAACTCCGCCGTATTCTTCACATACATCGTTGTAATTAACTTCTACTGGAGAATCAAAACCTAACCATTCTAATAATTCAGATTCTAGTTTTAACATATCTTTCATTTCACCTTTTGATTCAAATTCGAACATAGGGAAGATAAGTTCGTGTCTACCTGGAATTGGACTTTTTTCTTGACGGTACGATGTGGAGATACAGAATACTCCTTCCCACTCAGGGTTTTTAAGTAATTCATATTCCAACCACATTTGACCTGTTTGTGGTAGAGGCCAAATTTCACCGTTATAGGTAAATGTTGTAATTGAATGTGGGTTTTCACATGCAGCTAAGATTGATAATCGACTTTGTGTAGGTACTTCTTTAAATCCTTTATTTAAAAAGAAGTGTCTCATTTTTTGAACTAATTCATTGTAGGTTTTTGTGTTTTTCATTTTGTTTGTTTTTTGTTTTTATTTGGTTTATTTAGTTTTTATAGGGCAAAAAAAAGAGGACTAATAGTCCTCTTTAATAAAATTACTCTGATTTATAGACCTCGGGATTGGGACTCCCATTGGCTGTCGGATTATCTTTTGTTATTAACCTAACTGATTTTGACACCACTTCAGATTCTTCCATACTAAAAGCATTTCTGTAATGAGCTGAACGAACAGCTTGTAGGATACAATAAAGTGCTTGGTCGGGGGTCATCTTTTCGAGGAATCGGTCCAAATCTTCACTACTGTTGTAATTAATTTGGTCAAATAAGGTTCCGAATGGCTTTGTATTACTCATTTATTTGATATTTATAATATATATAAGAAAAGATATAAAAAATTCAAGTATGTCTGAATATATTTTAAGTGAAGATTTAGCTGTTTGGTTTGGTAAGAAGAAAAAACCAAAGGGTAGTAAGCAACCTAAAGGGCCGTGGGTTAACATATGTAGTAAAGATAAGGATGGAAAACACCCTCCCTGTGGTAGAAAAACTGCAGATAAGGGTGCGTACCCAAAATGTAGAGCAGCTGGTGTTGCGGGTAAAATGACGGATGCGGAAAAAAAGGCGGCTTGCAGACAAAAACGTTCTGCGGAAAAAAAGGATACACAAACAGGAAAAGGACAAACGCCAATTATGACTTCATATAAACCAAAAGATAAGAAAAACGAATCTTTGGAAAGATTAACCAACTTGGTAATAAAAAGATTATCGGAACAAGAAAATAATGAATCATCTTTATTAATTAAGGAGAGTTCTTCATTTCTATTTCCGATAGGTAACAATCAATTTAATATTGGTTATGATACTGAAGGATTAGGTTCATCTAAAAAAATATTAGATAAAGATAGGGCAGTACATAATAGTGATTATGGTGGTGGTGATGCTCGACACCAAGCTCACGGAGGTCATAGCGGTATCGATATTTTTGCACCAAAAGGAACACCACTAGTTGCGTGTGTTGATGGTACTATATATAAAATTGGTAGAAATTTAGGAATAGGTGGTAATACCGTTAGTATTTTAAAAGACGGTATAGTTTATTATTACGCCCACTTAAATCAGATTTCAGACCAATTAAAAAAAGGTGATAAAATTTATAAAGGAGATTTTATAGGTACCGTTGGTAATACAGGAAATGCCTCTAATACACACCCTCACTTGCATTTTTCTATGTATTATGCGGATAAAGGTTATACAAATGGTAATATAAATCCGTGGGATAATTTAAAAGATAGTTTAAATGGTGAAATGACTATTATTGAACCTAGTGATGTTGTTGATAAAATTGATGGTGAAATTGTTAAAAATGATTTAACCATAGATGATATTATAGAAAATGGGGACAATTCTGAACTATTATCTATTGGGTCTGAAGGTAAGGGTGTTGAAATGATTCAAAAAATATTAAAAGATTTGAATTACTTTGATAACTTAAGTGCTGATGATATTAATGGTGTGTACGATTTTAATACCGCATCTCAAATTAAAAAATTCCAAAAAGATAGAAAACTTAATATGATTGATGGAATTGTTGGTATTGAAACTTCAACAGCACTTAAGAGTGAAAATTTAAATGAACAGGAAGAAGAAATTCAAACTGTAAATCCATCTAAACAAGTTGTTAAAAGTATTTGTGATTCACAAAAGTTTTGCTCATCTCAAGGACCAATCACATTTGGTCAATTAAAGAGCATTGTAGATGCTGCAATGAGTAAACGTTTAGCCTTACACGTTGGTGAGGGAGGTGTAAAGGCAATTATTCGTTTATTACCGTGGTTCTTACCTCAAGTTGCAGTTGCTGGGTTTATTGGTTCAGCAATGAGAGCCGCCAATAAGATATTATCTCCAACATTGAAAGAAACAAAATCTTATAAGTCTTGGTGGGCTAAAACAATACTTAGATTGTTTACCGTTGCCGAAGGTGATATAAATCCAACGGACCCATTTAGTAAAATCTTCTTTGTTAGTGATGGTTTGATGAATTTAATGAATGAAGAAGCTAAATTAAAGTTTGCTTATTATATATCTGAAGTTGCATCATCAAAACCAGATGATGAAGTGGTACCAGAATATTTTGTAGAAAATGAATTAAGAAATTGGGTCAACCAAAGATTCTTATTAAATCCACCATTACAACCAAAAGATATTGAACCACAAATTGATGGTGAAGAATCGGATACTTTAGTTACGGAAAAATTTAAGGTAGAACCTAAAGAATATGAAAAATTATACGACACCGAAGATTATCTATTGGTAGTACCGTTAACACATAATGCTTCTTGTAAATATGGTGCAAATACAAAGTGGTGTACAACTAACAAGGATAATGATGAGATGTTTGATGAACATATTATCGGAGGTACATTAATTTATTTGATAATTAAAAACAAAGAAATTGCCGATAAACTAAATAATACAAAATACGGATTATACCGTGGGTGGGGTGAAGGTCCTGGTAGATTATTGGTTTACGATGAATTAAATAACGAACACCTTAATGGTGAACAATGGTTATCTAACGAATTTGAAAAATTTAGAATAGATAGTGATTACCATAAAATAATGAAAATTTTTAACAACTATTACGAATATATGGATAATCCATCTCAACACAAAGGAAAAGGATTCGGAATTAAAGAATCGATTCAAAATGAATTAAATAAAATAAAAACAAAACCTCAAATTTCTGAAGAGTTACAATATCATATTGATAATAAAATACCCGTTTCAGAAAATGTATTCAGACATGGTAGTGATAAATATTTTGAGATTATTAATGAAGCTCGAGAGTTAAAACAAAAAGGTTTTTATATTAATGAAGAGGATGAAGATTTATTAAATACAGATTTAGGTAAATTCTTTATCTATGAGGGTGAAAGGTTACCATTAGATTTCCCAATGGTTAATGAGCAAGGGGAAGATACATCTTGGACAGGTGCTGATAATGAAACTATTACATTACAAGATATTTTAGAATTAACTAAAAATATTAAAATTGTAAACTTACCTACAGAAAAATTAGCTCCAATAGTTTTAAATTGGGATGATAATCCTGAAGAAATTGAACGAATATCTCAAGTAGAAATTTCAACTCAATACCCCATTTTAGTAATGGTGGATGAGCAAAATAAAATACAATGGATACTTGATGGTAACCACAGAGCTCAAAAAGCATTAAGGTCTAAATCAAAAACCATACCTGCTAAACTTATTAAACCATCAGACTTAAATCCTATGGCTAAAAAAATATTTGGTTTATCGGAGGCGGAGTATAAAGGTAAGAATGTAGAATTAGGAAAACCTAAAAAGGGTGGTTCTAAAAAATGGTATGTATATGTTAGAAATCCTAAAACAGGAAAGATTGTTAAAGTTTCTTACGGTTCACCTGTTATGACAGCTAAATGGAATGACTCAGGGGCTAGAGCATCGTTTGCGGCAAGACATCAGTGTGAAAAGAAAAAAGATAGAACCAAAGCAGGATATTGGGCTTGTAGAGCACACAAAGATTTTGGTAATAACGTTCCAGGAAGATATTGGTAATGGTATACAAACAAGAAGATATTAGTACGGGAAAATTCAGAAGAACATTTTCAGAAAATGTAGATTCTGAAGAGTTGGTTTGGCATCGTGATAGACGAGACCGAGAGGTTTTTATTGAATCGTCTAATGGATGGATGTTACAGATTGAAAATGAACTACCAAAACCTTTATTAGAAGGACAAAAATACTTTATACCTAAGGAGACCTACCATAGAGTAATTAAAGGTACTGGTGACCTTATAATTGAGGTAAAAGAAGATACTAGAACTGTACGTGTACCTAAGGTTGTAAAAGAAAACGTAAAAAGAGGTATTTTTTACTTAAGAAAACAAGGTAAAAAAGATATGTTTGCGGAAAAACTATTAGAAGGCAAGAATATCACAGTAGAAGATATACAAACAATCAAAAAGTATTTTGATTCACAAAAAAATACCCCTCTTTTAAAAGAAGGGTTTAAGGGTAGACCACACGAAGACAATGACTATGTAATGTCATTATTAAGGGGTGGTGAAATAGGTTATAAGTGGGTAGTTAAAGAGTGTAGAAGATTACTCTAACCCTTTAACCAAAAGTTCGTAATTAGGTGCTGGTGTTGGTTTAATACCAATAGAATACTGAGAAAAGTTGTTGTAAATATCAGGGTCAGATTCAATAAAATAATCAAGAGCTCGGTCAACAGTTACCGCTTGGGTTTCCATAACTAACGTATCGTTCTTTTTAAGGATGTATGTTTTGTGACTCATTTTATTTTTGGTATTAGATGGCAAAGATAGTAAAAATTATTTACCTGAACAATATTTTCCTGAACATCTTTTCTTCCCATCCAAACCCGGCATTGAACCTTTACAAACCTGAACAGCATAACCATTAGCATATGCTGATGGATATACATCAAATTTAGCTTTAGCCGCCGACTTACCTCTAGCACAAAGAGTAGTGTCTTTCTTCTTCTTACTCTTTTTCTTTTCGTGGATTACTCTACGAATGATTTGTTCAATCATTTCTTCAGTTATGGTTATCGTTTTCATTTGTTGTTTACTATTTGAAATTGAATCTGTCTTTTATAAGTATCAACATTTTGGTCTGTATTAACTTGGATATCTATAAAATATTCATTAGGTATTTTATCTCTCGTATCGAATACAAAATAGTACCCGTCAGGTGTTCTGTTAACTTGGGTCCAATCCTGAACCATAACTTCAGTTGTTCCCTCTCTAACGTAAACTCTATATGAAACATCAACTTGATTTAATACAACATTTGTCGTATATGCCTTTTTGATGATAACACTAACTTTTCTGACATCAGAACTTAATATCTTTTCGTTCTGTTTAATACCATAATAATCAAACCCATAAATTTCAGGGTCTTTGGTTGTTGTTCCTATTGAATAATATTCATCACTTGGTTTTAACACGATATCGTTTTCAACATTAGATAATGATTTACCATTAATTGATAATCCTTTCCATACGTCATAATACATACATGGAACGGTGTCGGCTGTAATTGGTGGAACCTCTACTTTGTAAACCCCCTTTGTTATCAAACAAGTGGGTAACGAGGCAAATACTGAACCATCACTTTCATCTAAAATATCTACAGTAGGATTAACGTCAAAATTAATTGGGTTACCTGCCGTATATGCATATAGATATAAGTTGTTTTCTTTCCCCTCGTAGAATGTATTTCTATCATCCTGAATCAAATCATCATAATTTGTTTCAAGATATGGCTCATAAAATGTCTGTGTGTGACGAGAGAAGAAACCAACTGCGTAACTCTCGGTCATTCCTGTAATGTTCTCTACCTGTGGTACAAATGCAATCCCCCATCCTGTGGAACCTGTTGTTGCCCCCGTTAAGATGTCGTTAATTTCATTTGTCATATCAAATTCGATGTCCTCATTTCCAAACTCAAAATGTTGTCTATCGATAATGGTCAATGCATTGTAGTTTAATCCTGCCATACCACCGGTTTGTGAATTTGTATTGTCGTAGATACCTGGATAAGACCAATTAGATATTGTCTCTCTTTGGAACCAGTTAACAGGACGGTCTGAAAATGCTTTGTCTGTTAATATCTGATTGGAGATACTCATGCTACTTGAACTATTAAGGGGGGTTGATGAGTAGTAATAGTCATAACCAACACCTTCATCCCATGTTTGTGGGTCTCCTGTTGTTCCCGATACTTTTGGTATTCTAAAAAGAATCAAATCAAATGATGTCGCTCTTCTTCTTCCGTTTGACCAAGTTGTGTTTAATAGTTCCTCATCAAATGACGATGTGTTTGTCATTCTTAAAGTATGTGTCATAGTACTACCTGAACAATCTAATGATATAACACCGTCATTAAAATTTTGTTGTAGTTGGGTTAAATCCAAATCAAAAATAAATCGAGAAAACCCGATTGGTCCAATAACATTGTCTACTCTACCAAAAAATAATTCTACAACAGGATTTCTACCTGTATTTGTGTAGGAATTATAAATTATCGTATCGTTTTTTTTGAAATATGACTTTAACGCTGACATTATCTATTTTTACTATAAATACTTAGTTAAGTCGAATATTTTTGTTTAATATTTTTTCGTTGGCATCTAAAAGTTCTTTTAACAAATCTTGTACGTTTGTTCCATCTGTTGTAACACCTACTGGTGGTAATCCAGGATAGGGGTGAACGTGAGTTGTTATATATCTAACCATTAGATTTAATAGTTCTAATAATTCTTCACCTCTAACAAGTGATGAGGTTTTCGGTTGAATCTCATCCAATAATTTTGTCTGACTAATTCCATACAAAGTATCTGTAAAATCTATTTTACCCTTGATTGGGTGTGTGGATTCTTGTGATAATAGATATACCTGTTTCGCTCCGATATATGCTACCGTATTTTCTTGTTGGATAACTCGTTTAGGTTGGAACTTTTCAATCTGAGGTATCTTTGGTGCGTATGGGGTTCCTGTTTTATCATATACCAAACCATTACCACCAAATGATGGACTAAATTTTGTTGGTTTAATTAGTGGTAATAATGCTAATACATTGAACCAAGCATTTTCATCAACAGTATCAGGGTTTGAATTAACAATATTGTAAAGATTTTCTGCAGGACGGTAATATAATGGGTATTGATTTAATACCGGTCTTCCATCTTCAAAAACTCCTTTCATCACACTTAAAATAAAGTTGTTAATAAAATTGGCAACTTGTAATAAATTTAATGAACTAAATTGTGAAATATATTGGACCGATTTATAATTGTTTAAATCTGAATTTGGTGATATGTTATTTGATTTCGTATTACCACTATTAGATGTATCGGGAGTTATGTTATATAAAATAACTTGACCCGTAAATGCACTCATAGTGTTTTCAGGATTAAAAATAGTATACTCAATAAGTTTTGTAATATCTTTATCTTGAGATATAAATCTAATTTCTTTTTTTGTCGGTGCGTATTGTTCCGTCGTTGTATATTTTACCAAATCAATAAATGCTCTTTCTTCATTTTTGTTTGGTATTTGACCATTTTTATATGGTTTATATTTTCCCGCTCTTATTAATACCTCATCTTCTTTGATGATTATGTCCGCAGAACCTCGACCCAACAAAGCATTGTCACCAGGTTCGGGATATATACCAGTAGTATTTAAATTCAAATACTCACCCTTGTTGTTCTTTAATGATTTGTATCTTTTATTTCTTGAACCCGCATTTAAATATGTTTTGGCTGAGTTGAAGTTTTCAGCTGGCGTTGTGGTAGGTGATGAAAATGGACCTTGTACGTAAAATTTATTATTTGCCGAGGTATCACCGGGATTTGCATAAAGAATCTGAACATATTCATCAACTTTTGGTACTTGGTATAAAAAATAAGGTAATAATGGTAAAAATATAAATGGGTCTTTTTCAGTCCACTTATCTCTTTCTTCATTAAATTCATAAACAGATGCTTTTCTATCTATAACATTTTCTTGTTCAGGGTAAACACGAATTCTCCCAAGCATTTGCGGGTCATCATTGTCCACACATTTACCTGGAAAAATTATCTGTCTTAACCTTTTTGAAACTACATCATTCATTATTCTTTAATATTTCTAGATTTATACTCTTCTAATAATCTATTGTAATTGTGCTCCAAGGCATCTAAATGATGAGTTAATTTAATAACTAATTCTTTTGTATCTTCAAAATCTTTAGATATCTCATCCATGGCAAATCTTAAATCATTATTCGATTTGCTTTTATATTCTGTTAAGACCGATTTTAACTTTTCTACGTTTTCCATATTTAAAAAAATAATCCATCTATGTTAATTGGTGCGGTTACACCAGCTCCAATACCTCCAACAGGTACCGGTGGTGAAAATCCTTGGACTTTACCATTTTGTTGCATTTCAGTAAAGAATCCATTAAGGTCCGCTAGTTTTGATTGTATCATCATATTAGGTGAACCATCCGGTAAATCTCCAGTAGGTAATCCTATTTTTTGCATTTCATCAATAATGTTTGACAACGCTCTTGTTTGTGACATCCCTGAACGAGTCGCCGAAAGGGCAACTGCGAATGAAGGTAATTTATTCTGACCGAAATTGGCCGCGACTATTCGTAGTAGATATATTAATTCATCAATCACTGATTTACATCTACGATAATCTCTCACTAATTGTGCAACAGTAAGTGCCGATGCTATTAGTGATGTGATAATTTTAATTCTCGCATCTTTAGATTCTTTGATAATATCTAATGCGATGTTTTGTACTAATCTTTTTATATTCTTTTTAATTTGTTTCACTAACTCCTCAACAAAAATAGCACCTATTTTAGACATAACTTCAATAATTAAATCTTTAAATGCTTGAAGAAATGAATTCAAATCCTCAACTAAGTCGGCAATAGTATTTTTTAACGCTTTAACTAAAATTAATAACCCAAATAATACTTTTGGAGATAAAACTGTCATCATTAATGCTTTTGGTATTTGTCTTAAAAAATCAAATTTTACGGATGCCTCAATATCTACATTAGGTAATAACAATTTCCAATTTTCATTTTGTGACATAGTGTCTATTGCATCTCCCAATGCGTTTAGTTTATCCGTATCGTTAGTTTTAGACATAACATCTTGTGCATAACCATTAATTGCGTCATAATCAAAAGGAACTTTAACATTGTTACAATCAGTAAATTCAACAACACCTCTTTTGATATCATTGATTCTTTCATCAATTTCTTTTAACTCTGTTGAATTAAGTTCAAAAAAACTTTCATCAACTAAATCTAACACAGATAACTTAGCATTACCGCTAACATCAATTTCTTCAGCCGCGTCAAAACATAAACCTAAAACTCTTTGTAATATCTTTTCAAATTTTGTCTGGTCTCTTAATTGGTCTACAGATACATTCATTTTAAATGAAAAAGCCCCCATTAAAAGATTTAACACATTTGTTGCAAATTGGTCTAAATTTAAAATTTCAATAGATGAATAATAATCCATTAAAAAATCCGTAACCTTATTAACATTATCAGGTCTTGAATTTAATGTTACTTTATAAAAGTTACCAAAGTTACCATTACCATCTTGGTCGACATATTCAAAATTCATCAATTGATTTGATGACGCTCCAATATAATCTGAACCATATTCGGTACTAAATGATTGTCCAAATTTATTTAGACGATTATATAATTCGAGGTCCATACTATATGGAACAGTACCGTTTGGTGTTGTATTTGCTTCATAATAAAGATTACCCGGTGTAGATGATGGGTCTTCTTTAAGTGTCTTAAATAAATCTATAGATTCGACTCTAACATATACTGGTGCTAATTCATATGTTTGTTCTTCAGAACAACCTAAAGTTGAAATGACTTCTTGTATAAAGATTTCAGGTATTCTAGATTTTGTAGCTAAAATTGCGTCATTATAACAACTGATTAGAGTGTCTTTTGTTTTTTTACCGTATTGTGGTTTTTTGTTGGCAGTAGAGTTTGTTTTACTATCTTGGTTAATTGCCTTTGAATCTGTAATTAAGAATAATTTTGTTAAAGAATCTAATTGATTTTCTTTAAATGCCTGCATTTGTTTTTTGAAATCATTATCGATTCCATTTGCAGTATTACCCCACTCATTTAGATTACTAAATGCATCTTTTTTAACCTCCTCAAAATTATTTTGAGATTTTTCTTTTTCGATTCTCTTTTTATCTGTCTTAGCTTTATTAACAGTATAAAGAGATTCTGTTTTGTTAGTAAATTCTTTGTATTGATTTTTAATGTCTGCCATCTTGAGGGTTATTTACCTAAGTTATACCCCCCTTTTTCTTCGTTATCTAAATCTTTGTTGATTAAAGCTTTAAGAACATCATCATCCATCTCAGATAAGTTAAATGACTCATCATTGTTATTTTGAGATTTTTCCCAAATGCCTGATTGTAGTTTTGAGAGGCTCAATTTTTTTTCGATGGTGTCGTTTATGATTTTCTGTTGTTCTTTAATTACAGGTCCGATTACAGTCATGTCTTCGGGGTCTTTCAACATGGCTAACATTTTATTTTGTATTCTTATTGCAGTAGTTCTTTGTTCTACAAGTTCATTGTAGATTTCCTGCATCAGACTAAGTACCGAGTCTTTGGTTAGGACAATATCTTTCTTTTTTGGTCTAGACATAATACTATAAATAGTTAGCTGTAATATTTTTAAAGTTCATTTAATGTTTTCATCAACTCATAATAGAACTTACGATATTTTTTCATAGATGTTCTAATTTCTTTAGTTGATAGGTTTGTCATTTCTCGTAATGAAAGTAAAATAATATTTTTATTAAATTTATTGTTATCATTTCCAATAAAAATATTATCATAATTTTCAAATAATTCGATAAGAGCATAACCAAGTTTAACTTCGTTTTGACTCATACTCTCATCTAAAACATATTCTTTTAACTTCTTTAAAAACTCTTCAATAACCTGTGAAGGTTCGATAACATCATGTTCTAAGTGATAAATTAAATCAGGTCTATTTTCTAACGATGCTGAAATGTCTTCGTATGATATTTTTCTATTTTGGTCTTTTTGGTCTTTGATGATTTGACCCATCAAATAGTTTTTACAAATTGTACCAAAATAAGAATATGCTTTTTTATTTTTATCTGGTTTAAACTTTTCTATTTTTGTAACCAAAAATGAATGAGTATCATTATGGATTTCAATAAAATCCATATCTTTACGGTATAGTTTATAACGTCGTATGATTGATTCAATCATCTTATCTACTGGCGCTCTCAGATAATCATTGTATATCTGGTTACGCTCGTTGTAAGTAGTGGCAGTCAAGAACATCCTGACTGCCGTCTCTTCTCTTACATCGAAATAGTTAGTGTTTTTGGGTTTTCTACCTCTTTTCTTTAGTATTGATTCTGCAGATGTACCCGATAATTCAGATAAAAACATTAAACATTTGTTGGTTCATATTTTATGCCCCTATCATCGGCAAAGAAATGTTCTTTCTTTGCAGATTCAATCCAAAAACTTACTTCATCTTCAGAAATTCGGTTTGAGCCGTTTTTATAGTTCCAAAAAATTGAACCCTCCCTTAGGTTTATATGTTTATAACCAATCTTTGGTATTGTCATTAATTTAGCCGCGTTGTACGTCATTCTCAATAAGAATTCATAAACAAAAGTTAACTTAAATGATGATTTAAATCCTCCAAAATCTTCAAAAATTGATTTTTTAACAACCAATCCACTGGTTTGGAAGTTTTGGTAGTTTAATAATAGTTCATTAGTAAGAATACCAATTTCCATATTCATACTTGCTGCGAATGTTGCTTCGTTTGTAAAACCAACAAACATACCTGTACTGTCTACATCAACAACTAATGGTAAGAACCCATCAAAATCAGGATAAGATTCCATATATTCTTTAACGTTCTTAAACCAAATAGAAGCGTATTCATCATCAAATTCCAAAATAGAAATCCATTTTGATTTTGCGTTTTTAACTCCTAAATTAATTTGAGATGGAAAATCAGTTTTCCCATCATTTTTTACGATATTAATAGTTAATCCACTGTAATCAAAACCATCAACAATGGTCTGTAAAGATTCTTCACCTGAGTGAACCAATACTAATTCGTTTACAGGAACTGATTGATTGTTTATAGACATTATTGCCTTTGTTAAGTATTCAGTAAAATCTTTATGTTTTGATGATTCTACTGGTAAAATTACTGATACGTCTAACTTTTCCATTTTAATTTACCTCTTCTAATTTAAGTTTATCTAATTGTGCTTTGAAATTATCATGTCTAATTCCCAAATATTCTGTGAATTTTAAGACAACGTCTTTTTCAAATGATTCCATATTCTGATATGTTTTTGCAGTTTCATATCCTGATTCATACAATTGGTCTGCGATGTTATCTTCTAACCAATTTTGTGTAAATTCTGCTACAATATTTACTAACGCATTTAAATCATACGTCCAAATACCGTTTTTCTCATTCATCCATTCTGGTTTCATGTTTGGTACTTTACCGATTACTGGTGTACCACATGCCATACTCTCTAATGGATATGTACCAAAACCTGAAGTATCGTCTACCCATATTGAAACGAAACTTTCTTTTAATGCTTCTGCGAATTCGTTTTGATTTAATCCTCTCATATCTCTAAATGTAACCCATCTAAATTGTGGGAATTTTAGATAAAAAGTTTTAATCAATTTCATTGTATCTCTTTGGTCTCTTGTGTGTACCGCGATAAATGGTTTTGCCGGTTTTTCTTTTTTAGTAAAAACATCTGCAATTGTTGGTTTAATAACATCAAAAGAAACCGATTTCATAATTTCTGAAACATACTCTTTTTGTAATTCAGTTGTTGTAATACATTTAACAAAACCATATTGACTCCAAGTTGCACCTGGCTGTAATGTCTCTAACATATGGTCATATGCTTGACAAAGAATAATTTTACCTGTAGTAATATTTGATAATTGTTCTAATACGTGACCGTATAATTCAGGAACTACAATAAAATCTTCTGGTGAAATTTGTAAATTTTGTGATTCGATTGATTGATGTGGAATTTCCATATATTCTTCGCCTAACCATCCGGCAACACCTTTGTAGTCATTTGATTCGTGAAGGATAATTGGATTAAACCCATTGTTTTTTAAAGTTAATGCCATTTCATAAATGTGTCTAATAGAAGCTTTGGCATTACCTTTAGTGTCTTGAGTTAAGAATAAGATTCTCGATTTTTTCTCAGCTAAATTTTCAATAGATTTCTCTATTTTTTTAATTGTTTCTTGGTCCATTTTTAAATTTCTTTTAAAATATTATATACTAATAAAGTATTAAATGCGATTTTAAAGGGAATACTTAAATTTTTAACACTATATGTGCCTAAATTTTCATCAATTTCTTCCCTTTCTGTTAATATTACCTCAATAAAGGTTTTAGCCATTTCAAACTTGATAACCGAAAAACTTTCAGTATCACCCGTAGTTGTTACTTTATTTATTTGAATAAACTCTTCAAGAGCATTCATATCAATAAAGTAATTTTTTCCAAAAATATTAATCATTTTCTTTTAATTTAAGTTGTTCATAAAGAGATTTAAACTCTTCGAGATTTTTGATGGTATAATCACAATCAATACCTTGATTATATTCGGTTTCAAACTTCACTAAAATTTTATCCACCGGATATTCCATTAATAAATTTGGATTAGCGGTTATTAAAATGTCACATTCTGACCACATATTATTTTCAGTTATTTTAGAATAAAAAAGTATCTTCTCAATTAAACATCCATACTTTGATAAGAAAAATAATGTTGCCGGTTTTGATTTTTGTATTTCATCAGACACAACAATTATCTCGTGGTCATCTCTTAATTCTTCATATATTTCGTTTAGTACGTTAAATGTATTACCACTTGGTGATGGAGCATGACCAAAAATCTGCATTGGGTATTCTACATATAGAAAATCATATAAATCTTCTTCCTTTGGGAAAATAAAATGGTCCGAAAGGGTATAAGAAGTCATTGGTAAATTTAATTTAAATTCAAAATCATCTTCACCTTCTTCTTTTATGTAGTCATCAATATAAAACTTTTGGTAAACCTGTTCGGCCTTACCAAAAGTGTCTCTTAATACTCCATTTACATCAAATGCTATTTTCATTCTTCGTATCTATCTAAGATTTTAGTTATGATTGGATTTCTAATAATATCTTTATTATCAAATTGGTAAATACCGATATTATCTAAATCTTTTAATCGTTCAATCGCATCCCATAAACCTGAATGTGTTTTATCTTTGTAACGGTCAGTTTGCTCAAGGTCTCCTGAGATAAAAAACTTACTATTAAAACCAATTCGAGTTAATAAAAGTTTCATTTGTTTAGGTGTACAGTTTTGTGCTTCTTCAAAAATTAGAATTGAATTATCGATATTCATACCTCTCATGTATGCCAATGCGAAAACTTCAATAATATCATATTCTTTTAATTTTTCTCTAGCATCTTTACCTATTATTTTATTTAAAAGATAATATGATGGGAAAATATAAGGGTCCAATTTCTCTTCAACGTTTCCTGGTAATGCTCCGAGTTTTTCTTCAGCTTCAACCGCAGGTCTAACAATTATAATTTTTTCATATGAGTTATTTGGGTCTAATAATAATTGTACCGCCGCATTCATTGCGATGTATGATTTACCAACCCCTGCAGGTCCTGTACAAATTGTTATTTCTTTATTTTCTAATAATTCAAAGTAGTGTCTTTGTCCTTCAGATAAGAATTTCTTTCTTGGTGTTTTACCGATAACACTTTGAATTAGGTCTTTCCGAGTCATTTTCGGTAGTGGTGTTGATGTTGACTCAGGTTTTCTTCTTGTATTTGCCATGTATATTTTGTTATTGTTTATTTTAAATCAATTCTCTAGTTTCGTGAGGTTGTCCAAACTCTCTTCTGTAAACTGTCTTACCTCCATCAGGACTTTCATAAATGTAGGTTTTCTTTTCTTCGTTTACTTGATTTTCTATCCATTCATATGTTTTTTCCATACCAACAATTAGCGGCTGAGATACTACCCAACCTATTTTATCTTTGTAAAGTTTATTGTCAGAGTTTCTACCCCTGACTCCAATCGGACATTTAAATCCATATTTTTCAATAAATTCTTGTCCATTTATATTATTAATTTTAATGTCTTTTTTTGAAATATCAATACACATCTGAGCTAACTGATTTATTGTTACCATTTCTTCGGAACCAATATTAACAGGACCTGTAAAATCTGAATCCATAAATTTTAGAACGGCATCCACACATTCGTCAATATAAAGGAATGACCTGGTTTGTTGACCATCACCCCACACCTCAATTTCAGATTCAGATTCGGCGACTTTTCTACACATAGCTGCAGGTGCTTTTTCCTTTCCACCCTTCCAAGTACCCATAGGACCGAAGATGTTATGAAATCGTGCAATTCTTACATCCAAACCGTAATTACGGTAGAAGGATAAAAACATTCTCTCTGAGAATAATTTTTCCCATCCGTATTCTGAATCGGGGTTTGCAGGATAAGCTGACGATTCTTCACAATTTGGATTATCAGGGTCCATCTGATTGTATTCAGGATACATACAGGCCGAAGAAGAATAAAATACTTTTTTAACTTTTTTCTTAACACATTCTTTAGCAACATTTAGGTTTATCATTGCTGAATTATGCATTACATCAGCATCATTTTCACCAGTAAAGATGTACGCAGCACCACCCATATCCGCGGCTAATTGATATACCTCATCTATGTTTTCATCAATAACATCCGCAACAACTCCGGGGTGTCTTAAATCCCCAAAAATAAATTCATCACAGATGTCTTCGTGATTCCAATAGTCATGAGGTTTGATATCACAGATTGTGACTTCATGTCCTTCATCTTTTAATCTTTTCGCTAGGTGACCACCAATGAATCCACCCCCACCAAGTACTATGACTTTTTTCATAAATTTATTTTAACACCTTCAACTTCAGAGTTTAATGGTAACATAGTGATTCTATCTCCCCACACATTTTTAAGAGGTGTCTCAATCTTTTCTATGATACTATCCATTTCTAAGACCACACAATTATACCCTTCAGATAGGAGTGTTAATAGAAGTGTTAGTTGTTGTGAATCTTCTAATATATCGACTCCTTTTTTATAACTAATAGAGTCAAAAACAAATGTTGTGTTTCTGTCGGGATATTCGGTAACAAATTTATTTACCAAATACTTGTGATGTTCGAAGTTAAACTTATCTACAGATAACGGTAGATTGACTTCAAGTCCAACTTTTTCCGCGTGAGCTCCGAGGGCTCTATTATCACGAGGTAAACACGGACCACCAAATCCAAACCCATATTTGAGGTATCTATTGCCGATTCTCTTATCAGTACCGATGGCGGATAAAACTGTATCAACCTCATCACCGATACCTGTATTGTGACAAATTTCACCAATCATGTTGGCAAAAGATATTTTTGTTGTTAGATAACAATTAACTGCAATTTTTGTAATCTCCGCTGCGGTATTTGACATTATCTTAAAGACGGGTTCATCGTTCATTATTGTGTAATAAACCTCGGTTAAATCCTTAATTTCGTTGGGGGTGTTTGTTCCGATTAAGACAAAATCAGAATTGACTAATCCATTTATTATATCTCCTTGAGCGATGAATTCAGGGTTATAACAAACATTTACTCCATATTCTTCTAATCTTTCTTGAATTGTATCAACATAACCAGGACTGGTTGTACATCCGATTACTAAAGTTTTACCTAATATGTCACAACCCGTGTAATGCATTGCCTCGAAGGCATCCACAACCTCTTCAATGTATTTGTGGTCATATTCACCGTTAGGTAATGAATTAGTTGGTACAAATGTGAAGATTAAATCACAATTACCAATTACATCTATATTCTCTATTGTGGGATTAAAATTTTTTGAGTTTTTTAAATACTCGGTAATATGTGGTTCATTAGTTTTAAATGTCTTATTTTTTAAAGAATTTATATATTCTTTATCGACATCAGAACCCCATACTATATATCCTTTATTTTCGGCTAACAATGCAAAAGATAAACCTAATTTGCCGATACCGATTACACCTAGTTTTTTCATAAAGCTTAAATTATCATAGTAATAATAGTTTAAACCTTAAGAATATTAAAGATTTAATGTATATGTTTTAACTTCTTAAAATTTGTAATTAAAGAAGTTAATTTCATCCTCAAACATTGATGTTACGATGTCTTTTGAACGGGTATCGTAGTATTGTGGCCATTCACCTCTACGACTAATCTTATATTTGGGTAGGTCAAAGTTGTATTTTGGTAAATTTAGTTTAGTCATTATATTATCTAAATCCTCCTCAAGATTTTCAAATTTAATATATTCAAAATTAAATTTGCCACCATCTGACCATATATTTTTATTAAACCTGAGAGTGGTTAAATTATTTGTTTTTAAAATAAAATTTTTAAAGATTTCTTTATTCACCGCATTTCCAGGTCGGTTATAATGAAACCAAGAAACTGTCATATCATATGGATTACGAATATTACAAATTTTTGTATATTCATTCCATATATTACTTGGCAAATCTCTTTTCATTTCAGGAACACTTTTATGGTTTAACCATTTTGCGCTAACTTTACCTTTCATTCTTCCACCAATAATACCGTACTCGTCTGATTTAAAATTGGTATCTTCATTAATTTTATATGTTGATTCTAATTCTGGGCTAACACAATACCTTTCCAAAAATGATTCTACAGATGTCCCAGCAACTTTTCTTGGTTTTAAATAAATAAATTTATATCTGTGTGAAACTAACATAATTAAAAGATTTTTGGGTATCCATATTCCAAACAATAATTATTAATCATTTCTTGAAATTTTGGTCTAACTACCGAATAATCGATTTTTCCTATTCTATTTTTTCTTGAATTATAACTCGATGGTGGTAGATTATAATTGGGATTTATTTCATATTTTTTTGACAGTAAATTGAACAATTTTTCTTGTTCGTCTTCAACACGATATTGAATAAGGTTTTTATACTTATTTTTGATTAAAGTATCAAAAGTACAAATTGAAATTATTGCCATCTCGACTGGGTTTGATGCCTCTGAAAAATCCACAATGGTTTTTCTATCACTCAAAGATGGATTTTCAGTATAAACAATAGATGGTATACTGTTTAGTGGATTTCGAGTGTTATATATTATAGTTTCAAAATTAATTTTGTCGTAATCAATTTTTGGATATACCCACGGTATTCCATTTTTAAAATCTTTAGATGATAACATAACTTGCCATGCCACAATCCCATCATTTTGCAATGTTTCATGACCAACAGAGAATCCAAAACTAGATAATAATTTTGATGTATAACCCGTTCCTGTTCTAGGGTGTCCTACTCCAAGTATTTTATAATTTTGCATATTATTCATATGTTGATAATTTATCCATTATTTTATTATACAACATTTGTTGATTAGTATTCGCTTCCGTAGAAACTGAACCATCTTTTTCGTGATGAAAATAAATAAATAAACCTTTAGGGATACGTTTTCCGACATATCCTTTTTTCATCATTTTCAACCAAAAGTGATAATCTTCCCAACCCTGTAATTCTTCATCATAACCCCCAACCTCGTTGTAAGCATCTCTTGTGTATAAAGAGCTATTTACGATAAATGGTCCTTGTAAAAGTCGTTCATTGCTCCATTCAGGTCTTTTTTCTAAACCTTGCATCTCACCAACATGGATGGTATCACAATAAACGGGACTTATTTTAGGATTATTTTTTAGTATCGCAACACCCGTTTTTATGTATCCTGGTAATATCATATCATCAGCATCTAATGGTAGTACATATTCACCATTACCTTCTCTAACGGCACGGTTTCTTGTTGATGATACTCCACCATTATCTTTATGAATTATCTTAATACCTTCTTGACCTTCTAATGTTTTTAATTTCATTAAACAATACTCATCGGTTGACCCGTCGTTGACTATGATAATTTCAAAGTTGGTGTAATCCTGATTAAAAATAGATAATAACGTATGGTTCAATCTTTTTGCGTAGTTATAAATTGGCATTGCAATAGTAACCAGTGGTTCATTCTTTTTAATTTGTTTTTTATCAAATTCTGTTGGAATGATTTTAGGTAAATCATTTTTAAATGTTTCGGTGAATTGTTGTCTATTATTTTCCCATTGTTCATTGGTCATACCAATTGATTTATGAGTAATTCTAACATCATAAAAAACACCAATTTTAACACCATTTAAAAAGTTTCTATAACAAAAATCTATTTCATAAAAATGAAATCCTTTTACCTCTTCATTAAATTTTGTTTTAATGTTCTTTTTGTTTAAGACCATAAAAAGTCCATCAACAATGATAGTGTCATCTAATTTACTATTTTTAGTTTCACTATATTTTGATGTCCATTTTCTACCTTCGTGTTCGTGATTTACAATACCAAACATTTCTGTTTGTACTTCCCACCATCTACCTGATGGAGGCATATATTTAGAACCGGCAACACCGATAATTCCATATTCAGGATTGCGTTTAAAGTGTTTTAATACTTTATTACCCCAGTTGTTATTCTCAAAATAAATGTCATCGTGACACAATACCACGATATCATTTGATGATTGTTCTAAAATAATATTATAAGCTTCAGTTAATGAGTGTGTTCCCGGATTTTCAAATGGAATAACTTCCACATTTGGTAACCCAACTGATTTTGTAATATATTCCTTAAACGACGGGTCAATTTTTTTTGTACTATACCCAATTGTAATCATTCTCCAAAAACTTGTATGTCCGTGGTTACGGTAGTCATTGGTGTCCATTTGCCATTATATCGAGTTGCTCTCACAATATGGTTATCAATCCAATGATAGTTACCGCCACGAGGTTTATTCATTAAAAGATGATGGAACTGAAATCCATTTTTTTGTAACCACGTATCAGTAACCGCTCTATGTTCTTCAGTTCTTGATGTAAAAAATGTAATTATGTGTCCTTCTTGGTACCATTGATTAATAATGTCAACACACCCTTCATATGGTAATGAGTCGAGCATTCTCCATGGTTCTTCATTTGGGATATCATCGGTAATTGTTCCGTCAATATCAATAAGGTAATTTTTAATACCTTCAGGTAGTACAGGGCTAATATTTTCCATATTAATTTCCAGTTGAGCCGAATCCATTATCTCCTCTGTCTTTTTCCTCTACATTTAAAACTCGTTTTAGATTAACGAATTTACCCGCAACTACAGGACATAAAACTGCTTGACCAATTTTATCTCCAATCTTAATCTCCTGTGGTAGATTAGACATATTGATTACAATTACTTTAATTTCGCCAGTATAACCTTGGTCTACCGTACCTGGGGTATTTAAAACTGACAAACCTTTATTTAGTGCTAAACCACTTTTTGGTCTTACTTGAATTTCATACCCTTCTGGGATATTAACAAACAAACCCGTTGATACTAATTTTCTTTCAAAACCCGAAAATTTTACATTCTCATTGGCTCTTAAATCAAAACCAGAATCTGTTGGATATGCGTATGATGGTTCAGGGTTTACCGATTTGAATGTATATTCTAAATCTATTGTTTTATCAAACTCAAAAGATTTTTCAAATTCTTTATTAAGGGTTTCCATATCGATACCCATATTTGACATCATTTTATTTAAATCCATGTTTGCGGAATTTTCTTGTAATTCCGTCAACATTTTAATACTATCTTTAATTCCTTTTATTTTGTTAATCATGACAATTCATAAAATTTACGTACAACATTTATAAGGACTTCAACATCCTTTTCACAATAATCTTTAATTTGTTCCAATTTACCATCAATCCAATATGCTTCGTGAACTTTGTTACCAACCACTTCCATATTTTTTGATGATTCAACACCCATACAAATACACATCAATTCTAACGAACCGATAGTTGAGAAGCTTCCAAACTGCCAAAGTTCTTTGGTATCGAGAGCTTTAATTTCCCATGGTTTAGTATCGTGATTTGGAAGAATTTCAGGTGGTTTGATTCCGTTGATAACCATTCGTTTTGCCAATACGGGAATATCAAATCCTTTAACGTTGTGACCACAAAGGTGAAATCCGAGTTTACCAATTCTTTTTAATAAATTTTGAGTTTCTTTTAAAATTTGTTTTTCGTCATCACCATAAAAACTTTGCATCTTTATTTCTCCTGTTGGGTCTACGAAACCAACACTGACACATACAATTTTTAAGAATTCAGATACTAATGCTGCTTTGTTGTAAAACATCTCATTAGGACCCTTTCCTGCATGTTCAGGAAATCTCTTTTCAAACCAATCGAGATAATTTTTAAACTGATAAGACAATTCGGGATAAACTTTTTCCAACCCATCAAAATCAGGTGCGGCACCTACAGTTTCGATGTCAATAAATAAAATTTTTGTAATAGGTATATTAATCATTTTGCTAAGTGTTTGTAAAGTTGAGCTCTTGTTTCTGTGACTACATTTAAATCATACTTTGGTTTTACTGTTTCGTATAATCTATTTCCTAAATCTTCAACCCAAGATGGGTTGTCGATTAATTTTTTCATAAACTTAGACCAATCACTATGATTTCTACGTTCATCAACTAACAATGCGTTTCCATCAACAAAGTTACCATTTTCTAATGAATGTTTCAAGTCAATTGTGTAAGGACCAATATTAGATGCTATTATTGCTTTCTTATAAAACCCAGCCTCAATAACTTTAAGTTGTGATTTAGCTCTATTAAAAATATGGTCTTTAATTGGTGCTAATGATACATCAAATTTTGAATAGTTTTTAGCGTAAGAGGTTACAGGTTTTGTCCAAACTCTATGATATACAGATTCACCATTCCACTCTTCATCTTTAAATTTAGATAAAAATTCTTGGTGTTCAGGTGTTATTAACAAACCATTTGCTGTGAATATCTGTTCATATTGATGCCATACGGTTTCGTTTGGTTGAATTGGTCTTTGTCTTTTTTCACCTGTTTGTTGATTAATTTCCGTAACAGTGCCTCTAATATCAAAACCACATAAATAAACTTCAAATTTATCTTTAAGGGGTTCTAATCTGTTAAATGAACCATTCATTAACATTAAGTCATGTAAGTGAGATGAACCACCTAACCAACCAAAACGTACTTTATCTGAAGGTTGTGTTGGTTCTTTAAACTGAGGTTCGTCAGGATTTATTGCGTTTGGTAATACGAAAACATTTTTATTATGTTTTTTAATTTCTTGAGCAAAAATTTCAGTAGTAGTTGTAACGTATTGAGCTGCCTTTATATTCTCAACAATCTTTAAATTCAATTTAGATTCGTTTACTAAATGATAAACAGGATGCTCCTTTGTTGGCATCCAATAGTCGTCAATATCCATAATAGTGACGATACCCATTTGATTAAGGTTTCTAATTATTTTAGCACTGGCATCGTAATCAGGAAAGATGGTTCTGTGAAAATGTACAATATGATATTGTTTCCAATAATTGATATCATTAACCCGAGGTTCATAATCGATATCAACGTGAAAATCTTCAGGATATTTTGTTTGTAAAAAAATGTGTGGGTCGAGTGAACGAAATTTACCAACTCCTGTTTTATCGGATGGTAATACTAATACTTTTATTTTGGACATACTATAAGTTTTAACTTAAGTATAACCAAAAAAAACTAATAAAAAAAGGGTTTTACTTTAGTTTTTTGATTTTGGTAATTCTACCTTCAAAAATGTGACTACCAACTTTTAGCTGTAATAATTCGTCTGATTTTTCACCTTCAGATATCATTCCAGCCTTTTGTAACTCTTCTTTAACTACATCTCTAACAGTATCACGGACAACATCTCTAATCATTTGCTTTAATTCAGAATTCTCAACTACAGATTGTGATTGAGGTTGTCTTTGAGGAGAAGATTTTTTTTCTGTATTCATCAATCTTGAGGCACCTTCAATGATATCATCTGAAAGAACCGAACCTCCACCAAATCCCATAACGTTTGGTTGTTGAATAGGATTTTCTAACATTAATTTTTTAATGTGGTCAGGTAATTTAGAGTTATTAATTTTATCTTCGGTAATTGGTTGTACATTCTGTTGAACAGGTGTAGTTGTTTGAGATTCCATATATTCTGATGGAATATTATAATTGGCATTATTTTCATTCATAGGTAATCCTGCGGACTGACCTCTTGGAATTCTATCTTGTGCTTCCATTATCTTTTTAGATAATGCTAGTTTTTGCATTAAATCACTCATTTTCTGTATTAAAATTTGCGTTAAGTATTACTCTTGACATACTTTTATCTCCATTTGGGTTATACCCCGGTCTTGGTGAATAAAACTTATCACCAGTTGGTTTATAAGTAAAGATTTTATCTACCCTAAATAATCTCCACGATGGTAATGGCTGAGAGCCGAGATATGCTGTGTGAGATGCTCCCGTCAAATCCCAAGCTCTTAAAACTAAGTTTCCTGCTTTACTATACCCAATACAAACAGGTTCAATAGTTCTTAATCCTCTACCACCTGGTTCGTCACCATCGTAAAATATGGTCATGACGGTTTTGTTCTTGATTGAATTTTGAATATCATTCAAGGACGCAATTTCTGTGATTAGGGATTTAAAACTATTGAGAAGTTTCATTATGCTGGTACGTAATAAGGTTTGTCTTGGTTATATCTGTTAATTTTGATGTCTTCTTTTCTTTCGCTTACATCAACACTAGTTCCCGCACTTTGGTTATGTATATCTAAAAATTTACCAGTACCTCTACCTTCAGTATCACCGTCGGCCAATGCGTCAGGGTGTCCTGCAGAATACTGTTGTGATTCAGGAGAATAATCATTACGTGGGAATAATTTACCTCTTTCTTGTTCAGCAATCTCAGATAACTTGTTTGCTGGCTGGGTAAAATCTAATTTGTCATTTTGTGTTGCCATGGGTTATTATTTTTTTCATTCTTTTTATATCTTCACTGATTGCAGTGTCGAATTTGTTTATACCTTTTTCATGTCTATCATGAGGATTGACTGAAGTTCCGTCTTTTTCATGTGAATCGATAAATTGGTTTTGCATTCCGGTGTCCGATTTAACTTGATTACCACCTTCCAAAGTGTTTCTCCAATGGTCCAAAACATGATTACACCAAGTATTCATTCTGTCACCACCATTTAATATAAAAGGTGCGTCTTCTTTATTTCCTTGATATGAATCAAACCAATTTTTAATTCTTTTTAATTGTTGGTAATTAATCATACCATTTTTTCTAATTTCTTGGTTTCTATTAAAACCTTCAGTATTTGCATCGGCTTCAATAGAATTAAATGCATTTTCTAAATGCCCGATTAAAGATTCAGGTAACTTTGCTTTTCTATCGTATAGTTTACTGTTCATCTTTTAAGTACTTCAATAATTGTTGAATTGATACACCTTCTTTTTTAGCTAAAGTTTTTAAAGCTTTTACGTTTCTAATTAAAATTTTTGATATGTCTTTTGATACTGGTTTAATACCTGAATCTTCAGATTTGTCTACCAAAATATCTTCTTTCATTTTTAATATTTCTTCTTTTGTAAAAACTTTTTCTTTTTCTTGTAATCTTTGTCTTGTAAATGCACCGTCAGATTTTTTATCATCAAGCTCTAGTGTTTTACCCATTTCTTCAGCTCTTTCTTCAGCCTTATCTTCATCAAAACCAAATTCTTTTTCTAAAAATTTAATTGTTTCTTCGGCATCCATATCTTTGGTTTCCTCATAACCAAAAGCATCTTCCATATTCACTTCTTTTACTACTGACTCACCATAGTATAATCTATAACCTCTATGTAATGGGTCTTGAGTAATACGAGACGTTGCAACTGTCTTATCAGTTGTGTCGGTACCTTTATTAGTTACCTTAGGGTCTAAAATAGGAATTTTTGAACTTAACATTGTACCATCAAAGTCAACAAGTTCCTCAATTTCTCCTTCAACTTTATCTTTTGATGTAACCTTTTCCCATTCTTTATGTGATGAGCAAGGCATAAAACCACCGTCATGCTTGTGGGTTCCCTTACATCCTAATTCTTTCGCTTTCTTTTCAGCTGCAGATTGTTTTCGAAATATGTTATGTTTTACCATACTCATTTTTTCATATAAATATAACAAAGAAAGTATTTATAGTTAAAAACCTGAATGGCAACTCAAAACATTAACAATTTTAACTTTAATAGATTTGATATAAAGTTAGATAATAGTGAATACTTTGACTTAACTTTAGCGTCGGATGAAAAAAATTACGACGAGGAAGTAGTATTTTCAAATTATCTAATTGCCGAAACGAATGGTAACATTTTACCAATCAATATTGACTTAAATTCCGCTGCGTCAAACCCAAAAGATTATCTTTATTGGGGTAATTTTAATTCAGGAAATACTGCCACATCTAAAAACTATTATAATCCAAACAATGAAGATTTAAATTGTTATAAAGGATATACTGGATTATGTGATGCGGGTCTCACAATGATTGATACAGGAATGTATCAATACATGACAGGTCAAACACTATATTATACGATGGGTATTGATGAGTTTATGACTTATAACCCCCATTATTACGACCGAAGATTTAAGATGAGACAGGTGTATGATTACACCAACCCCCCAAATGTTAGATTTTCAGGTAACCCAAAAGAAACCATTTATAATATAATGAGTAAGGAGGATAGCCAAGTTGGTTATTACCAAGAATTATATGGTGGATTTTTTCAGGGTTTCTACAAATTACATGGTTACGATTATGAAGTTTTCCCTGAAAGGGTTAATAAGGGGTGGACAATGGAGACGGTTATCAAACCACGTCAGGTAGATGAATACCATATCCGTGAACAACACCAGACATATCTAAACACAGTTTACCCTGAAAATGCGGGAACATTCTTTTTCTTTGGTACTCGTGCTGAAAATAAATTTTATCATCCAGCCTCTGGTTTAACTCAAACTCCTGAGAATTTCAAATGTGATTTTGATTTTGATACGTCGGGTGGAACACAATGGGAATACCAAAGAGTTACATCAGGTTTAACTGATTGTATTAAAACATGCGGATGTGCCGACACCGCAAATACATTATCTCATTGTTTGTTGGTTTACCCTCAAACCGCAACAACTGTTCAACACAATATTGGTCCGTTTTGTTCATACAATACAGAGGTTCCTGAACCACCTGTTGACCCAGCGATGGATGTATTCTCAAATGCAATGTCTATTCGTTTGAGTGGTGACCCTAAAAACCCACGATTATGTGTTAAATACATTAAGTTAACGGGTGATTGCGTCACAACGGGAACATGTGAAACAACTGGGTTGACATATTGTTCGGGATATACAATTAATGAGATATGTTCATCTCGTGGTATCTATGATGTTTGTGGTTATCCTGTTTCTGAAGCCGAAAGAACAAAAGAAAGATGGGTAATGTTAACAGCTGTCTTTGACCGATATAGGTGGTACGACGGATGTGACCTATTAAATAAAGGGGGATTGGGAGACATACGCGAATACGTATATTCTTCTGAAACCTATGGTGCCACGGTAAACCTTATTCAACCCCCTCAAACACACGAGGGTGGTAAAAAAGAATTACCTGAAGAAGTTATTGAACTTAACAGAAAATGGTTAAGACAAGTTGAAGATAGAAGAGGTGTTCTTCGTTTATATGTTAACGGTTACCTGTTTATGGTTATCGAAGATTTTGAAGAAATTATTCCTCGTGAGTTAAACACCCAACGTGAAAAACAAATCGGAGTTCCGTTTAACATTTCATGGGGTGGTGGTACTCAAGGTCTTCGTGAGAGTTTAATCTTCCAAAATTGTGAAGACCGTTATGGTCCATATATTCAGGACCCTGAATTGATGCCGAACAATACTTTGTCAGGTACCTCATTATCTGGATTGACAACCGATATTTTGATGGAACAAAATTTTGGTGGAACCTTTATGGGGGGTATATCTCAATTCAGAATGTATGTTGAACCATTGGATTCATCTCAAATCCAACACAACTTCAGGGTATTGAAGGACCGATTTAATTTATTCGATTATTGGTGTCCAAACTGTTTGGAGATATTGTCACAATGTTATTTCGACTTCAATGTTGATACAGTCACTTGTAGATTTGATTATGCAATTAATGATATCGAATGTGATTTTGGATTTAATATTATTGATGCAAATTGTGATTTCAACTTTAATGTAACGGATGAAAATTGTGAGGTTGATGTTAATGTAATCTTATATCCAACTCAAACTCAAACACCGACGTTGACAATGACACCTACGTTGACGGCTACGATGACACCTACATTGTCATTTACACCTCAACCGACAAATGATGTTACGTCAACACCGTTAGTTCCGACACAGACACCTCCGGTGCCAACACCAACATATACACCACCAGTACCTACACCAACACTTTCACAACCGGTATATTACAATTATGAGGTTGGAACATTAAAATCGTGTTGTATAGATGGATGGGAAGAACCTATTGAGATTATTAGTTCCCTTACAACTTTAAATCTTGGTGATATTGTTACTATAGAACATGATGGGTTTGTCCAATGTTTTGAGATTATTACTCTTCCAACACCAGCAATTGGACCTCCATTAGGTTTAACTGTAATTAACGTTTATGAAACGTGTGTTGAATGTACATCGGAAAATGAATGTGTTTATGGGTATGGAGATATGACGGCATTAAGTTGTTGTGATGATGGTGACTCATTACTAGATTCAATTAATAGTACGTCAATATTGAATGTTGGTGATATAATCCAATATGAAGGTAAGTGTTATTATATAACGGTACTTTTTGGACCAATTGGTCCTATATCACCTGGTAGTAATGTACTTTATATTGATTCACCAGTATATACAGATTGTGCTGATTGTATAAATGATAACCCTTGTTTATAATTATAGTAAGTAGATGGAGTTTTTTATAAGACAGAATAGTACATTACCTAAATTGATGGTTGAGGTAATAAATGAATCGAGAAATGGGTATCATCAGCTCGACCAATATTTGTCAGCGTCTACAGTTACATTCTCACTTAAAGATGTTGATACAGGAATTTATAGATTAGCTAATGTTCCTGCGGGTGTAACTATCAATGAAGATGGTTCAGGTTATTCTGTTTATTATCAATTCAACAAAAAAACATCATCTAAAGTTGGTAGATACATTGGTGAATTTAAAATTGTTAATGAAAGAGGTGAATATATTGTTCCTGTTAGGAATGTATTATATGTTAATATAATTGAATCGTTCGCAGATAGTGATACGTGTTGTAGACCAAATAAAGGTGTAACTCCTTTTGTTAGACCAACAGAAACTCCAAGAAGAACGCCAACACCAACTCCAACATTAATCAATACTAGAACTATTGATATTGTTGGAACATACACCGCGGGTTCTGTATTTGCATCATATTCGGCAACCATGGATGGAACTGTAGATAATACAGTTGTTATTAATTTTAACAATACTCTTGGATTACAAAATGGTTCGTCATTGGTGTTTGAACCTACAATCGAACTCGGTGCGGGTTCATTATCAGGTGGGACTCAATTAAGTGCAACCACAAATTATTCTTTATTGAATTACACCAGTGGTATTAGTAATGTTAGTATCGTTAATTCAGGTAGTACAATTTACAATTATGTTTATACTTTCAGGTATATCTTTAATATACCAACTCAAACACCTACACCGAGTCCTACCTTAACAAGTACACCCACGCCTACCCTAACAAGTAGCCCTACTTTAACCGCAACTAATACCCCAACCCTAACCAGTACTCCTACATTAACTTCAACTAACACACCAACACTGACAAGTACTCCTACGTTGACAAGTACTTCTACACCTACTTTAACACAAACTCCAACATTGACAAGTACATCAACTCCTACGTTGACAAGTACTCCGACTTTAACTTCAACTAATACACCGACATTAACAAGTACCCCAACTTTAACAAGTACTTCAACTCCGACTCTGACTCAAACTCCGACATTAACAAGTACTTCGACACCAACGTTGACTCAAACTCCGACATTAACGTCAACTAATACTCCAACACTTACAAGTACACCAACCTTAACAAGTACTTCAACTCCTACGTTGACCCAAACTCCGACGTTGACTGCAACGAACACGCCAACATTAACATCAACACCTACACCGACTGAAGTACAAAATGCTGATTTCTATTATATTTCAGATAGTTTAGATTCGTTATGTTATGGAGAAAATCCAACTATTTTAATTTATGATAATGACCATCCCGTTATTGAGGGTGAAACATTATATCAAGATAGTTTATTAACACCATATCCGTATGTTGATTTAGAGAGTATTGCTGGTGGAACTCCGTTCTACATTAAGAAGGTTGGTGGTTCAACAATTAATATAGTTAATAATGTTGATGGTGAATCGGTTTGTGGTGTGGACCAAATTTGTCCAACTCCTACACCAACACCTACAAATACTCCGACATTAACTCAAACGCCGACACTAACAAGTACGTCTACACCTACTTTAACTAGTACGTCAACACCTACTTTAACATCAACCAATACACCTACATTAACTAACACTCCTACATTAACAAGTACTTCAACACCTACTTTAACTCAGACACCAACACTAACGAGCACATCAACACCTACTTTAACTTCTACTCCGACTTTAACTAGTACGTCAACACCTACTTTAACTTCAACACCTACTTTAACTTCAACCAGTACACCAACCTTAACAAATACACCAACGTTAACTAATACTCCAAGTTGTCCGGTAACTACACAATATCTTCAGGTTGAATTAGGAGGATGTTCTAACTTCTCAATAAAGTTATATAACGATAGTGGATTTACAAGTAATGCCAATGCTCTATGTGATTATGTTATTTCAGGTGTTGCTCGTGGTGATATGGGAACTGTGTTCTATGGTTCAGAAACTATGTCATTTAATGACCACGTACATACATTTAATTTAAGTGGTGTATTACAACCTGGTGAATGTGTTCAATCATTTGGTGTGATTAGTGTGGATACCTCAGAATGTGAGTGTCCGGTTATTGTAGATTTTAGTCCATTTATTGTGACTACACCGACACCTACACCAACATTAACAAGTACTTCAACCCCAACTTTAACAAGTTCTCCGACATTAACAAGTACTTCAACCCCAACTTTAACAAGTTCTCCGACATTAACAAGTACTTCAACTCCAACTTTAACACCAACTCAAACATTAACATTTACGCCGGCTCCGACTAATGATATAACTTCTACACCATTGCCACCAACACAAACACTTGGCGGATTAACTCCAACTCCAACACCTACTTTAACACAAACGGTTACTATTACTCAAACACTTACACCAACACCAACTTTAACATTAACCGCAACACAGGCGGTTGTACCGTCAGACCCAACTCTACAAATTTATTATGACGCAAGTTTAGATACTAACTTTAACCCAACACCTGTGAGTGGTGATACCTTTACTCAATGGTATGACTCATCTGCAAGTGCACATAATGCCAACCCAATCGGAGGTGCCACAACCAGACCTGCGTGGTGGACCAATGTACAGTGTGGATTAAGTGCTGTTAAATTTGATGGGACATCTGATGGCTTGAGTGTTAACCCATTAACATCTATTGCGGCTATCACAGGGTTTACTGCAATTGTTTTAGGTAAATTGGTAAATACTGGTACCACACAACAATTTATCACATCTGGTATCGGTAACGTATCCACTAACAATTCTAACTTAAGATTAAGTGGTGGTACATTTGTTGTAGGAGCTGCAAATGGTTTAGCTCAGACATCCCAAATCGCCGATTTAAACCCACATATGTGGACTATGGTATTTGATGGTACACAATCTACAAATGCTGACAAGCTTAAATTCTATATTGACGGAGTTCAGGAATCATTAACATTCTTATCAAATGTTGGTACATCAACAAATGCATCCATAGATACACTATATATTGGTGTTGATAGAACAGGGACATCATCATTCAGATATTACTACGGTGGATTTATATATGAGGTATTATTGTGGAATAGAGTATTGACACCTTCAGAATTATCTGTAACACACAACTACTTAAATAATAAATGGTTCTATTGTATATAAAGAAATTACTAAAAAATAAAATGGGATTATAAGATTAGGTAATATTTATTATAAAATAAAAAATGGCGGGAGAAGGTATTAGATTTTTAAGTGAAAACCTAAGTGGTTTTACAGTTCAGGTTACGTATTTGTCTGATGAAGGTGGTGACCCATCTGATTTAGGTACGCTTACAATGCCTTTTAATTATATTGCGCCTCATTTTACAGGTACTTATGAAATTTATGTTCCTTATTATGATAAAACATATATTCATATTATTCCACCAACACCAACTTTAACTGCAACATTAACTAGCACCCCAACATTAACTCAAACACTCACAAATACTCCTACTCAAACTAGTACGTCAACTCCTACATTGACGAGTACTCCGACTTTGTCAAACACTCCAACACAAACGAGTACCGCAACACCAACTTTAACAAGCACTTCGACACCGACATTAACATCTACTAATACTCCGACTAATACTCCGACTCAAACAAGTACATCTACACCAACATTAACAAGCACTTCAACACCGACATTAACAAGCACACCAACTTTAACTAGTACATCTACACCTACATTAACTTCAACTCCTACTTTAACAAGTACTTCAACACCTACTTTAACTCAAACACCCACTTTAACCCCAACGAATACTCAAACCTTAACGAGTACTCCAACATTGACAAGTACGTCAACACCAACTCTAACAAGTACTCCGACATTGACAAGTACGTCAACACCTACTTTAACTCAAACGCCAACTCTAACAAGTACTTCAACACCTACATTAACAAGTACTCCAACATTAACAAGTACTTCAACTCCTACTTTAACTCAAACGCCAACACTAACAAGTACTTCAACACCTACTTTAACAAGTACTTTAACTTTAACACCAACAAATACTCAAACAGTAACAGCCACTAAAACATTAACTGCAACTCCAACTCAAACACTTACTAATACTCCAACTCAGACGAGCACTTCAACGCCAACAACGACCAGTACTCCAACATTGACAAGTACGTCAACACCTACTTTGACATCAACAAGAACTGTTACTCCAACTAATACACAAACTCAGAGTCAAACGCCAACATTAACTTCAACTAATACGCCAACATTAACATCAACTAACACACCTACTTTAACTTCGACCTCAACACCTACTTTAACTAGTACACCTACTTTAACCGCAACTAATACTCCTACATTAACCTCAACAAGAACAGTTACACCAACACCGACTCAATCATTAACTTCTACTCCGACATTGAGTTCTACAAATACTCCAACCCCTACGAGCACTCAAACATCTACACCAACACCAACTCAAATTCAAAATGCTGAAAACTATTATATATCAAATAGTTTAAATGATTTATGTTATGGTACACCATCAACTATTGTAATTTATGATAATGACCACCCTGTAATTGAAGGTGAAACATTATATTCAGATGGTAATCTAACACCTTACATTTATAGTGAATTAATTTCATTATACGGAGGTCCAAGCCTATATATTCAAAGAATAAGTGACCCAACACAAATCAATATTGTAACTGATGTAGATGGTGATGCAGTTGCGGGTACTACATTTACATGTCCAACTCCGACACCGACACAAACAGTTACATCTACTCCAACACAAACGCCAACTTTAACTCAAACATTAACATCTACACCTACTTTAACATCAACAAATACTCCCACATTAACCGCAACTAATACTCCAACTTTAACTTCAACAAGTACACCTACGTTGACTTCAACACCTACATTGACTTCAACTGCGACACCTACATTGACTGCACAGCCAACTCAAACACCAACTAACACACCGACATTAACATCAACCAGAACGGTTACACCTACTAATACTCAGACACTAACATCTACTCCAACATTAACTGCAACTAACACACCGACTTTAACAAGTACTCCAACACAAACATCTACCAGCACACCTACATTGACTTCAACACCTACGTTGACTTCAACTAGTACTCCAACATTAACCGCAACGAGAACGGTTACTCCAACACAAACTCAAACAGTTACATCAACACAAACACTTACATCAACCAGTACACCTACATTAACTGCAACGAGAACAGTTACTCCTACACCGACTCAAACATTAACATCAACACCTACACTAACAGCGACAAACACTCCTACGTTAACGGCAACAAGAACAGTTACTCCTACACCAACCCAAACATTAACATCAACACCTACGTTGACTGCAACAAATACTCCAACATTAACATCAACACCTACTTTAACCGCGACAAATACTCCGACAAGAACTTCAACACCTACTTTAACCGCAACAAATACTCCGACAAGAACTTCAACTCCTACTTTAACCGCAACAAATACTCCAACTTTAACCGCGACAAATACTCCAACATTAACCGCAACAAATACCCCAACAAGGACTTCAACTCCTACGTTGACTGCAACAAATACACCAACAAGGACTTCAACTCCTACGTTAACTGCCACAAATACTCCAACAAGGACTTCGACTCCAACACTAACCGCAACGGCAACACCTACGTTGACCGCGACAAATACTCCAACATTAACAGCTACAAATACACCAACAAGGACTTCAACTCCAACATTAACATCGACAAACACACCTACGTTGACATCAACACCTACGTTGACCGCAACAGCTACACCTACATTAACCGCAACAAATACACCTACTAATACCCCAACCGAAACGGTTGCATACACTACATGGGAATTAACAATGATTGAATGTTGTGATGGAAGAACTGAAATTGTGAAATTTGTTGATGTTCCAACGGCATATGGAAGTGAATTACAAGGGTATGTTGTTATAATTGACGGAATTTGTTACACAATTTATGACTTAGTGGGAACGCCAGAACCCGCAGAGTATAAAGTGACTACATTATATGTCGATTGTTCAGCTTGTAATGATGTAGCTCCGTGTCCGACACCAACACCTACACCAACTCAAACACCAACATTAACTCCGACTCCAACAAGTCCTGAGTATTGTTACTTTAGTTTATCGGACAATTGTTGTTCCGAAGGTGAATTTGAAATATATTACTTTGGTAGTCAAGATACTAGTATTTGTGAGTATGTGAGTAATAATAATGGTCTAATTGTGTATGTTTCAGAACAAGGAGGAATTTCAAATAATTGTTACACATTAAATAAAATACTTGATGTACCAATAACTTGGTCTGTATTTACAGGTGGATTTGGTGGTATTACTTATGATGATTGTGCTACATGTACCGAATCTTACCCATGTACGAGTGTTATTACAACACCAACACCGACTCCAACACCTACGAGAACTGCAACACCTACGAGAACTGCAACTCCTACGCCAACTAAAACTGCAACTCAAACAGTTACGAGAACTCCAACAAGGACTCCAACACCAACCAGAACTGTTACACCAACTCAAACAACTCAATGTTGTACAATAAATGTTCAACATATTAAACAAGGCTGTATTGTTGGTTCTACTTGTTGTATTAAAACTCTTGGAGTTATTAAAGTTAATGGAGTTCAGGTTTATTCGTTTGGAACTGGTGTTCCTTGTGGTTCGAATACTACAACTACAATATCCGCATGTGTTGGTGATGTGGTTCGTGTTGAAATCGGTGCGGTTGACCCACCTGCACCGTGTTCATTAACGATTTTCTATAGTGAAATCGCAGCAGATGTCCAAGGTAACTACATTTATGCACAATCACCATCTAACCCTGGAGACCCTCCAGCAACTAACTATAGTCAATATACTTTGACAAGTTGTTCACCTAACAATATTACGTTCTACTCTAACTGTTCTTAATAAATTAGATTAAGAAACTATTTATTAGGAAACAGAATTTATGGAATTCTTTATTAAACAAAATAGTGAGCTTCCAATCCTTAAAATGCAAGTGGTCCGTGATGGTAGAACCAATGCATGGAGGTTATTTGATGAGGACTTAGACAATGCTACCATTCGTTTTTCCATGAAAGACGAAGCGACTGGTATTCCAAAAATTCTTATGAATAATGCATATATTGTGTCAAAAACAGACACAAACATTGATTCTCCCGTTGAATATTACATATATTATAAGTGGACGGGTAGAGATACAAAGAAAAAAGGTAGATATATCGGAGAGTTTTCGGTTATCAATTCAATGGGTGAACTAATTGCCCCAATCAGGGAAACACTATACATCAATATCATTTGACGAATAACAAATAGTTTATTATACTTATCATAGTACAAGAGTAATCTCACCATTGGTGAGAGAATAATGTCTCAAAAAAAAGTATTATGGTATCACAACAAGAAATCGAAGAGTTTTTGCTCGGGACAGACCCCGAGAAATACATTGTAGCGTTAGAATACGACTACCTCAGCTCAAAAATCTACAAAATTATTCAAGACCCAATTCAGGGTAAACAAATTAAAACTGACAGTTTTGTTCCTTTCGCGTGGGTCGGAGACCTTCACGGAAAGAATTTTTATAAGGGCGACAAACACGCCCAAAAGATTGCCATGTCAGAAAATGGTATCATCATCGAGCGTCTTGAGACAATGGGTGATGAGAGATTGGAAAATGGTTTAAAGTTTTTGGTTAAAACAACCAAGACATATCAAAACCTTATTAACTTTTTCAGAAACGGTGGATTAGACCCCTGGTCAAGAGATAATACCGATGACATCATGGTACTCCCCCCTGTCGAGCAATACCTCGTACAGAGAGGAAAACGACTATTTAAGGGATTTGAAGAATACGATGAGGTCCACCGATTTGTATATGACATCGAGACCACAGGACTTAACCCAAAAACGGATTCCATCTTCCTTATCGGAATGAAAGACAATAAAGGGTTTGAACAGGTGTTGTCTGCCGCTAATGGTGAAGAAGAGAAACAAATGATTGTCGACTTCTTCGATACCATTAATAGATTAAAACCAACACTTATTGGTGGTTATAACTCAGCGTTCTTCGACTTTCCGTTTATTATTGAACGAGCAAAGATATTAGGGTTAGATATTAGAAAAGTTGCAAAAACCTTAAACCCCCTACAACCCATTCGTCAAAAAGAGGGTATGTTGAAACTTGCAAACGAAATGGAACCATACACTCAGATTCTGATGTGGGGTTATAACGTATTGGATATTGCACACGCAGTTCGTAGAGCTCAAGCAATTAACTCTGACATTAAGAGTTGGGGACTTAAATATATTACCAAGTTTATTGGTGCAGAAAAAGAAAACCGAGTTTATGTTGACGGTGGTAAGATTGGTACCATCTATTTTGATAATAAGGATTATTACTTCAACCCAAAGACAGGTGGATACAAAGAGGTTGGTGCGCCAGGTACTGAAAACCTAATGGAAAGATTTCCTGGTCACTATGAGATTGTTAACGGTTCATATTTGATTGAACGATACCTTTATGACGATATTTACGAAACTATGGTTGTTGATGAAGAATACAACCAAGCAAACTTCCTTCTTGCGAAGTTAGTACCTACGACATACGAGCGTCTTTCTACAATGGGAACTGCAACATTGTGGAAAATGATTATGAGCTCTTGGTCTTATAAGAACAACCTTGCTATTCCACAGAAAGGTCCAAAACGAAACTTTACTGGTGGTCTTTCCCGTTTGTTGGCGGTAGGTTACTCTACAAACGTATTGAAACTTGACTACTCGTCACTATACCCATCTATTCAGTTGGTACACGACGTATTCCCTAAATGTGACGTAACGGGTGCGATGAAGAGTATGCTGAAGTATTTCCGTGATACTCGTATTAACTATAAGAAATTGGCGGAAAAACACTATAAAACCGACCCTAAGTTGTCATCACAATACGCTCGTAAGCAATTACCTATCAAAATCTTCATTAACGCATTCTTCGGTTCGTTATCCGCACCACAGGTATTTCCGTGGGGGGATATGGATATGGGTGAACAGATTACCTGTACGGGTCGACAATATCTTCGTCAGATGATTATGTGGTTTATGAAACGTGGATATCAACCATTGGTAATGGATACGGACGGTGTGAACTTTGCGGTACCTGAAAGTAGATATTCTTACAAGTATGTCGGTAAGGGTCTTAACGGATTGGTTATTGAGGGTAAGGAGTACGAGGGTACTGAAGCGGATGTTGCCGAGTATAACGACCTGTTTATGAGAAATGAGATGGGATTGGATACTGACGGACAATGGCCGGCTACCATTAACGTAGCTCGTAAGAATTACGCTTTGTTAACCGATAAGGGTAAAGTAAAACTAACAGGTAACAGTATTAAATCTAAAAAGTTACAAACTTATGTTGCCGAGTTCTTGGACTCAGGTCTCCGTATGTTGTTAGATGGTAAGGGTCACGAGTTCTTGGAATACTATTATGAATATGTTGATAAGGTGTTTAATCAAAAGATACCAATTGCTAAGGTTGCAAACAAAGCTCGAGTTAAACAGAGTATTTCGGACTACAAACAACATATCACCAAAAAGACAAAGTCGGGTTCTTTAATGTCTCGTCAAGCACATATGGAACTTCTTCTTCAAAATAACATTCCCGCAGGTTTAGGCGATACAGTTTATTATGTGAATAACGGTACTCGTAAATCACACGGTGACGTACAGAAAAAAGGTACTGAAGTAATCATTAACTGTTATATGGTTAATGAAAAGGATATTGAAAATAACCCTGATTTGTTGGGTGAATACAATGTTCCTCGATATATGGCTGCATTTAATAAAAGAATTGAACCTTTGTTGGTTGTATTTTCACCTGAAATCCGTGATGAAATTTTAATTGAGGACCCAAAGGATAGACCGTTCTTTACTAAAACACAATGTCAATTAGTACGTGGATTCCCTCGTAGAATAGGTGACCAAGATACGTTAGATGAAGTTTTAACTCTTTCTGAAGGTGAAGTTGAATTCTGGTCAAGTGTTGGTATTGACCCATTCTATATGTATTTAGACGGTACAATTGAATTAGTTGACCGTGAATATGTGGAAAAAAACCAAATGATTATGAGTGGTTTAGCCCAATCAGTAAAAGATGTGTTTGTGTTTGAAGAAGATGATGAGGATTAAGAAGTTTTTAATCCGTCTGATGACATAATATACCATCCACCGATGATATAACGTAATTCGACACAAGCACCTTTTCCTAAATATATTTCAGTGTATTCACTATCTATATTGTCAGATGAAATAACTAAAGTATTTGTTAAAGATTTAATGGTAATGTGTTTTGTTGTTTCATGATTTAATGTTAAAATACACTCTTCTACATCTTTAACTACGATTGCAATTTCACCATCGGTTGTGTAGTGAGGGTCAGTAACAACGCAAAATTCTGAAACTAATCTTGAAGTTCCGTTAATATATTTGTCTACAGGTTGTGACTTGAATACTGGCATGTTAAATTACATAAATTTGACGAGGCATTGCTCTATATTGCAATGACTTGTTTAATTGTTCCGCAACGTTAGCCTCTCTTTCCATCATCTTATCAGGACGAAGCCTTTCTAACCTCGCCATCAATTCTTCAAGTAATTTAGATTTTTCATCTTTAGCTTCCGTTAACAAGGAATCATATTCTAATTGTAGTTCACTATCGGGAGTTTTCAAGTTTCCTTGATATTTTCCTCTAACTCTACCTAAAGTTTCTTTAACATATGCGGTAAACCAACGACGAACCCAAGTTTTTGCGGGTGAGTTTAACTCATCCCATCTTAAACCTGAAATTGGTACATCAGATGGTAATCTAACCACATCAGGATTGGCTTGTAAACAATCATCTCTATCACAGGTATCATAATACCAATACCAAACACGATAACTATTGTTTTCGATATTACCAAAATCAAATTTACCTCCAGGTACGTTATAAAGATGTACCGCCTTTTTACCCTCAGGTAATGCTGTAATACGGTATGTTAGTTCACCAGCGATAATTCTTCTTTTGATATTGATGTCTTGCATTCTTAAAAGGATATCAAATGCTGGTGTAATGAAGTAACTACCAGTTGTTCCCATTTGTGAGAAACCGGCACCACCACCTAAACCTACACCACCGAATCCTCCAAAACCACCCATAAATGGGTCAAAGAACGCAGCATCTAACTCAGCTCTGGTGAACCATAAAAGTTCATTAATCTCACGACAAGCAGGAATTTCATATATCTGTTGGTTAGGAACCAAATCAAAATAATCTTTTTTAAGAACCCAAGGACCACCGGCTTGTAAACCTACAATCTTAGAATATGCATAAGTGTATTGGGTTTCCCAATCTAATGAACGAGTAGTGAATGCTCTGGTTAAAGATTGGGTATCAATGTCCATACCATATAAAGATGTCCATTGAGATTCAATCAACCAGTCATCAACATATTGAGAATAATCTTCAACAGACAATTCTAATAGTGAATCCATCATTTCGTCTTCAATCTCAACACCACGAAGAGGTGCTCCTAAAAGGTGACGAATTCTCGTATAAAGTTTTTCTCTTTCGGTTCCAATGATAATAGCCATAAGGGTCTTTTACTAATAAATATTATTCAACCCCGGTTTGTTATTACAACATATCTTCTTTTGGGAAAACATAATTACCACCAACAATTTCAGTATTATCGTTTTTAAACACAATAGTACCTTTTCTGTCGTTGTGGAACACCAAATAATCAGTTTTATATGGTTTTACGTTTCCTGTGTTAAAGACGGTAATTTTACCATCTTCACCTTCTTCATATGTTGAAAACGGTTTGATTTGTGCTGTTTTGGTTTCACCATCTTTAGTAATGGTAGCATCAACCCCACCTAACATATCCTCAACATTCCCAAGGTCACCCACTTTGAATACTTCTTTTGTTCCAAATATGTTTTTCATATTTACAACCGCTTTGATTTCTCTTTCATCACCAAAACGATTTGAAGTATCCAATCCTGACATAATCTTTTTAAATGTTGCCGATTCTGGATTGAAAATTCTATAACGGAATTCCGTCATATATCTGACTAACCTTCTTACTTCTCTAACTTGTTGTTCAGGAGATTGGTTAATCATATTAATTGGGTCAACACCCATTTTCTTTAATACCTCGTTTATATCATTAACCAAAGTACAAAATGCCGTGTAGTTTGTGTTTAATTTGTTAATCACAGAACGACCTTTCTTTTCATAGTCATAAACACCTGACATCTCACCTTCAGCATATTTTCCTTTATCATACCAAAAATCAGCGAAAACTTCTTTTAAAATATCCATAATTGCAAACATGAAGATTTTTTTGATTTCAGAATTTTTGTTAAAGATTTCTCTATAAGTGTTTACCTGAGCGGGACTACAACCTCTCGATGCTCCCTCCTCAATGATACTTTTCACATCACGAGATTCGTTAATTTTCTTTTTGGTTTTGTTATCAAATAGGTAGTTCACGTAACTCCAGTTGATAACACTAAAGAAGTTTTTGATATAATCGTCTCTTCTGTTTTTATATTTGAGGTAGTAAGCGTGTTCCCAAAGGTCCAATCCTAACAAAGGATATCCCCCAAAATTAATGGTATTCATTAACGGGTTATCCTGATTGTCGGTGGTAATAATTTTTAAGTCATTATTTTTTGTAAGAACCAACCATACCCATCCTGCTCCAAATTTGTTTTTTGCCTTTCTTGAAAATTCTTGTTTGAACTTTTCATAGTCCCCATATTTTTTTACAATCTTATCGTAAACGGGTCCTGATGGTCTTTGTTGTTTTGGTGACAACATCTTCCAAAATAATTGGTGGTTGTAAGCTCCCCCCGCATTATTCTTAACGGTTGTGTTGTATCTTGAGATACCTTTTATGATTTGTTCTAATTCTAAATCCTGTTCTTTTAATTTTTCTAACTCCCTGTTTAACTTTTCTACATACCCTTTGTAATGTTTGTTGTAGTGTACGTTCATTGTTTCGGGGTCAATAAATCTTGACAAGGCGGAGTAAGAGTAAGGTAATCTTTCGATTTTTACTTTCTTCATAGTTTCGGTTTTTTGTTCTTGAATTGGTAGTGGTAATTTATCTGTTTTTGTTTGTCCACTTAATTGTAATTCCAATTCTTCTATTCGCTTTTTATGCTTGTTGAATTTCATCGTATGTTTTTATAATAAATAATCAGGTTATGACAAATGTCATTACCTTAAGCGAGATATTGAGTTTAAAATTTCTTCCATCACGGTTCCTTTATCTTCGTTGTCACCCATAACGGTTTCGAAAATATGTTTCTTTTTAGTCAATATATCATAGATAATCCCCTCGATTGTGTTATCGAATAGGGGGTAAAAAATAGATACGTTTGATTTTTGTCCGTATCTATATGCTCTGTCTTCTGCTTGTGCGTGGTCTGATGGAACGAAAGACAGGTCGTTCATTATGGCGGCTTCGGCTGCGGTTAAGGTGATACCAACACCTGCGGCTTTAAGGTTTCCCACAAAAACTTTAATATTGTCATTTTCTTGGAATTGGTCCACGGAATTTTGTCTTGCTACTTTGCTCATACTACCATCTAAAGCCACTGCCGACTTTCCAAAATGGTCTTTGATTTGGTTTAGAGTGTCGGTAAAGTTGGTGAAAATGATAACTTTCTTTCCTTGTTCTACAATGTTTTCTGCAAGTTCAATTGTGTGTTTAACCTTCTCTTGAGCCATTACCATTCTAACTTTCATCAGTTTTGAGAATTGAACGGTTAGTGATGACGACTCGGTTGAATTGTCATACCAATTATAATATTCACCCATTAAACCTTCATAATCTTTTGATTTAAGGTGAAGGTAAACAGGTGTAATAATTTTTTCAGGTAAATCTAAAATCTCTTCTTTTAATCTTCTTAATACTTGAGGTTTTGTTCTGTCCCTTAATTCTTCTAAGTTGGATGCTCCAGTCACATTCCACACTTTTCTATTTCCTACTCTGAATTGATATCCTTCACAATATCTCATTACATATGCCATCCAATTGTATGCGACTGGTGAGTCCACCAAATCCAATAGATTAAAGTAGTTCATCGGACGTGATGTCATTGGGGTTCCTGTTAATAACCAAACCTTTCCAATCTTTTTGCAAATGTCATTAACAATCTTTGTTCTTTGAGCTTGTTTGTTTTGAATGTAGTGAGCTTCATCCACCACCACTAAATCAAATCCTGCATTTAAAACATCAGATGTCTTTGGCTCTTTTGGTTCATGGAAATTCTTAAGGATGTCGTAGTTGATGATTGTGAAATCTGCGGGTTCCCATTTCTTACCTTCCACAACAAATGTTGGTCGGTCTGTATAGTTTTGTATTTCTCTTTGCCAGTTTAACTTTAATGATGCTGGACATACGATTAAAACTTTTTTAGCACCGGCTTCTAATGCCGCAATTACGGTTGATGTTGTCTTTCCAAGACCCATATCATCGGCAAGGATAAACTTATCACTTCCCACTAATTTTTCAATTGCTTCTTTTTGGTGTGATAACGGAGGTCTATGAGAATACTTTTCATAATCAATTTCAACCTTTCTTGTTCTATTTGGGACGATGGCTGCTTTTGGTAACCAAAAGTCGTGTAGTTGTTCATTTTCAAACAATTTCCCATAAATGTGGTACGACTTATCTTTTTCAACCAAAATCTTCTCAACATAAATTTGTTCGGGTTGTTTGGTTAATAATTTGTCTTCCATCATTCTTTTTGAGAAGTATCCATCTAATGGAACCCACTTTCTTGCAATCTTTGGAACATCCTTATGAAAATCTAAAATGTAGTCGGCTTGAGCCCGAGTCATCTTAAAATGTTTTTGTGTTTCGGACTTTTTCTTAATGGACAGAATATAGTTATTGTACCCATCGTATACATCCAATATACGTTGAGCACGAATCTCAGGGATATTATTTACAAGATTATTTTGTTCCATCCAATAAAATATAGTAAAAGATAATCATTTTTGTAATATTTATCAAGGATGACACGTAGAGTACCAATTACACGTTTAAATAAGTTCTTCGCCGAGGAGGATTATAATCTCGATATTGAGATGGGAAGAGAATGGCTCAATGGAGACATGAACTTTACTATGGTATTATATTCTGTTGACCAACAAAGAACAATCAAAGATGATGTCTATGGTGAAGTTACCTCTGACGGGGTTCAATTTAAAGCTCCCGTTGAGTTTAATGCTTTTGTTAGAATTTTAGAACCAACAAGACAATCAATTGGTAATTCTCGTATTCTACAAAACGAACCAGGTAATATAGAATTTGCGGTTTACCACAAAGAATTAGAAGAATTAAAAATTGAAATTAAACTGGGTGACTACATCGGTTACCAAATTACCGAGGATGAAATACGTTACTATTCTGTTATAGATGCTGCAACACCTGACTATGACAATAAACACACTTATGGTGGTTATAAGAGTTTCTATTATTCATATACCGCAACTCCTGTAACAACAGATGAATTCAGAGGATTATAATGGCATTTCCTAAAAAAGTTAAAAAGACATTACAATTGGTTCCACCTAAAACTGGGTGGGAGAGGAGAGAACAGCTTCTTGAGTACATCAATGAAGACGGAACTTATCTTCCTAAATCTGTTTTACATGCAGATTTGGATAGAGGTATGTTGGACTTTGTTAAAGATGATATCACATTAATTGTTGACGGTAAAACCGTACCACCAATTGATTTAATTATTACCACACAGAACTGGGCTCAATTTACACAAACTTGGAAGTTTGAAGATTTAAACGGTAATCCAGTTCCTCCGTTTATCACTACGGTTAGACAACCTGAAGTTAAATATGGTACAACACCATCATTACAATATACCATACCAAATAGAAAGCAATTTTATTATGCCAAAGTTCCAACATGGGATGGACAAAGAAAAGGAATGGACATTTATAAAATTCCACAACCAGTTCCTGTTGATATCACATATAACGTAAAGATTGTTTGTAATAGAATGAGAGAGTTAAATCAGTTTAACAAAATTGTTTTACAAAAATTCACATCTCGACAGGCATATACTTTTGTTAAAGGACACTATGTTCCAATTATATTAAATAATATATCTGATGAATCGGTTTTAGATGTTGATAAAAGAAAATACTACATTCAAAACTATGAATTCTTAATGATGGGATTTTTGATTGATGAAGAAGAATTTGAAGTAACACCTGCAATTTCAAGAACACTTACAATGTTTGAGGTTGATACTAAAACAAAGGCTAGAAAAGCTGAAATGTGGCCACCGAGTAATCAATTTGAATTGAATATACAATTTTTAAATTCGGTAACAACAATTAGTGAATTATTTAATTACACCGCAGATATTAATGTTGGTGATAGTGAAAACGTTGACAGTTATTCTGTATATATAAATGACAATTATATTGGGGATGATGTCGGACTAATACAAATATCGACAAATGATATTCTAAAAATAGATGTGGTAAAGATTGACAATTTAAAGGATGCTACAATTTTTACAACGGCAACCCTAATCTAATTATTCCCCGTATATATCTTTTTTTTCGGTACAAGTATCTTCAATTAATTTCTCAAGAAACTTATACATCTTCAATCCTCGTCTATCACAGTATGATTTAAGGATACTATGTGTTTCAACTGATATTTTTAAGTTTTTAATTTCTTTCATAGGTAGGTAGAAAAAAGGCAGAAAAAATACATACTCATTAACAAATATATATCTGGAGTATAGGTATTTTGTAATTTTTATGAATATTTATCTATAAAAATAAATTTACTAACAAATAAAAAAATGGCAACATCAAACAAAGTTTTCGTTTCTCCAGGTGTCTACACCTCAGAAAGAGATTTAAGTTTTGTAGCTCAAAGTGTCGGTGTAACAACATTAGGTATTGTAGGTGAAACTTTCACAGGACCTGCATTTGAACCTATCTTCATCAGTAATTATGATGAGTTTGTTTCATACTTTGGGGGTACAAGTCCGCAAAAATTCGTAAACACACAAATCCCAAAATACGAAGCGGCTTACATCGCAAAATCTTATTTACAACAATCTAACCAATTGTTTGTTACAAGAGTATTAGGATTGTCAGGTTACGATGCGGGACCATCTTGGTCTATTACAACACAAGCTAACCTTAATCCATCAACATTAGCACCAACAACCGACGCAACTTGGTCTGTAACCTTTACAGGTACTGCAGGTAATTCATCATCGATTGTATTTACAAGTGCATTCCCATCACCGTTAACTACCTACATTAACGATACTATTACATTATATAATGGTAGTACAACAACAATGCAGGACCAAATTGAGGAGATGATTTATTCAATTATCCAAACCAATACATTGTCTGCAACAACACAGGGTATTTGGGGTGTGTTGGAAGATGCTACATATAACGCTTACATAGGTGCTGGTTTTACGGATGTAACTAATAATTTACAAGTTAGTGGGTTAACTGAATCAACAGCTAACTACACTGCAGACACAATGGATGTTTGGTACTACGGTGCGTTTGAACCTACTGCGGGAGATAACTACCAAGGTATTTCATTCAACGCTGTTATGGGTAGTGACTTTATCGAGGGAACACCAGGTGAATTTACAGGAACAATTTCAGGTACAGTATTAAACTGGGTTGGTACCGCTTATACGGAATATAATGATGTTGTCGTAGCGACTTTCCGTTCTCGTGGTCTCAATTCAAATACAGATGGAGGTCCAGTTTATTCAGTTACGGGATTAACTGATGTAATTATGGATTGTTCAGGTACTTATGCAAATGTACAGAAAAACCCATTTGCACCATTTGCAATTTCAGGTGTAACATCTGCGGGTGCTACATTCTCATTCCAAACTTCATTCACAGTAAGTGATACTAATTTCTTACCTAAAGTATTTGGAGTATCTAACTTTAGTAAACCAAGAACTGATGTACCTATTTTCTTAGAAGAAGGTTTATATTCATTATTAACTTGGGCATATAGAAAAGGTTATATTAGAGGTTTAAATTGTGATTTAATTTCTTTACCTTCAGCTAGAAATGATGCTGGTACTAACACATCTATTGGTTGGTACTTAGAACAATATCAAACACCATCAACACCATATGTAGTTTCTGAATTACGTGGTAATACCGTATATAGATTATTTAAGTTTATCTTAATATCTGATGGTAACGCAGCTAACCAATTGGTTAAGATTTCGTTGGCTAATATGTCATTTGGTAATAATACCTTTGATATTATTGTGAGAGATTTCTACGATACTGACTCTAACCCAGTAGTTCTTGAAAAATTCACTAACTGTACTATGGACCCAACTGAAAATGGATATGTTGCTAAGAAAGTGGGTACAGCAAATGGTGAATTTGCATTGAATTCAAGATTCATTATGGTGGAGATGGAAGAACAAGCTCCTGTAGATGCATTACCTTGTGGATTTGAAGGTTACGTTTACAGAGAATACTCAGGTGCTAAATCACCTTTCCCAATCTACAAAACAGAATACTACATTCCTGGTCAAGTAATTTACAACCCACCATTCGGTAACGCGGCGGGTGGACCAAACGCTTCTTTAGCAGCTGGTGACCAAGTAAGAAGAACTTACTTAGGTTTCTCTAATACAGTTGGTATCGATTTTGATTACTTTGCATATAAAGGAAAACAAAACCCAACTAATTTAGCAACTGCAACAACGTCTGAACCTTGGGCTTACCTTTCTAAAGGTTTCCACATGGACTCAGGAGCAACAGTTGTATTAATTACAGGTGGTTACATTACAGACGGAACACAGGCATTTGATTGTGGTGACGCTTCATTCCAAACAGACCCAACAGACCAGTCTAACCCATACTACAGAACATACGCAAGAAAGTTCACTATCTTAGCTTCTGGTGGTTTTGACGGTTGGGATATCTACAGAGAGTGGAGAAGTAACCAAGACACATTCAGATTAGGTGGTTCAGGATATTTGAAAGGAGCAGCTCCTTCAATTTCTTACCCAACTGCAACAGGATGGGGTCAGTTCAAACAAATCACAGTCGGTGATGACTCAGTAAACTGGGCAAACTCTGACTACTACGCATACTTGTTAGGTCAAGATACATATTCTAACCCTGAAGCTGTTAACATCAACGTATTTGTAACACCTGGTATTGACTATGTAAACAACTCTAACTTAGTTGAGTCAGCAATCAATATGATTGAAACAGAAAGAGCAGATTCAATCTACTTCTGTACAACACCTGACTACAACATGTATGTAGCAAATACCGCTAACTTCCAAGGTGATTTTATCTACCCACAAGAGGCAGTTGACAACTTAGAAGAAACAGGTATCGATTCAAACTATACAGCTACTTATTACCCATGGATTTTGGTAAGAGATAGTGTTAACAACACACAAATCTACATTCCACCAACATCTGAAGTTGTAAGAAACATCGCATTGACAGATAACATCGCATTCCCATGGTTCGCAACTGCGGGTTACACAAGAGGTATCGTAAATGCAGTTAAAGCTCGTAAGAAGTTAACACAAGAAGATAGAGATACTCTATATGAAGGAAGATTGAACCCAATCGCAACATTCTCTGATGTTGGTACAGTAATTTGGGGTAACAAAACTCTTCAAATTAGACAGTCAGCTCTTGACAGAATTAACGTAAGAAGATTGTTATTACAAGCTCGTAAGTTGATTTCAGCTGTGGCTATCAGATTGTTGTTCGAACAAAACGACGAACAGGTAAGACAAGATTTCTTAGACTCGGTTAACCCAATCTTAGATTCTATCAGAAGAGATAGAGGTTTGATTGACTTCCGTGTAACAGTAAGTTCTTCACCTGAAGATATGGACGCTAACCAATTAGTTGGTAAAATTTACTTGAAACCAACAAGAGCGTTAGAATATATCGACATCGAGTTCTTGATTACACCAACAGGAGCATCGTTTGAAGATATCTAATTAACTGATATTTAATATTAAGGGGGGTTAATTCCCCCCTTTTAGCCCTTTAAAAACAAAAACAAATGGAATTCAAAAAATCGACACTCAGAGAATCATTAGAAGTAGAGAACAATAATGTTAAAACATTTTCTAAAAAACCACAGAATGTGATTTTAACTGAAGCTCAATTAGAGAGATTAATTAAAAACGTCTCAAAGAAAAAATAATGATTAAAAGAATTATTAAAGAGTTTTACGAAGAAAAAATGCTTCGTGAAGGATTTGATGAAGAAGGAAATCCTGATTTAAAATACTATGCTTTTGATTGGGATGATAACATTTGTATTATGCCAACACAAATTATACTACTAACAGATAAAGACGAAGAGATTGGTATGTCTACTGAAGATTTTGCCGAATATAGAGGTGAAATCGGTGTTAAACCATTCGAGTACAAAGGAAAGACGGTTATTGGATACGCACCTGAACCATATAGAAATTTTGGTACAAAGGGTGACGCTCAGTTCATCGTTGACTCAATGATTGCAAAGACAGGTCCATCGTGGAATGATTTTGTAGAGTGTATCAACGGAGGTTCTATCTTCTCTATCATTACAGCAAGAGGACACCATCCTGACACGTTAAAAGAAGCGTGTTACAATTATATTGTCACCAACCACAATGGTATCTCACAAAAAGAGTGTATCGATAATCTTATTCGTTTTAGAAATATGTCTGAAGATGGGGGTGTTGAACCTCAGGATATGATTATGGAATATTTAGATATGTGTAAGTTTTACCCTGTAACTTATGGTGAGGGTAGTGCTGCCAACCCTGAGGTAGGAAAGATAAAGGCGTTAAGGGAATTTATTTCTTATGTTAAGGAAATGAGTCAGAGATTGGGAAAGACAGCGTTCTTCAAGAATGATGTCAAAAATAATTTTGTCCCACAAATTGGATTTTCTGACGACGACCCAAGAAACATCGAGAAAATTAAAAGTTTCCTAGACCAGGAATATCCAGATAAACCAGTAAGAACTTATTTAACTAAAGGAGGAGAAAAACTAGAGATATAATTAAGTTATATTTAAGTTCTAGTTCTGGATGTATAATCAGATTTTAAAAAAATAAGTAAATAGAAAAATTTTCGACAAGGACACTATTTATATAAAAAATAAACGAAACTAAAAAACTAAAATACAATGGCTGATTTATTAATGAAAATGCCGATTCCTTATGAACCAAAACGTAAGAATAGATTTATCTTAACGTTTGACTCATCTTTGGGAATCAACTCTTGGTACGTAGAATCAACTTCTCGTCCACAAATCTCTATTAACCCAACAGAAATTCCATTCTTAAACACCTCCACTTATGTTGCAGGTCGTTTTACTTGGAATACTATTAACGTAACTTTCCGTGACCCAATTGGTCCTTCAGCGGCTCAAGCTCTTATGGAGTGGGTTCGTTTACATGCTGAATCGGTAACTGGTCGTATGGGATACGCAGCAGGTTACAAAAAGAATATTAACTTGGAGATGTTAGACCCAACAGGTGTTGCGGTTGAAAAATGGATTCTTCAGGGTACATTCTTAACTGACGTGAACTTTGACTCGTTAGGATACTCGGACGACGGTGTGGCTACAATCACAGCTACATTACGTCCTGACAGATGTATTTTGGTTTACTAAAATAATCTTTACGATATTTTTAGTTTTGTTATATTTAACCATAGGGACCACCCTATGGTTTTTTTTTTTGAGTTATGGATAATATATCACAATACGGTCAAATGGACTTTAACTTACCACACGATGTGGTAACACTACCTTCTAGAGGTAAATTTTATAAAAATAAAAAATCTTCATTAAAAGTGGGGTATCTAACCGCTGCGGATGAAAATATCCTTTTGAGTCAAAATCAAAACAATGATATCATCCAAACACTTTTAAGAACTAAAATTTATGAGCCTGACTTTCACGTCGACCAATTATTGGATTGTGATGTTGAAGCAATATTAATTTTCTTAAGAAACACATCGTTCGGTAGTGAATATAATTTAATTTTATCTGACCCAAAAACTTTAAAGGAGTTTACGGTAACTACGACATTAGATGAATTAAACATTAAGGAACCCAAAATGGAACCAAATTCTGAGGGATATTTTGAATTTACATTACCTACATCGGGTTCTGTAGTTAAATGTAAATTGTTGAATGTTGGTGACCAAAAAATGTTAAGAGAGTTTGAAAATGCATACCCAAAAGGTATGACAGCACCTGTAATCACTAAAAGATTGGAGATGCATTTAATTTCAGTTGACGGTAATGAAGATAAGGGACAAATTGCTCAATGGATACAACAATTACCTATTGCCGACTCAAAGTATATTAGAAATACATTAAGAGATTGTGAACCACGACTAGACTTGGAACGAGTCTTTACAGCCCCGTCAGGAGAAAAAGTGAGCGCTCGCATCACTTTCGGGGCAGAGTTTTTTCGTCCTTTCTTCTGATTATAGAAAGGTAGTATATGATGAGATATACTACTTAGCAAAACATTTACATTTTTCATATTCAGACCTTTTAAGGATGCCAACCTTTGAAAGAAAGTTCTTCATTAATAAGTTATCTGAAGAGTTTCAAAAACAAAATGAAATGGCTGAACAAGCAAGAAATAAAAGATAAGGTATTTATTGTAAAATAACTTTATGTTTTTACAAGATAACAGCGGTGGTGGTCCAAGTTTAAGTGATTTAACGGGAGCGTTAAAAGATTCGTTTGCTAAATTACAAGACAGTATATTTGATTTTGAAGACCAAGTTGCTCGAATTAATAGAAGTGTATTAGGACAGGGTGCAGTTTATGCTAAAGACATGAGGGTTGAGTTCGCTCAAGCCGCTGCAAAATCTATAGAATTTGGAGGTACATTAGATGACATAGCGAATGTGTTTTCATCAATTAACAAAAGTTTACAATCAAATACAATGTTAACTGATGAACAGTTAACTAGTTTTGTAGCTATACAAAAATCTGCAGGTATAACTGCGGAGGAAATGGGAACACTTGCGGAATCTTTTGATACTATAGGAATTGGTATTGATGGTACTATTGAAGGTATTGAACAGATGTCAAGTAAAGCAAGAGGTCTTGGATTAAATGTTGGTACGTTCCTACAAACAGTTGGTAAAAACTTAAAGTTAGTCAACGCTTATAACTTCAAGGATGGAGTTGAAGGATTCACTCGTATGGTTGCTAGAGCTCAGGCGTTACGTATTGATATGACTTCGGTTAATAAATTGGCTGCGGATTTATTAAACCCTGAAAAGGCGATTGAATTGGCGGCTGAGTTTCAAAATTTAGGTGGTGCTATTGGAGCTTTAGGAGACCCGTTCCAATTAATGAATATGGCCCAAAATGATATGGAGGGTCTACAAAATACTATTATAGATGCTGCTAAGTCATCGGTAATGTTTAACAAAGAAACTGGTAAGTTTCAAATATCGGCAACTGAAATGAGACGATTAAGAGCTTCAGCAGATGCTCTTGGTATGAGTTACGAAGATTTGGCTAATACTGCGGTAAAGGCGGCTCAGGAACAAAAGGCAATGGATGAATTAAGATTTACTAATATGACTGATGAACAGAAACAATTAGTTGCAAATCTTTCTACATTAAATAAACAAGGTAATTTAGAAATTAAATTACCAGGTCAAGACAAAGCCATTGAATTGTCTAAATTAACAACAGAACAAGTTGAAAGTGCGTATTCTGAGTTAATTAAGGAACAAGAAAAACAAGGAAAAAGTTCTCAAGAAATTGCCGTGGACCAACTTTCAACTTTGGAGGATATCTTAAAAACACTTAGAACACCCGCGGCTAAATTGGCTGCAGGGGTTGCTGGCGGTGAAACTTATAGTGATATATCCGCACAGGCAAAAACAGTTGCAAACAATGTTTCAGCAAATCTAAGTAAGTTATTAACTGAAGAAAATTATAATTTAGTTAGAGATAAAATTGTAACGGGAATACAATCAGTAACAGATAACATAACTTGGGACCAAGGATTAACACCATTTTTAAATTCAGTAAAAACACAAGTAAGTCAAGGATTTAGGGAACTATTAGATTTCTTTGGTACTGATTTTACAACAACAGTCACTACGACAGTACAAAACGCAAGAAGAGTGTTACCAAACACTAGTGGTGGAGGTAATAACAATTCAACTACAGTTACACCACAACAACCTACTAATACAACACAGACAATAAATTTAAGTAATTTAAATGTTGTACACACAGGAACTATTAGATTGGATGGATTAACTCAAGTGTTAGATGTTAGTAGAATGTCAAATGATGATATTCGAATATTAAGTGAGAGAATTAAACAGATTTTAGAGCCTGACTTGTTAGGTAACTAATAAAAAAATATCCAATCATCTATTTATAGATAAATAAAAAATAGATGCCGAGTCCACTATCATTTGATTCAACAGAAAACTTTAGAAAAAAGTTATTAGTAAAGAATTTAGAACCATATAAATCTAATGGTTTTAATTCTGTTACTGCACCAGGAACCGATGAGTTTAACTTAAAAGATTTTTCGGTTTTAGATAGTCCTGATGTTGTTCAAGTTGGTGACCAACAAGAAAAAATATTATATACTAAAAATAAGTACGGACCTGCTGATGGTCAAAATGGTTTCGGAGACCCAATTGATGTTACAACATTTCAAACAAATTCTAATGAGGGACCATATACTGGTATAGAAACAGGGTTAGAATTAAGAAGTGAACCATCACAAAAAAGAGCATTTATAAATAATCTATATGGTCCACAAGGTGGATATGATATTGTTTATAATGTAGATGAAGTACAAAAGATAATTCAAAATAGAGATACCTATTTTAAATTTATTGGTTCAACATATCCGGTTGCAAGTATTTTATTACAAGACAATCCACAGGGCTCAAACGGAAATCTTTCACAAGATTCTGACATGATAAAAATTGCCGCTACATCATTAAGAGCGGAATTACAATACAGAATTGCACAAGAAACCTATCAACAGACATTAGGTAGAGTAAATCTTGTTGGAGCATTAAATGACCCTTTTGAAGCTGCTGCCATCTTAGCGGGTAAAAAACCTTTAATAACTGCCGATTGGCATATTTCAGTACCCGGTAGTTTACCAGCCAAAGGGTTGGATATGGCGGGAAGATTAACAGGTGTTTATTTTCCTTATTCTTGGATACCTGGTGATTATTTTGACCCTGTAGGTAAGAGAAGTTTTATTAACCAAACAATAAATGTTATTGGAGCATTGTTTGGTAAACCTGATTTATTACCTGAAAGAAAAAATGGTTCTGATATTTTCTTAGCAAACTCAGGACAAGGACAAGTTTCAGCCCTATTCTCATCATTAGAGTACAATGATTATAGACCTGATTACAAAGCTAATTTTATAGGTGATTTAAATTTAGGTGCACCAAATGGTCAGTATTATGTTGGTAAACGAACTCAAGACCCGAATGATATTATTTTCCCAAATAATGAGTTACCAACAAATGCTAAAGGACAAAGAGTACAAACCGCAGTCAGAGGTTATGGTGAACTAGCAACATTATATGAAGGAAATCAAAAATTTAACTTTGGTTTAAACACTGCGGAACCTAGTGATGACGGAGGACTTCAAGGTGGATTTACATGGATATCACCAAAGTCGAGAAGTGCTGCGGGTAAAAAGGCCGGAAAAGGTGGAGAGTTATATGAAACAGATTCGAACTGGCCGCAGATATCATCTCAATTTAATAAAACTGAATCAACAAATTATGGTTTAACACCTGGTTCTATTTTATATGACACACAAAAGTTAGTTGAAGCCGCAGATGGATTAAATGGTAATGCGAGGCTACAACACGTTGGTAATGCAATCAACCAAACATCAAAAGTATTCTTTGATGGAACAAGAGAAATTACAAAAGGTTCAAGAGTTAAACGTTATGTAAATCAAAATGGTGGTGAGGTCGGAATGGAATATTGTAGAGTATTCACCAAAGATACCCCTTTCTTTACTTATTCTGATTTACAAAAAACGGAAGGTAACATTAGAAAGTCCACATATTCTGTTTTAGATAATACATTCAACTTAAACATTGCCCCAATGACGGGTAATGAATCTACAAACGTTATTGACGGACAAGTTAAGAAATATATGTTGTCTTTAGAGAATTTAGCGTGGAGAACAACTGACATGCAACAGGATTTACCTGCATGTGAAAAAGGACCTTTAGGTGGTAGAATAATGTGGTTCCCCCCGTATGACTTAAGAGTAGATGAGAGTGTTTCTGTTAGATGGAATCAAAACGATTTCTTAGGAAGACCTGAGCCGATTTACACATACAATAATACCCAAAGACAGGGTAGTTTATCATTTAAGATTATAGTGGACCACCCCTCTATTCTTAATACAATCATAGATAAAGAATTAGCCAATGTTAGTCCTGAATCTGAAATTACTAAGATTGTTGATAGTTTCTTTGCGGGATGTAAAACATACGATATATATGAATTAGCCAAAAAATATGGTACCCTTTCATTTAATGAAATCTTCAGTGTTGTTGAACAGACAACTAACGTTGACCAATTTAAGAGGGGAATGGAAGAAATTCCAAAAGAACAACCACAAAATTCATCTGAAGGTGAATTAATCCCAAGTTTGACGGAATTTAATGGGTTAAATCTTTATTTTGATAATGACACTCCTGACCCTAAAAGTTATGGAAAAACATCGTCTATTGACTACACTTCAACATATATGGCATATATTGGTGAAAAATCTTTTTATCAAGACCAAGCTAACGCCAATCAAAAACAACCAACTCAAACATTCTTTGAGGATGTAATTACACCAAATTACAATAAGTTTGAGGATTTTTTAAATAAGATTGTTGAAATTGCGGGTCAAGGATATACCGTTAGTTTTAATATTGTTGGTTCAGCATCATCTCCTAATTCACCAACATATAACGTTGACTTATCATGGAGACGAGTTGATTCAGTTTTACAGACAATACAAGATTGGAATGGTATGGAACCTTTATTAGAAAAAGGTTTGGTAAATGTTACTACAGATGGTGTTGGTGAAGGGGGACAGAGTGATGCAACTAATTCATCTGGAACTCCTATTGATTGTACTCAGGAATTGACGGGGCAAGACAAAATTTATTCGGTAGCTGCTATGGGTTGTCGTAGAGCACAGATTTTAAATGTTAGTGTTGGACCTAAGATTGAAGCTGACACAAAAATTGCCGATGAAGTTATACCACAACCAACAACAGGTAGTGCCGACGCGAGTCCTACACCACAAAAAACAATTTCAAATCAAGAAATTAGTTTAAAGCAGGGATTAGCTAAAAGAATGTTAAGAAAGTTATTAAGTGAATGTGATTATTTTGAAATGATTAAAGAAGATACTCCATTCCTTTATGAGAGTATGAAAGAAAAAATTCAATTCTTTAATCCGGCTTTCCACTCAATTACACCTGAAGGGTTAAACTCAAGATTAACTTTCTTACAACAATGTTTAAGACCAGGTAATACTATACCTGTTATTGGTCCTGATGGTAAACCTCTACAGAATGATGCGTTAAACACATCATTTGGAGCTCCTCCGATTTGTGTGTTAAGGGTGGGAGATTTCTGGCATACAAAAATTGCCATTAACCAAATGTCAATTAGATATGAACCATTACAATTGGATTTAAACCCTGAAGGTATTGGTGTTCAACCGATGTTAGCTGATGTTAGTTTATCATTCTACTTTATTGGTGGTCATGGATTAAAAGAACCTGTGGCTCAATTACAAAACGCATTATCGTTCAACTATTATGCTAATACTGAAATGTATGATGAAAGAGCTACGGCAACTGAAGATACATCTCAGATTGATAGATTTGTAATTGAAGATTTAATTGCTGAGGTTCCATTAACTAATCAAGAATTAGGAATGGATATTCAAAACGAGGCGGGTAATACTATTGGAACCATTCAAAATAAAGTGTTATCTGATAATGGTACAACTGTAACTGGTACAACATCATTTATGCAGATTATGGATGACTTAATTGGTGTATCTAAGGCATATGCCGATGCTACCGTATCATCGTTGGATAGTGTTAACCAAGCGTACTTAACAGGTGGTTTAAGAATGTTTACTAAAGATAGAAAGTATATTACGGGTGAGTTTGGACAATACGCAACATCGAGTTCTGATAATGTTGAAACAAGTATTTTTGGTAAAACAGAATCATTGCAATCAAAAATAGACCAAGTATTTAATGACGCGTTATCGGATGTTGATAATGGTAATTCTCCTTTAGTTGCTCCTTTTGTAACAGGAGACAAAAAGAACGATGTTAAAAATGCTGATTTAAGAACATTTAAAAAACAAGTTAAAGATTTAATTAATCGTAGAAAAGTTAACTTCTCATCATCTATGTTATCAAACTTAAATGATTTGGTTGGAGTTGAACAAAATTTCATTAGAGTTGTAGATAAAATCAATTTAGTTCAAAGTGGTATTGATGGATTTAAGAAACCTTCAGGTCAACCAATTCTTTATTCATTAACGGCAACAACCGAAGTATCTGATACTTCTGGTGGTGCTGCCGATACACAGGTAGAATTGGTAAATGACTACAAAGTTGTTGCGGATAATCTTAATACTTTATATTCTAAATTAGAAACATATAAGTTAATGACTGATGGTTGGTCAAGTAATAACAATGATATTGTATTTTATAACTTGGCTATATCATCGGCTGCGGAAAAGAGATGGGCGATTATTTTTGGTAGAGAAACGCTTGATAATAGTGCAGATATTAGTGAGGAGGTTTTAAAAGAATTAGTTAAAATACCGGTGTGGGCAAACACTGTGTATGCATCACAAGACCTATTAGTTAAAGAATATACAAAAGAGTATGATGAATCTTTAAAACAGTTTAATAAATTCAGGGATGAATACTTCAAGTCTGTATTTAACGAATATAAGCCTTATGTTAAAGGAAAGCAGAGAGATTTCACTTTCTCCGACATAAAAACGCCAAATTCTGCCGACTTGGATAATTTTAATTTGTTATACAGTGGTGTAAATGGTGGAAATAAAAATTCTTGGAACAATAAAGTTAAGTTAGACTAATGCAATACTACAATAGATATCAGAATTTTCTTTTAAACGGTCAACAGACCGTTGTTCCGTATGTTACTTTGCCTTCAAAGACAACTGATAGAAAATATATCTATCGCCAAGGAAGAAGTAGATTAGATAAAGTTTCCTATGAATTTTACAACACGCCATATTTTGGATGGTTAATTCAAATGGCAAACCCACAATTTGGTGGAATGGAAACCGATATTCCTGATGGTTCAGTATTAATCGTTCCATTTCCTTTAATTGCATCACTACAAGATTATAAAACGGCGATAGACAACCATTTCTATTATTATGGCAGATAATGTAAAAAAATATACAGATGGTAATGTTGCTTGGGATGCTGACTATAACAACGTAGTATTAGTAGACCCAAACAAAATCTTTGACAAAGATGGTAGGATGCAAGAAAGGCTTGTTGACCATGAAAATCTTGTCATGTACGCTAATTTGGAAGCGAGAATTATTCCAAGAACCAAACTAGCTTTAGGTGAAAATTTTGATGAAAATTCAAACTTACTTAGTCCGATTGCAAATTTTGGTGGTTCACCATTAGGTAAAATAAATTTCTTATCACCACAAGGAAAAAAATATTTAGACACTAGTTGGTCTGACCAAATAACAGGTAGAGGTGCTCTTGAGGGTCAAGGTATAAATCAAACACAAGTTAGTCAAAATAACTCTAGAAGTGTTGGTAATATCGAAGACACTCAACTTTTAGGTATTACAAATATAAAAATTACAAACAACGCCTCATTTATCCCTGTGGTAACTGTCGATATGGTCGACGTTCAAGGTAGAACATTATTTGAACTTGGTGAAAAATCACCATACTCTGCATTTATGCAATTACCATACCCAATATTTTATCTAACAGTTAAAGGGTATTACGGTAAAGCAATTAGATATGAATTAATGTTGAAATCATTTAACGCCAGATTTGACCCGGGTGATGGTAATTATAAAATTACTTTAGAAATGATAGGAAGAACTGCTGCTATTCTATCGGATTTGCCATTAGGTTCACTTTATGCGTTACCGCACATGTACAACTCAACGTTAAGTATACCAAATTCTACAGATGGGTTAGCAAACGGAGACCAAGAACAATTATTAATAGATTCTGCAAATAATCTTACAGACCCATTTGAATTGATAGCGTTGGCAAATACTGGTGTAAATCAAACCCAACCTATGTCTCAAATTATAACAACTCGTGGAATGAAAAAGATACGAGAAGTTTATAATTACTACGAATCTAAAGGATTAATAGGTCCAAACTTCCCTCGTCTGACAATTGCTCAAATGAAGATGAAGTTAGACAAATTAGAAGAGTATATTACAAATAGTTTTGCTAAAGAAGATGTAAGTGTTTTAAACGATATTGATGAGTATAGAAAAGTAATCAATGATTATCGAGATAGAGTATATAGTCAAAATACTCAATCATGGTATCAAAAATATATGGACGGTAAAAATGTGTTGGTAGATAACACTACAGGTGAGATATATTATACATTTAAAAAAGATTTAAATTTACAAGCCAAAAAAGATGCTATAGTTGAATTGACTGATAGTATAGTTAAATTTTATAATAATAAATTATCAAATAACGCAACTTTTGGTGATAATGGTAAGTACACAATTAATGGAAAGACATATTCATCGTCATTAACATTCACGATGAATTATAATGATTTTCCTTTTTACATTACAAGTGAAGATTTACAAGAAAAAATTAATTTAGAGCAATCATATATTTTAACTAACAATAAAGCACCTAATGAAGTCGAATTATCTGCTTATACTTTAACCTTAATAACAGATATAAAGGCAAAAGGTTTTAAATATGATTTTCAAACTCAAGAAATTGTCACTGATGAACAAATAATATATTTTGGGTTTGGAACAAAATATAATAATGCTAAATTTTCAGTTAATTCATTTCTTGAAAAAATATCAGATTTAGAGGAAAGATTTGGTGTTTTAGAGGAAAAAATTGAAAATCAATTATCGGACGCTTTGATGGAAAAAATAGAATCATCAGAGAATGGATTAGGATTTAAACCGACCATAAGAAATATTTTAGCGGTAATTATGGCTAGTGCGGATGCATTCTATAGGTTAATGGATGATGTTCATACTGAAGCTTGGAAGTTAAAATCTGACCCAGTTCGTGCTTCCGCAATTTTAAATCCAGAACAATCAACAAATGTTGATAATAAATTTGTAGTTAATGGACAGGTAATTGGAAGTGAGGAACTTACTGAAATTAATTTTGTTTATCCTTGGCCTCAATACATTGAACAAGAAAAAGATGAGAAAGATAACGTATATCAAGTAGTAAAATACCCTGGATTGAGTAGTTCAATAAATAGAACTAAGGGATATCTCTATGACAAATGGCCAGAAATTGAATTTTTAGAAGAATATGTAACAGGTCAATTGTTAAAACAAGCGCTTCCTACACCATCAACTATGCCTAATCAAAAGAAGGAAGCTAACTTTATACCTTCTAATGCTATTGAATTCCCGTATACTGTACAACCGTATGGTGATAAATCTGAGGTGCCATTTTTTTACGAAATTTGGGAAAGAACATATTTGAATACCTATTACTCTAAATTATTTAGAGACGAACAATCAAGATATGACCTTTATAGTGTTTTAGGTGATTTTGAATCATACACAATTAAAGAAGCGATTAGTTCGGACCCTGAGCTAATGATGATACTCAAAAGATATGGATTAAGTTTCCAAACTTTTGAACCATTCTTAAAGAGTATTTCAAATGAGGGAACGGGTCAAAATTGGAATAACTATATTAGAGATATTTTTAATACTGACTATATAAATGCAGACATTGATAATGATTCTTACATATATTCTTTAGATACAATTAATGTTGAAAGTATTACTGTACAGGACTCACAAGAAAGTCAAAATAAACTTGTAGAATATCTAAAAAGCACTCAATCAAATACTTTAGATTATACTGACGTATATCCATTTACTGATTTAAATTGGTTAAAAAATAATATGGCTTATGGTAATTCCGTAGGTAATGTTAGAGATTCTAATGATACAACTAAATCATTATATTATTTTGATAATAAAAAAACCATTTGTTCATTTAACCCAAGTGATTTAACCTCAGTAACTAAAGATGTTCCTTTAACTAATATTTCTTGGATTAACAACTTACCCACCGCTCCAAGTCAGACTAAGAATGTTAGTACTAATCTGATGATGAAAGCTTATTATGATAATAGGTTGGTGACTAATTTAAATTATTTTATTACTGAATCTGTAATTAACTATGGTCCAAACTATCAGGGTAATGTAAGTGAAACTCAAACAACATCATTACTTAACACTCCATACTTCATCAATTCAATTATTGAAGGTGTTGATAACTACAAAAATGGTAACCCTTATCCATATAAGAACTTAGCGTATTTGTTCTTAAATTCACTACCACTATCAACATTAAAAGAAAAATCATTATTTGTAACTGATGATAACGGACTCAGTCAACAATCGTTGAAGAGTTATTTATCAGCAATCTTTAATAAAACTTCCGCCATTCACAAATTACCATACGCTTGGATTTTAAAATACGGTTCAATATGGCATCGTTACAAAAATTATATCGAAAATGGTGTTGACCATTTAGATACGGTATGGAAGAGTTTTGACCAAAATGATGCTTACGACCCCACCAATCAACAACCGATAACTTCATATAATATAAAGAAATATGACGGGTCTAATTATTTGTATGAGATGCAAAATACATTGGCAGGGGTATCACAAAATATGTCAATTAACATTGGACTATATCCAAAGTTAATAAACTCAATTTATTATATGTTTACCGACACCGATATTATAACTGATTATACTCCGTCGGGTTGGGATAGTGCATATAATAATGGATTAAGAATTGGTTTTACAAATGACTCCACGGTTATGGTACCGTCAAATCAATTTGCAACTCCAACAACACAAAACCTGTCCATTAAAAACTGGTATCAATATATTGAGGATACAACTGGTTTATATGACAATAATATTAATCAACCAAGAATCTTTGTAATCCCCTCAACTGGTGGGTTATCATTCTCACAATATAGATTTGAAAATACAAATGGTATAACGAATATTTTCCAAAAGACCCCGACACAAGTATTGTCTGACCAAACACTTTACGATGGGTCGGCTCGTTCATTGTGGGGAGGTTCAAACTTTGGTTTCTATAATAACTCGTTAGTTAAAAAGCCGTCGTATAATGAATATCTAAAAGTGATTGACACTGAAAATGAATATCAAGACCCATTTACAATCACTTATAATTCTGACTATTCTAACATTGAAGAGTTACTTTCTGTTTTCCCTAAACAGTTATTGGACATTTTTGAGAACGAGTTTTTGAATTTCACAAAATCTCCTGATAATACAATTGAATTATTGGCGGGTGAAAATACGAACTTATCTTATTTTGATTTAACCGATTTACAAGACATATATAATAGGAATATTATATCGGTGTTACGACCTTTATTTATTTCTGATATGCCAAAGAGTAATAATGAAAATGGTATAGCTTATGAAATTTCTGATAATCAGATGACTAATTTTGTTTATGGTATGGAACAATTCTTAGGTTATCAGGTAATTTTAAAGAGGGGTAATCCTGGTAATTTTGATAGAAGAGTATTCAATTCATTATCAACTAACGATACATTCAAACCTGTTGACCCAATTAATTTTGGAAAATATGTAACTAATTCGTTACCTTCTTCAGGTGGTGGAACGACATTACTACAAAGCCAAGCGGCTTATCCCGATGCTTGGAAAGCATTAAAATTAAATGTTGGTGAATTTACTAATAGTGATTTAAGTTATAAGGATAGTGGTTCATATATTACTGATTTCTTTATTACCATGAATATTGAATTCACTAAAACAAATGTTGAACAGCTTTCACAGGTAATTAAGATTTTTGCCACACAAAAATTACAAAACCCGTCATTAACTAGTGCGACCTTCACGACAAACCTTAATCAATACTTGAGTAATCAAAACAAATATCAATCAAACATTCTTAACAATGTGTTTAGATATTTGAATAAGAACATTCCAAATATTACCCAAATCAAGGAATCGAAAAGAAGTGCGATGGACGGTGATATTGCAAAGACGGAACTTTGGGAAGTGTTCAAAGTTTTGAATGACAAATGGATTGCGGGTGGTGATTTTAAAAACCGAGTTTTATTTGAGGACTTTTTATTTTTAGATAGAGCTAACCGAGATATCGGTGATAGTATTATTGTAGATGTAAATCATTTATCAAGTTGGTTATCAAACGAACGAGAGACAGCATCTTTATATTCATTAATTGGTGAAATCTTGGCTCATAATAATTTCATATTCATGGCTTTGCCGGCATATGTTAACTTTTATGGTGTTCAAGAGATAACTAAAAATGGTGTACCACAAGACATCGATATTCCAAATAGCTCGTTCGGAACATACCTTGAGGTTGATTATCAAAAAAACAAACCAAAGTTTGTTTGTATGTACACCAATAGATTGTCAGAACATACAGAACAAAAAGAAAATATAGATTATCGTTTTGCCAATGATAGTTTTGATTTGAGAAAATCATCTGAAAACCCATTGGTTGAGAATCAAAATAATAAACAAGACTGGGGAACGTCTAACAAAGTTGTTGCGTTTAATGTGGATTTTGGTATTAGAAACCAAAATATATTTAAATCTATTTCATTAAACCAATCACAATATAAAAACACTTCTGAAACCTTCAAAGTGTTGACGGATATGGCAAACCAAACAAAAGGTCAAAAGACGTATCAGCAGTCCACATCATTATTTAACATATACAAAACTAGAAGTTATACTTGTGAGGTACAATCGATGGGTAATGTTATGATACAACCTACAATGTACTTTAACTTAAGATATGTTCCAATGTTTACAGGACCTTATTGGATTTTAAATGTAACACATACTATTACACCAAATGACTTCCAAACAGACTTTTCGGGGGTAAGGATTTCAAAATTCTCATTCCCAAATTTGGATAAACTTACAATGAGTGTTAATTTAGATTTATTGAGAAGGTATCAGAAAAAGGTTAATAATATTGTTACAACAACAAGTGGACAAACAAGTGCTAACGCAAATCTTGAATCCGAAGCATCTACAACTGTAACTACAAATACTAATCCTCCGGCATTGCCTCAGGGTGGGGTTAATAAACCAACAAGAGCCGTATTGGCGGATTGTTTAAATAAAACAAAATACCCTAACCTACCGTGGATTGACAATAGTAGTATCACCACAATCGGAAAGAAAGATGTTATTGAATACCTAAAAACAAGAACGGATATACCTTTAAAGATACGAAGATTGGTTTTTGGAATGGCTTGGACGGAACAAGGTCAAGGTACCAACTTTACGTGTGTTGGTAATGATTTATTTGGAATACATACCGATGGAACATGGAGTAATAATATGATTGGGTTTGTATCGGGACAATCTTGTGTTAAAGTAATAGAGGGTGGTTCAAGACCACTCGCGGTATTCGATAATTTTGACAATTCAATAAAGTTTGTATTAAGTAGATTCAATACAGCTGGTTTTGTACAAAGACAAAATCAATATCAAAGTTATTATGGTGAAGCCGAATCTTATGCTAGATTATGGAAATCGTGTTGGAATTTAGGTGTCGGTTTATATGGTGGTAATGATGTCGAACAAAAAATTGACAAAGCCATTAGTGATGCAAATAAAAGCGGGGGTGTGGTTAATAATAAAAATTACTGGCAAAGAACAGTGGCATCGTTCCAATCGGCATTAAATTATTCCGTTTCAAATGGGTTATAATTGAAAAAACATAAAGTTTGTTATATTTATATTAAAAATATCGTTATGGATATCAAAAATTTATTAGATAGTTATTTAGCCAAAGACACTAGAATCTCAGAAAGAGATGCTGGAAATGGTTATAAAGAAGTTTGTGATTTAGACACTGGTGACTGTTATACAGTTAGAATGAAAGATGGTCTTATCGAAAGAGTGGATAATACCATGAAGTTAAATAGAACTTTAAGGGTTGAAACACCACATGGTGTAAAAACATTATTAAACGGTTAAAAATATAAAAAAATGTCAATAGCTAAAAAAATTAGTGAAGAGGTCGAAAGATATAAAAAGATTAACAATTATATTGTTGAACAATTCGATGACCCAACAGCTGAAGCACCTGCTGATACTGAAATAGACGCGGCAGCAGCACCTGAAGGTGATGCTCCTGTTGATGAAATTCCTGAACCAATTGATACGGCGACTGACCCAGATGTTGAAAAAATTGATAATGAAGGTAATGTTGAAGGTGAAACATCAACAGATGGTGATGTAGAAGAATTAGACATTACTGATTTAGTTACATCTCAAAAAGATATCCAGTCAAAGCAAGAAGAATATATGACTTCTATGATGGACAAGTTAAATGACTTAGAAGAAAAGTTAGGTGCTATGGATTCTATTTTTGATAAGATTAACAATATTGAAAACAAAATTGAAAAGTATCGTCAAAAGAGTCCTGAGGAGAAATTACAATTAAGAAGTTTGGATTCTTATCCATATAATCAAAAACTTACTGATTTTTTTGAAGATAAGCAAGGTGATATGGAAGCTTCAGGTAAAAACGAATATGTTTTAACTGATGATGAAGTTGAGAATTTTTCACCAGCTGATATAAAAAAGACATTTAACATTTATAAAGACGACAATCAATATTAATGTTTTAAGATGCCTGCTACCTTAGGCAAAAACGTACCCGAGTTGCATACCGTAAGAACTGCTCTCGGGTCTTTTTTTTTTACCGGATATTTGACTTTGAATTGTAGTTTAGTATAATTGTATGTAGAGTATATGAGATTCTATTAACTTTAAAAACAATTAAAAAACGATGCAAAATTCATTAGACGCAGTACTAGCACAGTACGAAAAAAACACGACACGTTCAAACAATGGCGGGTCACAGGTCTCTCAAGAAGAGAGAATGAAAAAGTATTTTACTACTATCTTATTGAAAGGTGAAAAATCTGGTCAAAAGAGAGTACGTATTCTCCCAACATCAGATGGTTCATCACCATTTAAAGAGGTATGGTACCATGAAATCCAAGTGGATGGTAAGTGGGTTAAATTATACGACCCAGGTAAGAACGATGGAGAACGTTCACCATTAAATGAAGTTTATGAAGAACTTATGTCAACAGGTAAAGAGTCAGACAAAGAATTGGCTCGTCAGTACCGTTCACGTAAATTCTACATTGTAAAGGTGGTTGACCGTGACGCTGAAGAAGACGGAGTAAAGTTTTGGCGTTTTAAAGACAACTACAAGCAAGAAGGTATCTTGGATAAGATTATTCCAATTTGGAAAGCTAAGGGTGATGTTACAAACGCAGAGGAAGGTCGTGATTTGATTATTGAATTGACCAAATCAAAAACTCCTGGTGGTAAAGAATATACTGTAGTTCAAACCATTATGTATGACGACCCAAGTCCTCTTCATACTGACAGCGCAATCAAGAAAGAGTGGTTGGACGACGAACTTACATGGAATGATGTTTACACTAAAAAACCTGAAGAATACTTGGAAGCGATTGCTCGTGGAGAAACTCCACGTTGGGATTCAGATTTGAAAAAGTATGTTTATGGTGATAGTGATGAGATGACAATCGGTGGTGGTTCTAAAATGAGCTCAACAGCTTCTGACCCACAGGCTGAAATGGATATCGACGAAGACCTTCCATTCTAAAAAAAATGAGGCGGGGGATTTAGTTATCCCTCGCCTTTCTTAATTTATATTAAATATGAAAATCAGAAAATATATGTACGATTCTCTTACTAAAAAGTACGAGAGCGAAATTGCAGAAGCGACCGCAATATTGATGGTGTATATGGAGAATCCAGTTGGTATTGGAGAACACCCACAACATTTAGAAGAAATGGATAAGTTTGTTGAAAAACTTGCAGCTGCCAATGATAAATTAGAAAATTTAAAAAAGTTTTATTCTCAAAATTATGGCAATTAAGAAAAAAGATTTCAAGGACATTAAGAAGAAGTTCTCTACGTCAGCTAAGTACAAACCACAACGTTACTTGGATTTAGGTAAGGACTTTTTGGATGCGGTAGGTATCCCTGGTCCTGCTATTGGACATTTGAATATGTTCTTAGGTCACTCAGATACAGGTAAGACCACGGCTTTGGTTAAAGCTGCTGTTGATGCACAAAAAAAGGGTATTCTTCCTGTGTTTATTATCACCGAACAGAAATGGTCATTTGAACACGCACACCTTATGGGTTTTGAGTGTGAAGAAGTAGTGGACCCTGAAACAGGTGAATTGGATTGGGACGGATTCTTTATTTTTAATAACAATTTTGATTATATTGAACAAATCACAGAGTACATCAACGATTTGTTGGATGCTCAAGAAAAAGGTGAGTTGGAATATGATTTATTATTCCTTTGGGATTCAGTAGGTTCAGTTCCCTGTAAAATGACTTTTGAAGGTAAAGGTGGTAAACAACACAATGCGGCGGTTCTTGCCGACAAGATTGGTATGGGTATTAACCAACGTATCTCAGGTTCACGTAAATCAGATTCGAAATTTGAGAACACTTTAGTTATTGTTAACCAACCATGGGTTGAACTTCCAGATAATCCATTTGGTCAACCAAAAATCAAAGCAAAAGGTGGTGAAGCTATTTGGTTGAACTCATCTTTGGTATTCTTGTTTGGTAACCAAAAAGGTGCGGGTACAACTAAGATTACCGCAACCAAAGACAAGCGTACCGTTAAGTTTGCAATCCGTTCTAAAGTTTCCGTATTGAAAAACCACATCAATGGTTTGGGATATGAAGACGGAAGAATCATTGTAACCCCCCACGGTTTCTTGGCAGGTAAAGATTCGGCAGAAGAGAAATCTTCAATCGAAGCGTACAAAAAAGAACACTCAGAATATTGGAAAGAAATCATCGGAGCAGAAGGTGACTTCCAATTAGAAGACGAAACAGAGAATGTGTAACCTTTTAGGTATTTCAAAGTGGTAAAAACATTATTGGTTGACGGGGACAATCTGTTCAAGATTGGCTTTCACGGAGTTAAGGAGTATTACCATAACGGTAACCATATTGGTGCGATTTACCACTTTGTTAATGCTTTAAAAAGATTTTTACAAGAACACAATTTCGACAAAGTCATTGTTGTTTGGGATGGTAACAACAATGCAATCCAAAGACGGATGATATTTCCCGAATATAAAATGAACCGTAGAGACGGATTGAATGAAATTAAAAAAGATTCATTCAATTGGCAGAAAAGACGTGTCCGTGAATATTTGGAAGAAATGTTCATCCGTCAAATTACGCTTGATGGCTGTGAAAGTGATGATGTTATATCATACTACTGTCAGATTTCTGAAGGCGAATTCAAAACCATTTTCTCTTCAGATAAAGACCTTACACAGCTTATCTCTGAGAATGTGACCATCTACTCCCCTATGGTGAAAGAATACCTTAAAATGGGTTCTAAAATCAAAATAGGGGATATATCTATACCACATAAGAATGTCGTTACCTATAAGGTGTTATCAGGAGACAAATCTGATAACATTGATGGTATTCGACTCTTGGGTGAAAAAACTTTTGTGAAACTTTTTCCTGAGGTACTTGAAAATGAGGTTTCTATTGACCATATTTTGACAAAAGCTGAAGAGTTATTAAAGGAAGACAAAGAAAACAAAGCTCTAAAAAATCTTTTAACGGGAGTAACAAAGAGAGGGGTATTTGGAAATGAGTTTTTTGAAATTAATAAAAAACTCGTAGATTTGTCGGAACCTTTAATTACTGATGAAGGGAAAGAAGAAGTTGAACAATATTATAAAGAAGAATTGGACCCCGATGGTAGAGGATATAAAAACTTAATGAGAATGATGATGGACGATGGTCTATTTAAATTCTTACCAAAACACGACAACGCATGGGTGGAATTCCTCACTCCATTTATGAAACTAACGAGGAAAGAAAAAAAACGATTTACAAACAAAAAGTAACAATTAATTAAAAATTTTTATGAAAGAGCAAACAAATGATGCAGTTAAAATGGAGTTCTTGTTAACCTTGAATGACAACATTGTAGTACAACGTTATTTCAACGTAAAAGGGTATAACTCAAAGGCTCGTAGAAGCTTAGAGGTACCTTTACTTTTGAATGAAGTAACTAAACTTATCAACCAAGTTTTGGTTGCAAAAACAATGGTGTATATGATGGATAATATGGACCAAATTATGGTTGAACCCGAGATTTTAGAAACATCAAATACAGATGAAAATGAGTTCTTTAACGTCTATATTAAGATGGGTGACGAGACAATTTGTCATAGAATTTTAGATGCTAAAGTATACCCTCCAAAGGTAAGATATACGGTAGACATACGCCCAGAGTTAAAAACTATACTTCGAGCGTTGACTGACATTTTTTCATCTGAAAATTTAACACACAACTATATGAACTATAGTCTGATTTAAGCATATTTATTAAACCGGACCCGTTAAATTTAAAACAAAATACAGTATATGTCGAACGATAAAAACTTTGGATACTTAGGAAATTCATTTCAAATTCAGCTACTAAATAATATTATTATTGATAAAGATTTCGCCACTTCCATTGTTGACGTTCTTGACCCAAAATACTTTGATAATCAATACTTTAAGTTAATAATGCAGTTAATAAAACAGTATTATTCAACTTATGAAAGTTCACCAACTTTCGATACTTTGGAACAACTCACAAAGTCGGAAATTACCTCTCCAATGGCTCAGAAGATGGTTTTGGACATGGTTAATGAGGTAAAAGAATCACCCATTGAAGGTTCTGAGTTTGTTCAATCTAAAGCTTTGAAGTTCTGTAAACAACAAGAACTACAAAAGGTTATGACTAAAGCTCAGAAGATTATTGATAAGGGTGATTTTGAAAGTTATGACCACCTCGAAGGGATGGTAAGACAAGCTCTTCAAGTAGGTGAAGTTGATGCTGGTACATCAGATGTTTTTGCTAACTTGGATGATGTATTAAAAGACGATTTCCGTCACCCAATTCCTATGGGAATCACGGGTATTGACAACCTATTGAAAGGTGGTTTGGCTAAAGGTGAACTTGGTGTAATCTTAGCTCCAACAGGTGTTGGTAAAACAACCGTTTTATCGAAAATTGCGAACAATGGTTTTAATTTAGGGTATAATGTCTTACAAGTATTTTTTGAAGATAACCCTAAGATTATTCAAAGAAAACACTTCACTATGTGGACTGGAATTGCTCCTGATGATTTATCAAATCATAGGGATGTCGTCATGAATAAAGTGAAAGAAATTAAGACAAATACAAAGAACAAACTAATATTGAAAAAGTTACCTTCAGATACTTTGACTATGAATCAAATTAAAAATCAGATTCGTAAAATGATTGCTGAAGGGAACAAAGTAGATATGATAGTATTGGACTATATTGATTGTGTTGTACCTGATAAAAACTTGGGTGATGAATGGAAGAGTGAAGGTTCAGTTATGAGGGCTTTTGAGGCAATGTGTCACGAATTAAATTTGGTTGGATGGACTGCCACTCAAGGTAACCGTTCATCTATATCTTCAGATGTTGTTACTACAGACCAAATGGGTGGTTCTATTAAGAAAGCTCAAGTTGGTCACGTAATTATATCTGTGGCAAAGTCGCTTCAACAGAAAGAAATGAATTTAGCTACAATCGCGATAACTAAATCACGTATAGGTAAAGATGGTATTGTATTCGAAAACTGTAAATTCGATAATGAATTTTTGGTTATCGATACAGAACAAAGTATAACATTCCTTGGGTTAGAGGAACAGAAAGAAGAAAAAAACAGAGAGCGTGTTAAAATGCTTTTTGAAAGAAGACAACAAAAACAAAACAATTAAAATTATGAATAATATGGAAAACTTGGAGATTAAAGACATTAAGTTTGTAATCAAAAGAAATGGTGATAAAGTTCTTTTTGAACTTGAAAAAATCCAAAACGCAATTCTAAAGGCTATGAGTGGTATTGATAAACACGACTCAGAAATGGCTGAAAAGATTGCTAGACTTACAATGAAAAGTCTTTTTAGAGGTGATAAAACCCGTGTACCTCACGTTGATGAAATACATGATATGGTTGAGAATAAACTTATGGATAATGGTTTAAATGATGTTGCAAAAGAATATATCATTTATCGTTCTAAACACAGACCAAATATCTTTACTAAGAGAGTAAATTTAAAACCATATGAGTATCCTGAACTGGTTGAATATGTTGATGCAATTCGTCATTCATATTGGGTTCACACTGAATTTAATTTTACTTCAGATATTCAAGATTTTATGGTTCACCTTAATGAAAAAGAAAAAACTGCAGTACAACGAGCTATGTTGGCGATTTCTCAAATTGAAATTGCAGTTAAAACTTTTTGGGGTGACATTTACAAAAGATTACCAAAACCTGAAATCGGAAATGTTGGTGCAACTTTTGCTGAATCGGAAGTAAGACACGCAGATGCATACTCAAACTTGATACAAGTTTTAGGATTGAATAGCGAGTTTGAAAATCTTTTAGAGGTACCTGCAATTCGTAAAAGAATCAAATATTTGGAAAAGGCAATTACAAATTCTAAAGCGGTTGATAACCGTGATTATTTTGAATCTGTAATTCTATTCTCGATGTTTGTTGAAAACGTATCATTGTTTTCACAATTCTTAGTTATTATGTCTTTTAATAAACATAAGAATGTATTAAAGGGTATGAGTAATGCAGTTGAAGCAACTTCAAAAGAAGAAAACATTCATGCTGAGTTTGGATTTGATTTGGTTAATCTAATAAAAAGAGAAAATCCTGAGTGGTGGACACAAGAATTAATACAAGATTTAATTGATGCTACTATAGATGCATTTAGTTCAGAATCTGACATTGTTGATTGGATTTTTGAAAAAGGAGATTTAGATTTTCTAACTAAAGCACAAACTTTGGAGTTTATTAAACACCGTTTTAACGTATCTTTGAATTCAATTGGTATTGAAGATATATTCCACGTTGATAAGAAAATGTTAGAAACTACTGAATGGTTTGATGATGAAATTTTAACCACAAAACATACAGATTTCTTTAACAAAAGAAGTATCAACTATAGCAAAAAATCAAAATCAATTACTTTAAACGATTTATTTTAATTTAATTTTATATAAAAAATATTTATGAACAATAGAGAACCATTCGATTGGATTAACGAAGAATCAATTACATTTCTTCGTAGAGGTTATTTAAGTGAAGGTGAAGAACCTTTAGAGAGAATACGAACAATTGCTAACCACGCAGAACAAATTTTAAACAATACAACAAATAATAAAACTTTTGACGGTTTTGCCGACAAGTTTTTTGATTATATGGGTAAAGGATGGTATTCACTATCTTCACCTGTATGGGCTAACTTTGGTAAGAAAAGAGGATTACCTGTAAGTTGTTTTGGGTCCAATATTGGAGACAATATTGAATCAATCCTTTACACTCAAGCTGAAGTTGGTGAAATGAGTAAAATGGGTGGAGGTACTTCAGGTTTCTTTGGAAATATCAGAGGAAGAGGTGCTGAGATTACAGATAATGGACACGCTCCTGGTTCTGTACACTTTATGAATTTGTTTCAGAGTGTAGTTGATAATATTTCACAAGGTTCAACTCGTAGAGGTAGATTTTCTCCGTACTTACCTGTTGAGCACCCAGATATTATGGAATTCTTAGAGATTGGTACTGAGGGATTCCCGATTCAAGATTTAACACACGCGGTTACAGTTACTGATGAATTCATGAAAGAAATGATTGAAGGTGATAAACAAAAAAGAGCGATTTGGGCTAAAGTAATTCAAAGACGAGGTGAAATTGGATATCCATATATCATGTTTACCGACACTATGAATAATAAAGCACCTGAAGTTTATCGTGATAAGGACATGAAGATTTATAATTCAAATCTTTGTTCTGAAATTGCACTTCATAACTCTGAAGAAGAGTCATTTGTTTGTGTTCTTTCATCTATGAATTTATTACATTATGATGAGTGGAAAGACACAGATGCTGTTGAAGTAATGGTTTATTTCTTGGATGCGGTTGTAACCGAATTTATTGATAAAATTGACGCACTAAGACACACAGGTACAATCGAAGGACAAAGAGCATTCTTTTATTTGGAAAAAGCATATAATTTTGCTAAAAGACAAAGAGCTTTAGGTCTTGGTGTATTAGGATGGCATTCATTGTTACAATCTAAAAACTTAGCTTTTGATACAAGAGAAACTGCAAGATTAAATGTTGAAGTGTTTAAATTGATTAAAGAAAAATCATATAAAGCATCAGAAGAGTTGGCTCAGATTTTTGGAGAACCTGAAACTTTGATTGGATATGGTAGAAGAAATGTTACATTAAATGCAATTGCACCTACCACATCATCGGCATTTATTTTAGGACAGGTATCACAATCAATTGAACCAATTTGGTCTAACTGTTACGTTAAAGATGTTGCTAAATTAAAAGTTACAATTAAGAATCCAGTATTGAAGGAATTGTTAAAGGAACTTAAAAAAGATACTAAAGCCACATGGGATAGTATTAAAAAACATGATGGTTCAGTACAGCATTTAGAATTTTTAACTGACGAACAAAAAGAAGTTTTTAGAACTTTTGCTGAGGTAAATCAGGCATCTATCATTAACCAAGCTGCGGTACGTCAAGATTATATTGACCAATCACAATCACTTAACTTAATGATTTCACCTGATATGCCGACTAAGGATGTTAACAAACTTCTTATTGATGCATGGCAATTAGGTGTGAAAACACTTTATTATCAGCATTCAATGAACTCAGCTCAGGCATTTGCAAGAAAAAAGTTAAACTTAAACGACTTGCAGTGTGTTGCGTGTGAAGGTTAATTGTTATTTATAACAATAAATAAATATAAAAGAGGACTTCGGTCCTCTTTTTTTTATAAATTACTTACTTACAATATTTATAGACAATGGCAGATGGTTATACATATGGAATAAATTTCCCGTTTCAAAAAAGTAGGGATGGAAAATACTTATCACTTTCTCAAGGTGCTGATGAGGAGATAAGGACTGATTTATTACATCTTATCTTAACAAGAAAAGGTTCTCGTTATTATTTACCGGATTTTGGTACTAGAATATACGAATTTATTTTTGAGCCTATGGACGGACCATCATTTGATGCAATCAAGGCTGATATTAGAGAAGCGGTAGACAAATACTTACCTAACATTATTATTAATGAAATAAGTATAATGCCATATTTGGATGATTTAGAAGTTCAGGGTGAATTAAATATGTCAAACTTGGGTGTTGGAGGTATTTATAGAATACCTGGAAGGGGAACGGAAGAATATACCGCAAAAGTTAGAATTGATTACACAATAACTGACTCTACGTTTGAAAGCCGTGATTTTATAATAATTAATATTTAATGTAAATGGCACAAAGAAGAATATCATATACAGACAGAGATTTTGAATCGTTACGTCAGGACCTAATTAACTATACTAGAGAGTATTATCCCGAGTTAATTGATAATTTTAATGACGCTTCGGTTTATTCTGTATTTTTAGATTTGAACGCGGCTATTGGTGATAATTTACATTATCATATGGATAGAAGTATTCAAGAAACTGTTCTTCAATATGCTCAACAACGTTCTTCAGTTTATAACATTGCTAGAACTTATGGTTTAAAAGTACCAGGTGCTAGACCATCTGTTGCTTTAGTTGATTTATCAATTACGGTACCCGCATTTGGAGACCAAGAAGATACTCGTTATTTAGGTATTTTAAGAGCTGGCTCACAAGTTGTAGGTGCTGGTCAAACGTTTGAAACTGTATACGACATAGATTTTTCAAGTCAATATAATAATGAGGGATATCCTAACAGAACTAAGATACCTAATTTCGATTCAAATAATATTTTAATAAATTACACGATTACAAAAAGAGAAGTTGTTGTTAATGGTATTACAAAAGTATTCAAAAAAGTTGTTACACCGGCAGACGTTAAACCATTCTTTGAATTTTTCTTACCTGAAAAAAATGTATTAAGTGTTACATCTGTAATACAAAAAGATGGGACATCATTTCAGGCTACCCCAACATACTCTGAATTTATAAGTTCACCAAATCGTTGGTTTGAAGTAGATGCGTTGGCTGAAAATACGGTGTTTGTTGAAGACCCAACAAAACCTTCAGATATGCCTGGAATTAAAGTTGGAAGATACATCGAAACTGATTTAAGATTTATTACTGAATATACTCCTGAAGGGTTTATGAAATTACAGTTCGGTAATGCCACGGTAACGGCTGACGAACAATTAGCACAATTTGCTAGAACGGGAATACCATTAAGAATTCAGGATTATCAAAATAATATTGGTTTAGGTAAAACTGTTAAAGCCAATACAACAATCTTCGTTCAATACAGAGTTGGAGGTGGAACAATTTCTAATATCGGTGTAAATGCTATTAACCAAGTCGGTACTATTAATTTCTTTGTAAATGGACCATCGGCTAACATCAATAGTATGGTTATAAATTCATTGAGAGTTAATAACGTAACCGCGGCTATTGGTGGTGCAAATCCACCATCTACAGATGAAGTTAGAAATATGGTATCCTTTAACTTCGCATCTCAAAACAGAGCGGTGACGGTTAATGATTATAACGCTTTAATTAAGAAAATGCCTGGTAAGTTTGGAGCACCAGCCAAAGTTGCAATCACGGAAAGTGATAATAAAATTAATATTAACATATTATCATATGATAGTAGTGGTAGATTGACACAACAAGTATCAAATACTTTAAAACAAAACATTGCAAATTATTTATCAAATTATAGGATGATTAATGACTATATAGCGGTGAATGTTGCTCAAGTTATTGATTTAGAATATGAAATATCTGTTGTTATAGATTCTACTCAAAACCAAGGTGAGGTTATCACACGTGTTATTGATGTTGTTTCACAGAAAATGAACCCACTGTTTAGAGAGATGGGTCAAAATGTTTCTGTGTCTGAAATTAGAAGTGATGTACAAAATGTTTCAGGTGTTATGTCAGTTACAGATATTGCGGTGTTTAATAAAGTTGGTGGTCAATATTCGTCATCTCAAACATCTCAGCGTTATTCAAATGCGGCTACAAAACAGATTCAATTAGTTGACGATACTATTTTTGCTGAACCTTCGCAAATTTATCAAATAAGATTCCCTAATAAGGATATTAAAGTTAGAGTGAAAAATCTTAAAAATATAGATTTCTCTTAACTTATTTACATAGACATTAGTTAAACTACTTTTGAAATTAGGTAAATAAGTATTTATCTAAAAATAGAACTATGCCAAAATCCTATAGAATAAGAACCAAATTAGGTGTTGACCAAAATATACGTGTTAAGATAGACCAAGATTTTGATTTTCTTGAAGTTTTATCGTTAAAATTACGACAGGAAGACGTATATACAAAATTTTGTGCGGACTATGGTGTTGTTGTTGGTAGAGTTGTTGCTAATGGTGGTTTTGGTGTACCAAATGCAAGAGTTTCAATTTTTGTACCCGTAGAGGATATTGATTTAGAAAATCCAATCATATCAACATTATATCCATATAAAAGTCCTGAAGATAAAAATGAAGATGGATACAGATATAATCTATTACCATATGAAAAAGAATATGGAGGACATACTCCGACAGGAACCTTCCCAACAAGACAAGATGTATTAACCAGAAATGAAGTATTAGAAATATACGACAAATATTATAAGTTCACGGTTAAAACAAACGAGTCAGGTGACTTTATGATTGTGGGTGTTCCGTTAGGGGTACAGACCGCAGTATTGGATTTAGATTTATCAAATATAGGGTGTTTTTCACTTAGACCTGTAGATTTAATACGAATGGGCTTAGGTACTGCAGAACAATTTGATGGAAACCAATTCAGAGCTTCTGAAAATATTGATAGTTTACCACAAATTATTCACCAAACAAAAAATGTTGATGTATCATCATTTTGGGGTGAAGGAGATGTATGTGATGTTGGAATTACTCGAGTGGATTTTGATTTAAGAGATTTGGGGGTTGAGATAACTCCCACCTCCATTTTCATGGGTTCAATCATGAGTTCAAACGATTCTCAAATGTTAAAAAAGAATTGTAAGCCAAAAACTGAGCAGGGTGACCTTTGTGGTATGGTGACAGGACCTGGTGAAATTTTAGCCATTCGTCAAACAATTAATGTCGATGTTAATGGTGACCCAATATTAGAACAATATAAATTAGAGCAAGGGGGTAAGGTAATTGATGAAGACGGTACATTCGTAACTGAAGTTCCGATGAATATGGACTATGTTGTTACAAATGAATTTGGAGAACAAGTTATTACCAATGATTCTAGAATAGGTATACCTACAACAGCAAAATATAGATTTAAAGTAAAATATCAGTCAGAAGAGAATGGTGGTGGAGTAAATCCTTTAGGTGGGTTTTTCCCTGTTCCTGGTGAAATATTAAGGGGAAACTTTTTAGTACCAAATATTAAAGAATATGGTTGGACTGGAACTACGGCAAATCCTGGTATTGACCCAGCGACTCTTGCTGACGATAAGAGTCCTAATTATGACCCAAATTATACCGCTAATACCCAATGGCAATTATTTCAAAAATCATATGCGTTTTCTTTAGATTGGGCTGATTATGCCAACAAGGCTGCAGCTATAAACTGTAATGATACCTTCTATAAAATGAAGTATAATAAAGTTTATACTACATCACAATTTATTGATGAATATAGAAGGGGAACGGGTAGGGCTAGATTCTTAGGAATTAAAGAAATTATCGATAGAAGTTGTGAGGGTGATACAAACAAATTCCCAACAAACGACGGAGTTAGAAATTTTGACATTATTTACTTCTTATTCAACATATTAATAACACTAATGACACCAACAATAATCATGTTGATTCTGTTGGCGAATATTGTTTGTTTATTATGGCCAATTTTAAGAGTTATTATAAACATTATTGGTACAGTAATCTTAAGTGTAGTAATTCTATTATGTAATGTTGTTAAATTCCTTTCATTTGGTTTATTAAAAATTAATTGTCCAAGATGGCAGTTGGTTAATATTGCAGCTAAATGTCCATTGAGTTCATTACCGTTACCAAATATGTCGTACCCTGACTGTAACGCGTGTAGTTGTGAAAGTAGAGAGGTTGTAGGTGATGATGCTGAAGACACTAACTTTATTGCAAATAATTCATTGTTAATTAATTCAAATGAATATATGTTCTTTGAGCAAATAATTGCTCAAGAAAAAATTTCAGGAAATTATGAAATAAAAACGGATTGGATGTCAAAGTATTTGTACGGATTCCAAAGTACGATGTCAGGTTTTGATAACGGTACAAATAATGATGTTTGGACTAAATCACCATTTATGGATGATATTGACCCAGATGGTAATCCATATACAAGTTATAAAACTTGGTCGTGGGATTTAACGTTAGGTGAAAGATTAAATTTATTTAATGTTAAATCTAAATACCATCTTAATGGTGGATATAATAAAATTAAAGTTGAAGTTAACCCAAATAGTAACACAGGTAAATTTCACTATGATAATGTTATGGCAATTGTTTGTGACCCAAACAGTGAACAGACATTGACGGCTGGTAGTATTATTACATTTCAAAATATTAATAGTTCTATAGACCCAAATATTAGTGGCGGAACAACAGGTACCTCAATAACAAGTTCTTCTTATAATGTTACAGTTAACTACATGAACCCAAGTAACTTAGGGTTAAATAGTAGTACAATTTATAGTATAACAGGGTCTACGGGTACAAATAAAAATAAATACGTTTTCCCTTCGGACATTGAATATTTCCAAGTTATTACGGCAACTACCGTTGGTTCATATATTGATATGGCATCTCCTTTTGGGGCTCCACCGACATCTAATGAGTCAGGATATGTTACCGCAAATAATAAATTCATTAACAGATTCTTGATGGGGTATCAAAGAATCAAAAAGGGTGGAGGTTCAAATCCTGATATTTATCCTGATGGTGGTGGTGACGATAAGTTCTTAAACAATTATCCTAATTTAAAATTAAATTCTGAATTTAGAAATCATGTTGTTGTTTTCTTAGTTAGAGGTGTTGATATGTATACTGACAGACAGGATACAATTTTTGATTTATCGACTTTATATGGTACAACATTTGGAAATGGGCCAAAAGTTAGGGGTAACTACAAAATGAATATCCCAATTCAAAGATACACATCTTCAACTAATTGGAAGTTACCTAGACATAATCAATTAACAAATAATGGTTCGTCAAATAATGGGTATTTGTTCTTTGGTAGTTATACCTTCACTGTTGGTTCAAATTATACTAGTTATACCACTAAAAATCACTTAGATTATTCTTGTTTAGATTCTGATAACTATAAAGTGGGCTCTGGTTCCGCGGGAAGTTCTAGTGACTTTAATTTGGTAAATAACGCTGTTGCAACTAGAAATTCAGCCAATAAGATGGTTAATATGGGTAACAGTAAAGATGGATTTATTAATGGTTATTGGGATAATGAGGTAGTTGAAGGTGGTACAATGATGTTATGTAATGGGGGAAGTGGTAATCCAAATAGAAATGATTATTTTTATTATTCACCAACATATTTTACTCAATATCCGAGTGATACATTACCAATGACTGATACATCCAGAATGATTATGAGGTCAGAAAGATTACCATCATCTGATGTTCATGATAGAAGATTTGTATTACATCAAAATAAAGATTTTGCAATATATAAAGTTTCGGATTTAGGAAGTAGTAGTCAACCCACACCTACGTACACAACAGGTACTGATAATTTTAATGATGCACCTGATGATTTTGCTGAAGATGCTGGAAACATGGCAGCAACAATTTTACAGACATTTGCTTGTGAAACTATGGTTCCGTTAGGATGTTATACAGGTAATGGTGAAAACTTTGGTGTGGCAATTTCTACGAACGATTGTTACTATGTTGACAAACAAGATGACCTAAAAAAGATTTATGGTGGATGTTATTATTTAGTACAAAAACCAGGGTTTAGTGGTATCGTAAAAGACGTTCAGTTATTTGCAGAATGGAAGAGTCGTTTTAGAATGATGTTTGCTCTTTGTAGAAATGTTGTTTCATTAACTTTTGTTAATAACTGGATTAATGGTAGTTTATATATGTTCTCATTCCAAAAAGACACATTATATCTTGCACCATTTTCCGCGGCAACATTTAATACTGATGTAACTTATAGATATTGTATTGATAATTTAGTTTTTAAGGAAACTAATAATTCATTTTTTTATAGAAGTTCACCATTTAACGGTACTGAATTTACCGGTAAAAATTCACCATTAAAGAATAATGGTGACCCATACCCTGTAAGTGCAGCATTAAACAATAGATTGTTAGGTTATCCTACAACTATGATGGATTTAGGACCTCGTGACCAATTCACCAAAGAAATTTGTTTTAATCCTGATTTTGAAGGGTTTATCATAGATAAAGTTAGAACTACAAGTTACAACGATACTTCAGATATCTTACAATTATTTGTTATTAGTAGATTAACTGATGCTAATTTCTTAGAACAATTAATTGGTTTAGGTGACGGTTCAGTTTCTAAATTATTCTCAAGAGAAAATAGTAGATTAGATGGTGATATTGCACAACTATTGAGTATTAATTCTGAATTTGGTGTTACACCTTATTTGGGTGACAATTATACTGATTCAAACATTAAATATTTAACAAGTTCTGACGGACCAGTATTAGGTATTTTCTTTACTGGTAATACTGAAAACCGAGATTTAATAACACCTGGTCGTACAACATTTGCAGATAATACTATTGTCTATTTAACGAACTATTATGGGTTTGAGGACCAACAAGTCCCTTATCACCCTTGGAAGATACAATCTAATGGTAATATAATTTTTGGTAATCAATTAAATGATTGGAATACTAAAACTGCGGTCGACTCGACAATTAATACAATTTATTATCAAGGGGTTGATAGATTAATTGGTGGTCAACCAAGTTCAGGACAACCAACTTTCCCATCGGAAGTATCGACACCGACTACACAAAAACCTGGATTTATATATAACTCATCATCAACTGGTGGTATTAACCCTACTATTAATGTTAAAACCACAATACCGACGATGCCTTCCTACATTATGGAGGGTTCACCATATCATTTCTATTTTGGTTTAAGAATAGGAAAGTCAGCAATGAACAAATACATAACAAAATATATATTTAATGAGGACTTGATATGAGCGAACCAACAGATATAAGAATTGTTAGGAAGTCAGACCAATATAAGGGTGCTGCGGATACTGATGTTTATTTACAACTTGGACTAAATGGAGACCAAAGAGATTTAGTTGAAGGTGATAGAACGGTATTATTAAATCTTGAAGAACGTTTTTACGAAGAAAGACAAAAAAGTAATATTTTCAGGGTAAGTGGTAAGGTATCGAATTTATTCAATAACAGTATTTCAGGTTACACAAATTATGTTCCTTTTGGTAATAATTTATACTATCTAAATGCTATTGAAGCGAAGACGATAAATGCTCAACAATCTCCTCCACAAATAAGTGCTTGGAGAGGGTATGTCCAATATGATGAATTTTCATTTTATAGAACCACTGGTATACCTGGACACATCCCATTTGTAAATAAGAGTGCGTCTACATACAATTGGACTATGTATCTAAGTTACGCTTATTCTTCTGATACTACTCAGGTCATGAGATACGAAAATGAAGAATTAAATGGTGTGGTAAACTTTATCGCATCAGATGGTATTCCGTTTGTAATTAAAAATAGGGAAGTTAATGGTAAAACTTTAATAACTTTTTATTGTGGATGTCATCATAATTTATCTGAAGGTGATTATGTAAAATTATCTTTTTCAGTAAATGGAAAAGATTATTTTCCTGTGTATTCATTTGGGGATGAAAATTTTGGTTCAGATTTAAAAGTATTTTCAATATATAATATTGGATATGCTTCAGGTTTTGCTGATGGAACCACGGGAACTTTAAAAAGAATAACTGATATTAATAATACAGGTGAAACTACATCAAAGTATTACATTAGAAAACATAAAATTTTAACATCGGTTGATGATTATACTTTAACTAAATTAGGTTTTGAAAATATACCATTTAAGAATGAAGTAAAATTAGAATATTCGGCTTTAACCCCAAACAATATACAAAGGACATCAATAAAAAATGGAAGTCAGACGACGGGATTTTCTTTTGAAAAAGATATTGATATTACAAATTTAATTGATAATAATAAAATGCCAGTTAGAGAATTATTTGTGACAATAATTCAAAAAGGATATATGGGTTGGTTTAACAAACCATTTGCGAATAATTACCCTGGTTTGAGTGTTGGTTGGGAATTTAATTTTCTAACAAACTCAGTAGACCAATGGTGGGATAGTTCAAATTTAAATAATAAAGATTTGGGTCTTACAACATCGTCGTATTCATACAACTCAAATACTTTTTATTACAATAATAATTTAAATGTTGATAATATTATTGAAGGGGATTTTTGTGAATGGAATGAATATGATATGAGAGAATCACTATTGTGTCCGATGTATCACAAATATTCATATAATCCAATTCTTTTTATCAATAATTCACCAGTAAACTTTGAATCGGGTTATTTATACAGACCACACCATCCTGTTAAAGTGAGAGATTTTTCATCATATGTTGAATTTGGAGTTAAAGATGAAATTGATAACATACCAAACTATGCATTTTACTCACAAACAGAACAGCAATGGAGATGGAGAGATTTATATCCATATGGGTATATAGATGATGAAGGTTATGGTATCGACCACCCATTCACCAACAATTCCCATTATCCATTTAAAGAGATACAGTTTATGCAGGTCCCACCTGTTAGAAATGTAAATCAACCAAATATAGGTATAATAGTAGACCCAATAATTGACGATTGTGAATAATTACAGATTTGCTAAATTTAATCAAACACAACAGATAAACATTCCTGTTGAAATGACGTGGGATACGTTAGGAAGGGGAGATGCTATTGATGTGTATGAAAATGAAGTTTTAGATTTAATAGTAAATCCTACTGAAGATTTTGAAGTTACTCGTTATGCTCATAAGATGTACGGACAAGGTCAAACGGATATTAATTATCAGTTTTTCTTTTTACCTGCGGTTAATCAAGTTACAGCTTCTACAGTATCTGATTGGGTTATGTCTTACACCGCCGAAACATTTACGAATAAAGAGATATATTATTTCGCTAACTCGTTTAAAAATAGTTTCTTTAAAATAGATTTCTATAATAGTAATATCACTGAAACTCAAGAAATCAGAGCTACTATTATTATTCCCACACAACAAGGTAATACGGTAACATCTAATATTGGTACCGGATTAACCGTACAAAATGTTGAAATTAAAACACCTGACTTCGTGTTAGATTATGTTGGTGATAAAGAAGGTTTTTTTGTGTATTGGTTAAAGAATCCGACCTATATAACTGAAACCACATTTTATATGTCGGCTAAATTTTATAATGCAAAAACTGGTGATTTTATTAGAATGATGACAGAACCACAAGCTTCGTTACCCAACGAATTTAATTTTGATAAGTCAAAGTATTTCTATTATAAGGTGAATGTTGATTACGCCAATTTTGAATATGATGTTACAAATCTATTTAATGTTCGAGTTGGTACATCAACAAACCCCATAAAATGGTATGAATATATTAACCCATAATGGAATCTGAAAAGTATTATATTAAGATATCTCCAGGTGTATTAGAAAATGATATTGTTTCTGAAACATATGATGGTAACACATTCGGTGTTTACACCGGTATGACCCAAATATTAAGTGGGGGTACAAATGGGGATAGTATATTGACGGGTTTAACTATACCCGTGTTGTTTAAGGATTCATTTAATGATTTGGGTTATTACACGCCATTTGATGGTTTTATTTTACAAAAAGAAGTTGTTAATAATTTCTTATATTCAGCCGATACCTCAAACAATTATACCATTTATGTGTATAATACCTCGGATACTGAATTTAAAAGTTTCTTACAGTTAAGTAATTATCTTTTAAATTGGGGGGACGGGTCACCAGTTCAAATTATTAACGAAACGTCACCATCATATTTAAGTCACACATATACTTTTGCGTCTGATTTTACAATCACACTAACTCAAACAAATCCATGGGGTACTACACAAGTATCTAAAACAATTACAGTTCCATATACTGATGCTGCTATTCCAAACCCATTTGGTGAAATAACTTTTACACCTCAAGGTGGAAGTTGGGCGGGAACTCCTTTAAGTTATGATTATATTTTTACGGGTGATTCTGAAAATGTTGCGAGTAGTCAAGCGTCAAGTACATGGACATCAGTACCATTTACAGTTAGTGGATATACAACATCTCAAATTAAAGATTTACAACAATATGGTTCTATAAAATATGCGGTAAATGTTCCCATAATTAAAAATGCTCAGGTTTTTGGTTTAATTAATGAGATGACACCTGAATATACTGCATACACAATCAATAATATTGACTACTATGATTATGTGGATGGAACTACAGTTTTCTTTGTTTTATCATCAGGATTAACCGAAAATGAACTGGTTACGAGTGGAATTACAAAACAAGAAGTATTATTAGATTTTGTTTCCTCGCCAGAAATACAATCACAAATATTTATTGATAGAGGAAAACTTTCAGCATATGAAGCATTACAAAGATTGGGAGAAGTTGATAACATTGGAGACCTTGTCCGTTATGGGTATGGTTTCTTTAAAATAAACAAAACATAAGACAATGGCATTAGGAAGTTACGGTATTACAAGACCAGCCGATATGTCCCCAGAGGACGTAGAAATTTTATTAGTTTACACTCCGAGTAGAGATGTGACTGAAAATTTTGTGTTAAAAAAATTGGATGCGGCATCCATATTAACACCTTATTTTAATAACAACAATACAGGAGGAAGTATAAATGAAATTTTAGGTGGATTATATAATCTAAAATTACCTGCAAGTGAATTCAATCAACTTGGAATATATACACTTTATATTCGTCCTGCTGAAATTAGAACTACAATTACAGATTGTGGTGTTTTATCTGCTCTTCCAAATGTTAAAGGTATCATTGTCGACCTAAATAATGTTGACCCGATTTATAGAAATAAATTTGTTAACCAAGGGTTAGTTGGGTTTAGAGTTGAATACTTAAATAATGATGGTACAAAAATTCCTAATTTCTTTAGAATTATTACTTCTTCTTTTTATTGTGAGCCTGTTGTTACAAATTTGGTAAACTCATCACAAAAAAGTATTAGATATAGGTATGTAGAAAATGGAAGTAATTTATTGTTCTGTACACTTTCACCATCAAGTGCTCCTTCTAATAGACCATCTGCAACACCATTTATCGGACAACCTAACCAAAATATCATAATCACCAACACATACTTTAATCCAATTACGATGGATATTGAAATGGCTGAACATGATATTGACACATTGGCAATCGCTCTTTACGGTAACCAAACTAAGAGTATTGAAGATGGTATCTACACATTATATGATAGTGATAATAACATCTACAGACAATACAACTTGTTCGAGGTTCGTGATGAGTTTAACAACTTGTTGTATGAAGTTCGTCAAGATAGAGGTGACAATATCGATTTCAGTAAAAATTTCAATAGTGTAGTATCGTAATGGCAAGTAATAAATTTAGATATCCACCAGCACCACCGTCAGGAGACCAAACGTTCTCACCTGACTTAGTCGGCTTGCAATTAGTAACGGGTGGGGGTCTAACGCAAGGTAATTTTGAATTCACAACATCTATAGTTGAAAAAGTTAATAGAACTTTTGATGTTGGAGTTTTTTCTGACCCAATTACTTTAGAAACTTTAGATTTAGATAATGTTGCTCAGGCGAGGGCAATTTTAGCAAAACAATATCGAGTTTATCCAAACTATGACATTTCGGTTGTAACAAACTTTTCATTATATGGTTCATTACAAAAAAGATTTCAAGTATCGATAACAAAAATTATTAATTTTTTTCCTGCGGCATTAGAAGTAGATAAAACGTATTATGATTTTACAACAGGGAATACTGCTACAAATATCTCATACGACCCAATTGAAGATGAAACTACTTTTGATATTGATGTCGCTCGTATAAAAAACCCGTTTGATATTGATTATACGGTTAATGCTGATAGAAATTTATCTGTAAGACCATACAATCACAGTCCTTTAAGAAACTTTACAAATGAATATCTAAAATATGCCTTATTCGTTTCAACAGGTGAAACTGAATATAAAATAGTTGATATTACACCGACAAATTCATCATCTTCAGGTAATTTACAAATTGTTGTAAAAGGTAATCCATTTAATGGAGCAACCTCTACTGAATCATTACTTATTAGACCTAATAATTTTTATGTTGAAGTTGCTTTTGATGAACCTTTTGATGAAGTTGAAGATTTTTTATTAAACAGATTAATTAGACCAAAATATACTGCGGTTTTCAAATACCCAAGAGAAAGTGAAAATGGTCAATTTTATATTGCCAATGAATCGGTTACTTGGAGTTTAGATGGTAGATGGAATTTAGATATCCGTACAATTAATTTTGATACGTATTTAAATAACCTAAGTCAAATTGCGGAGTCAATTGATAATTGGAAAACAAATCTTATTAGTAGATTTTTAATCACAGGGGCATTTAAAGATTTTGATACCGATGACCAAAGAGTTGAAAAAGTAATTCAAGTTTATGGTAGAAGTTACGATGAAACTAAAAAATTCATCGATGCTTTGGCTTATATGACATCGGTAAATTACAATCCTGGAAATGATATTCCGTCACAATTATTACAAAATTTAGCATTAACATTAGGATATAATCCTAATATATCTCCAATTACTAATGATAACTTTTTAGAGTCGGTATTTGGAACGAAGAATGATTCAATTTACCCTGGTTATACTCGTGATATGACACCGAGTGAATTGAATTATGATTTTTATAAAAAAATAATTCTAAATGCTGGTTTCTTATTTAGGTCAAAAGGTACAAGAAAATCTATTGAAGCGGTATTGAGAATGGTTGGTGCACCACAAGCATTAGTTGAATTTAATGAAACAATTTATCTTGCGGATGGACCAATTAATATGAGTGTATTTGATGACCAATTCTCTCAATTAACTGGTGGTACATATAGTGATATAGTTCCGGTACTCGACCCAAATAATGTCTATAAGATACAAGGTACTCAATACACTGGAACAACAACAACTGCCAACATTTATAATATAAATCTTAATAGGTTAAACTACCCTGTAGATGAATATGGATACCCAAAGGCACCTATTAATACTGTTGATATGTTCTTTGAAAAGGGTTCAGGTTGGTTTGAACAAACACCTAAACATAGGGCACCTCAAGAGGTTGATATCACAGCATCGGTATTTACAGGTTCAAACCCTAACTTCCAAACAGTTTTAGAACCATACTCTTACGGTCAAAAATATTTTGATGTATTTAGAAAATTCCCATATATGACTGTTGGGTTTGATTTAACAAGAGTATATGACAATTTAAAATCTTGGAGTGTAGAAACGACAGGATTAAGAAGGAGTACTGGAGCTTACAATGCTTATTATAGGGTTGAAGATGAGAAATTAGTATTAAACGCTAAGAATATTGATTTATTTTTAAACGTAGGTCAAGGATTAACTTACGATGTTTGGGTAATGTCTAATAGATTAAATTATCCGATACCTTCAACAGGTTTGACAACAGGACAGGGTGGGATTGATAATACCGTAATTCAACCAAATCCAAAACAAAAAACATTCTTTGAATTTGCTCAAACTTTCTATCATAATATGATTAATGTTAGAAACCGTCAAACCATTACCGATGGAAAAACTGGTGGTTACCCAACATTACAAAAAGTTTATTGGGATTATCTACAATCTCAACAGGCAATCAATGTTCCATCTAATCAATACACATATCAAAAGATGATTGATTTCACTTTAGGTATTGGTGATTATTGGATTCGATTTGTTGAACAAATGATACCGGCATCTACCATATGGATGGGGGGTATGAAGATGGAGAACTCTGCATTCCACAGACAAAAAGTTGTTTGGAGAAGACAGAGAGGTTGTGAAATAGTTCCAATTCCTTGTGTACCATGTTCAGTCACTGGACAATTATTTGGATACGATTGTGTTGACCAATATGTTGAATGCTCAATTAATCCTACAATAGGGTTTAGCCAAATTTTATATAATCAAATAGTTTCTTGTGTAGAATCTAGTGGATATACCACAAGTCAATGTGATTTATATTCTGTAACATCTGATTGGTATGTTGATTTAAGATTAGATGGTAGTGTTCTAATACAAGAACAATTCTATACAGGGTACGGTGCATCAGATTACCCGACAAATAATCAATGGAAAAATGCTTTAAATGATAAGTTGTCTTATTTATTTGATAGTGGTTTAGATTACACTATAAATGGGAATATGTTAAAAGTATCAAGTTTAGCTTGCAATGGAGGATTTGAAGGTTCAACATTACAACTTAATGTTGGAATAAACGTAACGATACATTGTGGGTAATGTTATTTATATAATGAATTAATTGAATGGCGACTGTCACTAATAATATATGTTTAAGATGTTGTTCTAACACCTCAATTGTTGTTGGGGCTGACCCTACAAATGCGTTAATATGGCCTAGTGGGTGTGGAAGTTTACCTACCATGGGTACTATACTTACAGATAATAATGGTGTTTGTTGGGAGGTAACGTCAGCATGTTGTCACCCTGCGACTTGTGTATGTAACTATACTCACACATATACTGGCGGTTTACTTAGTGATTTTGGTTATACGGATTGTGCTGACTGTATATCGTCATCACCGATACAAAACAATTGTTCGGCTTCTATTGCAAGTTTGCCAACACCGACACCTACTCCAAGTGCAACTCTTACTGCTACACCAACGGTAACTCCAACTAAAACACCAACGGTAACTCAAACAGTAACATCTACGGCAACAACCCCACAGACCGCGGTTAATGTTATGAGTTGTTGTAATGGTAGTACAACTCAAGTTTTAATTTTAGGAAACTATTCTATAGGTCAAACAATATTAATTGGTGGTGAGTGCTATGAAATTTTAAGTGCATATGGTGGACCTGTTGGTGGTACTGCGTACAGTGTTACTGGTGATAACTGTTTATCGTGTTCATCTTCAAATCCATGCCCAACACCGACACCTACTCCAACACAAACTTTAACTAATACACCATCTACTTACATTTACTATGTAAAGGAATGTTGTACCCCATACACTGAAACCAAAATTCTTTCATCGACTGATTTATTTTTAAGTACGGGTAGTTTTTATTCGTTTGTTACTGGTAGTGGTGGACCTGAAGGTCCTATGGGTTGTCAGGAAATTTTAAGTGCATCGTCAACCTCAAATGTTTATATATGGGCGGTAGGTGATACTGCGGGTTGTGGTCCGTGGGGTAGTTGCTCGGAATGTATTTCAGAATGTGGTGAAACTCCATGTCCAACACCAACACCAACTCCTACGGTAACATCGACATCTACACCTACACCAACACCTACGTTAACAAGTACTTTACCCGTATCTACTCCAACTGCAACATTATGTGAATGTAAGTATTTGAATGTTGAAGTTACACAAGATGATTTAGATGATGCTACTGGTAATACAGACCCATTACAAGATGGTAAAGTATATCTAATTTACACTGCATGTGACAATAGCCTTACGTTTGAAGAATATGATACTGCGGGTACATATGAATTGTCAGTTTGCGCACTATCAACACAAATTGGAATTTTAACATATACATATTATAATAAAAACGATGTTGAAACGTATGGTA